TGTTTTTGTGATTGTGCCGCAGCAGCAGCAGGTGCGTATGGATTAGAATATGCAGAATATGCGACTGGAGCTTTGGCAGCCGCAGCAGCAGCAGGTGCGTATGGATTAGAATATGCAGAATATGCGACTGGAGCTTTGGCAGCAGCAGCAGCAGCAGCAACTCGCTGTTGGCGCACTTCATCAGGGTCAAATATCACGTCAAGCTGCAAGCTTGCTTTTACATTATCTGTGCTAGTGCCGAGTGCCTTTGCCAATAATAACACTTGCGGATAAACTTCTCTCCTTCGTTGCGCGTTCATTGTTGAGTATTCATGTAATTGCGGAAGAAGACCGAGTTCCGATGCCTTTTTTGCTACATCTGCTGGAATCAAACCTGTGGCCGGGGTTATTGTGTACTGATTTGTGGTTCTATCCATTTTATCCGGTATACATATTAATTATATAATAAATGATATGTGTGGCAAAGTGTTTTTAATTGGCTTGCGCTTGTGCTTGTGTATAACATGGCAGCGCGTCAATGTTCATGATGTGCGGTTTGCCATTGATTTGTTTGCGCGGAATGGCGTAGTGCGCAAACATGGGTCGCTGCAGCTGCTCGTGCGGCACGGCGCCGTGCACGGTTCGCGCAATCATTTTATACAGTTTGAATTCGGGATACCGCTCGTCGCCGTTCTTTTTATACAGCACGTTGCGCCCCTTGTCGTCTTTCAGCCACTCCGCCACCACGGTGGCAACACGGCTCTCTTTCAGCGTGGCGGCGTATTCCGCCTCGTCCCGGATGTCCTCCACAAAATAATCAAACAGCGAGCACGCCAGGCGGCACAGGTCAAAACTGGGATTGGGGTCCAGTCGCGGCTTTCTCGAGTTCATGTAGGGTTCGCAATTGTACTGCGTGGCGGCATCCCCGTGCCGGTCAAAGCTGTCGCTGCACAGCGTTTGCCCGCGGTATTTGTAAATGGCGCGCCCGAAATCGATGATTTTCATGATGCGACCGTGCGTTGGAACCCGGTAATACACCCCCTTATACTGGTAATGCAGGAACTTCTTGTCGGTTTTCACGAACATGATGTTGTTCGTGTGCAGGTCGTTGTGCGTGAACGAAAACATCTGCTGGTACGCAATGAGCGCCATGATGACCTGTAGCAAAGCAGCCGTCCATTCGGGGTCGGTCAGCTCATTCTTGCCGCACATCAGGCTGTCGAGCGTGTTGTCGCACTTCTCCATCAGGATGGCGTGCACCGGAAAATTGAAAATGTGGGCATTGTACACTTCATCGTCGTCATCATAGTCGCTTTCAGAATCGCATTCCGAGTTATCTTCAGAATCGCATTCCGAGTTGTCTTCGGAGTTGTCTTCGGGTTTGCCTTCAGGTTTGCCTTCGGGTTCTTCATTTTTGCATTCATCATCATCATCGTTGTCGTTGGATGACCGCGATGAACATGAATCGCTACTGGATTGGCTGGATTTGCGCACCCGTGAACTGTGGCCCGGTTCTTGTTCTTGTTCTGGTTCTTGTTCTGGTTCTAAGCACTCTAAGCACTCTTCCAATTTCATTTCCAATGCACTATCGGGTGGTGTAAAAAACAGCCCGTCAAATGCGCTGTCCAGTGAATCCGAATTCAAATCCAACTGTTCCGGGTCCAGCTCTTCGCCAATGCACACATTGGGTTTTTTAGCACCACCGCTGCCGTGTCTTGATGCCGAGTCAAAAAAGTCGATTGGGGTTTCATCCAGGCGAAACAATTCATTCCGGTTTTTCAAAAAAAAGTCGCATGTGGTAAAATAATCAATTTCGTCATAAATGTTTACTGTGAACTCGTCTTGGTTGGCTAAATACGACCCGTAGAAATCAAGCCCGTGCACAAACCCGTGCGTGTGCAGCACTTGACTGGTCAAATACGTGAAAAATGAATCCACATAAGACGAATTGTTCACATCGTGCATTTTTTTTTGATGAACTGATTTCACGGCATCAGTTGCATCAGTTGCATCAGTTGAATTGTACTTTGGAACCAAAAACAAATCATCCGCCGCCATGTCATACTTTCCGGACAAATATTTAATGGGGTCAAGCAGGGGCGAATATTTAATGAACATCGGGGTTTTTGCAATCGTTTCATCCTCCGAATTAGAGTGGAGCGTGGCAATGACCGTGTTTTTGTTGTCGCCGGACACAACCGTGGTTGCATGATACCGATGGTTTAAATTTACGGCGTTGTGATTTGATTCCGACAATGAAAAAAAGCGACAATATAATGGAATGTAGTTTTGCAAATTGTGCAGCCCAGTTTTGGCATTCTCTAAAGCTTCAAACAGGTGCGGTTGTTTGTTCTTGCGATACATCAATTCAAATGGCGTTGTCATGTTGGGTCGAAGAGAGAAATTGGATGCAAAATCAATGTATTTGTATGCTTATTCATAACATTAATAAACATGGGTTTAAACTAATTTTCAAGCGAAAACCATAAAAATTGAATTTCAGACAACCAACCCCATCAAGAGCAACAGCAACAGCAACAGCAACATCAAACAATGACAGACCATGAGCAAATCGTTGGAGAATGCACTGTCTGCAGCAATTCGCTGCCAGTCGGCGCCAATCATGCCTACACCCGGTGCAAGCACTTATTCTGCATATCATGTTTGCTGAAATGGTATAAGGCGAACCCAACTGGAACGTGTCCAATGTGTCGGGCGCCATTGTGTCAGGACGACGACCCAGTGGCACAAGCAGATGAAATGTTGCATCAACTGGAACAGGAACAAACCAGAATGACGCTCGAAGAAATGGATTTGACCCAGGATGAAGAGTCCATGCACGACCACATGATGCGCCTCGTGGACATTCATGCGTCAGAGCATTGTCTCGCCAATCCGATGTGCACTTACATGGGAATCACCAATCTTCGCACCGTTCCGAACCGAGAGTCCGATTTCAATTGGGTTGAAGTTGGCACCCAGAATTTGAACTGCCATTATGTGATTGAATTGCGCGACGCATCGCGTGCATTTCGCTACAAATTTGGACGCATTGAAGACATAAGAATGCCGCATCCCATGTTTCAGGGCATATCGTGGTTTGTTTTCCGAGAATTGGTTGACCGCTGGGACAATGACACCGGATACATGCAGACGACGTGGTCCCATGAAACGCAGCTCATTGTCATGCATGAGCAGCGTGATGTCATTTCGCTCCGACAATATGTTCCCAGAATGCGCATGACCGTGTGAAAAACTAATTTATAACCCAAATAAACACATAAAGAAAACGCAATGATTTTAAATTAACAATAAACAAATCAATTAAACCCCAAAATGCCGTCGCATCATCATCATTCATATTTGCATTCATTTTCAAAAGGCGTGAAAAAACCGCAGTTCACATCACCCCCATCATCATATAAAAATTTTTTTCATGTTTTCCAGAAAAAAAATCATGGACCGGCTCATTCCACATCGATATTTAGCGGGTTTCTGCCGCAATGGTTCACAACGCCATCGACAATGGTCCCAATGTCCAGCGTGTTTGAGTCATGCGACTGCATTTGGTATCACGGAACCGTCTACGTGAAAGAGGCGGTTGCAGTTGCTAGAATGCAACAATCCCAATGCCAATGCCAAGTGGCTCAACCGGAACCAACTCAGTTAGTAGTAGAACCAGAACCAACTCAGTTAGTAGTAGAAACAGAAACATATCCAGTGCACAGCTATGATGATGATGACGATGACACCGAAAGCGTGTGCAGCAATGGCAGCCACAACAGCAGCAGCAGCCACAGCAATAACGGCCACAGCAACAACAGCCACAACAACGGCAGCCACAGCAATAACGGCCTTAAACCGGGTCGCAGCATTGGCAAACAAAATCAGCTCAAGCACTTAAAGGATGGCATGCTGCTTCGGCACATGGTTTTGTCAGACAAATGGTTTGCCACGTTCGACTCTGAAACCAATCGCATCATTCGAACGTCGGATGGCGTGGCATTTGACACGTTGCGCCAGTTTGCCCGCCTGCATTGCAACGAGGTTTTGTCAACGGATTCATTATCCTCCACCAATGTTTGGTCCGACCCGCATTTTCAGTATCAAGACAGCGCTGATGGGCAATGGCATCCATTGTCCAACTTAAAGAAAAAATAAATTAAATTGTGCGCGCATTCAAACGGATTATAATATTTCAATATTGTAATATTGTAATTGATAATTAAACCTAAACCACGATGGACATGCAGTTCAACCAGTTCTTCATTAAACGGCACATCACGTCCTTTTCCATTCTGGTGTTTTTAGCGGCATTTGCAGCCATCCACTCATTCAAGCCCCGATTCATGTACAACGATGACGGCAGTTTGCGCCAGTTCGGGATTGGATTTCAGCGAAAAACGGTGGTTCCTGCATGGTTGGTTGCCATTGTGGTCGCAATTCTCTCTTATTTGCTTGTGCTGTACGCATCCACTCCGTTAATTGGTTGGTAGAACAGAAACCTGGTTCATGATTCATGGTTCATGCATGATTCATGGTTCATGCATGATTCATGGTTATTGTTTATTCGGATGTTTTGTAAACGGTTGCAGGTTTTTTAGTGGGTTGCGTGGCGGCGGTTTTGGGTGGCGGAGCATTGCTCAATTCATCCAAGTTTACGGCGCATGGCGAATTTTCCAGTGCAATGATGGCGGTCAGGTCCGTCATCAAATTCAACGTGAGTATGTAAAACACGAATTTGGCGACGCTTTCCTTTGCATACACATAATTCACAAACGTTTGTTTGGCATCTGGACTGTCATCTTGCAAATATCCGCCGGCCTTTAATTCTTCGAATTTCAAGTCGGCCTTAACATTCGGTGGCGCGTGTTCGGACATGGTTAGCATGCTGAAAAGCGCCCACGGGTCCTCTTTCATGTAGTCTAAATATTTTTGAATTTTGTCGGCGGGGTCATTGACTTTGCTTTTCAATGTGTCGTTCATGAAGGATGCCAATCCAGACATTTTGTTTACCCAGTATCCAAACGTGTTGGCAAACGGCTGCAACCACGTGTACATGTATTCCATGCACATGAACATGGGCACAAACATCGCAAACCACATGGCAAACGAGGACCACAGCGCCAACACGTAATTCGGAGTGTTGCATTGTTGATTCAACAGCACGAAGACCATGATGTATTGAATCAACCAAATTCCGGTCAAAAATATGATGGATGTTATGGGAATGCCATTGGTTTCGGGCTTGGCTGCAGTGGACGTGTTGTTTTTGTATTCAATCCACAAATAACCCGCTGAAACAATGCTATACACCATAAGATGCCATGAACCATTCGGGGATGCCGACGCAGCGGTGGGGGGTGTGTCAGCCATCTTATGCAATTTGTATAATTTCTATGATGATTTGTATGATTTGTATGATGTTTAGAGATACACAATATAAACATTGTGTATAAATTAATTTGAATTTTTAATGGCATTATGTAAGAATCACGCAATGCCATCTCCTCCTTCTTCTCATTATGCCCAATCCCCTTCCCTCATTGAACCCGGTGTCAAATACTTTTTTGGAGGGGTGTTAAAGGAGTGCAACCGCCTGCGGGAGGAGTATCACAACGCCGTATTCAATGCATGCATGTTGGGGGTTTTCGTCCTGATTTTAGGCGCCCTGCTGTATTACAAGCGCAGCAGTAAACCGACCCCTGAACAGCAAATTGAAATTAAAAAAAAACAGAAGGAATACATTCTCTCTAAATTGCGGATGGTGAATGCAGTCAATCATGCTGCATCTCGCGGCAACTTCATAACGGGTCTTCCTAAATGGGAGGTTCCGGAAGTGGAACTCATCAAACAACGCAAAATCTTTTTATAGGAATCGGATTTCGGATTGGTTATGCGCGCATAAATAATGTGCAACATATATAATAAGAACCGAACCAGTTATGGAACAACCCGAAACCCCACAACAGAAACAGACGCATGGACAAGCGATAACCAACGTGAGCAAGGGCGATTACGTGGATGCGCTGAACGAGTATTACATCTACAAGCATCGGTATGACGAGAGATATGAAGAAGAAAAGAACGCCGTTCAAAAATCGGACACCCTGAACATGCAACAGAAACGTGCTAAAATCATGCGCATTAAGCGCAACCGCAAGTGCGTGGCGTGCGGTCAAAGTGGCGGAACCCACTTCACGAATGAGGACGGCATGCTGCGCGCACAATGCGGCAATCGGTCGCAGCCCTGTGCCCTCAACATTGAAATCGTGAAAGGGAAATTCGTGAGTGTGGAGCAGCTGGCAAATGAGTCGCTGCACAACGCCGATGTGCTGAAGGACCACATCATCAAGACCAAGCTGGACCTCCTGTTCAACTATTCCACCGAGGAAGAGGCGCTGCGCCAGTTTGAAACGGACCGCGCGGCTCTGGACCAGGCGCTGGACCTATACGGTGGGTTTCGTCAAAAGTATTTAGACGTGGTGCGCAATCCGGAACGCCGCGAAGAAGTGGAGGCGCTCACGGTCGAGTTTTATGAGGTGGTCCAGCAATTTAAGGAAATGGTGAAAATGGGGGCAGCTTCAAACGCGGAATCCTTTATCAAAGATGCGGTGGCGCTCTACGTTGATCGCATTGTGCCGCTGAACGAGAGCCGCATGGACAAAAAATACGTGTATTCCGCCGTGGAAAAAGATGACGCCGGGGTCTTTCATTTGGTGCAAAAACCGTACACGCTGGAGCAGCTGGAATTTGAGATTGACGTGCCGAGCATAACGGTGGAGGCGCGAAACCGACGGCTGCGCGAACGGCTGGCGCGCAAGCGCAATGACCAACTTGCCGCGTACATTTTCAACTGGACCAAGGACCAGGAGAGAATTACGGGCGACGTGTATGAAGTGGCGAATCTGGATGACCCTGACACCGGCAAGGACGAGCTCATTGAGTTCATTGTGGACAACGGCGTGCCGACCACCAAACACGGAGGAGCCAAGGAACGAGCCAAGGAACGAGCCAAGGAACGAGCCAAGGAACGAGACAAGGAACGAGACAAGGAACGAGACAAGGAACGAGAGAAATCCAAGTGAAAAATATAATGTGCATGCAATGTATCCCATAAAATTCTTCAAAACAATGTCCATATTAAACAACATTTCATGGCCGGCATTCATCATCAGTTTCGCAATCGGCGTGTTTTACATCTACATTTCTCTCCCCACTCAGCGCGTGGTCACCGTTTATCCCACGCAGGACAACGAATCTTACTTCAACTTCCGCGACAAGGCGCACAACTGCTTCCGGTTTGAACAGGAGGAGAAGGCCTGCCCCGCCAATGACGACGACCTGAAAACCATTCCCATGCAAACTTAATAACAATAATTGCATAATTACGTTATAAACCTCGATTTAATTACATTTTTACAAAAAATAAAATATAGTTATAAAACAACTTAAACATTTAGCATTAAAATAATGCAACTTCATGACTTCATTCATTCTTCCGCAAGCAGGGTCATCTTCGGAATAATAATGGGTCTGGGTCTTTCTAGCTTGTTTAGGAAGACGTGCCACGGGCGCAATTGCATGGTGTTCAAGGCGCCCGACATGGCGGAAACCAAAAAGTTCACGTTCAAATACGACGGCAAATGTTTTACGTACAATGTCAATAGCAGTAAATGCGATGCTTCACGGGTGGATGTGGTGCTTTAAGGAATGACGCATGACGTCTGTATGCAATTTTTGTGTTTATTGACATCTTAGTATACCGATTCGGTGGCATGTAATTTCAAGCAGTTCGAGATGGACGCGTGGTCTAGTGGTTGGAAGCCTGATTCCTAACCCGAAGGTCCACAGTTCAACTCCCGCTGTGGAAAAAAACACCCCTGTAGCGCAGAGGAAGCGCGCCGTAAACATCGTCGGTCACTCCATTAGACTTTGCATAAAGTCCGAACGATTGATGATTATCGCACTACAAGCCGGAGGTCACCTGATCGAAACAGGTCGGGGGTTATCATTACACTTCGGTGGCTTTGCAGAAGCCACTAGTCTTCTCAGGCAGACTCTAAACACGGTATCACATCACCGGCATGGCGCAGAGGAAGCGCGCCGTTTCACTTTGTGGGCTCATAACTCCGAGGACATCTAATCGAAACGGAACACCGGTATTCTTACACTTCAGTGGCTTTGCAGAAGCTACTAGTCTTCTCCGGCAGACTCTAAACACGGAAACACATCACCGGCATGGCACAGAGGCAGCGCGCAGGGCTCATAACCCTGAGGTCACAGGATCGAAACCTGTTGCCGGTATTCTTACACTTCGGTGGCTTTGCAGAAGCCACTAGTCTTCTCCGGCATACTCTAAACACGGTAATGCATTACCGGCGTGGCGCAGAGGAAGCGCGCCGTTTCACTTTGTGGGCTCATAACTCTGAGGACGTAGGAACGAAACCTACCACCGGTATTTTTTACATTTTGGTCGATTCGATTTGCAGCACCGTTTTGCTTCAACATTTGATGTTCATTGTTTTTAAAACAATGAATGTTTCATTGGTTTCATTGGTTTCATTGGTTTCATTGGTTTCATTGGTTTTATTTAGGAAGATTGCGTTATACTGTGAAAACATGAATCTATGCAATAGATAAAGTGCAATACCTAAAAGACATACTCAATAAATAATCCACGATGAGCGACACCACCAGCATTGATGATTTGCCCACAGCATCCGGCCAAAATGCCAACACCCAGAATCAGAACATCGTTATTCAAAAAACAGAACCTGGAGCCATGTCTTATTCACCCAATATGCCTGATTTAGCACCTCCACCACAACAGCAATTACAGCAGCAACAGCAGCAACAACAACAAGGTCCGCCACTCAATCCAAGCCAACAAGCCAATCAAAAGCTCATGAACGAATTGGTGAGTGGGGTGCAGCGCGCCAGCATGACGGGCATGACCGCTCTCCCGTCCCGCGACATTCCGCGCGACACCACCGGCATGATGCAGGATGCGCAAGTGCAGCCCACGTATGTTCCGCAACCGCAACGGCACGTCGACTACATTCATGACCATGAAACGAGTTCCACGCTGGAGCGCGTCATGCATCAAAACACGCGCGGGTCCAATCGTGCCGATGCTTTAGAAGTCTTTTACGAGGAAGTGCAGTCGCCGCTCCTGCTGGCCATTCTCTACTTCGCGTTTCAACTGCCGGCAGTCAAACGATACATGTTCCGATACCTGCCGTCGGCCTTGTTTAGCGCGGATGGAAACGCCAATTTGACCGGGCTGATTGCCACGAGCGCCATGTTCGGTCTCTCGTTTTACATGATGCAAAAAAGCATGACGCAGTTGCTGGAGTCTTACTAATTGTCCACACTCATTTATTGCAACCATTTATTGCAATGATTTATTATTTTATCTGTATGGTTTATATAAATAAAGTCATTTAGAGAGATAAAATGGCAACACGGCGCGTTCGGCGCATCAATCGCGCTGGAAGCAAAAAAAAACAATCACATCATGGCCGCAAAACAAAACACCATCACAAACGTAATCACAATAGAATCACTAGAAGGCACCAAGGTGGGATGTTGAAAGCGTTTAGAACATATTCAGAAGGGTGGAAAATTAAAACTGAAAAAGGAGACCCAACGTATGATGGAATTCAAGTTCGTGTCAGACCCACTAGTTCTGGAGAGAATGAATATTTGATTGGAAACGATTCATTGCAGGGATATGAAAGAAGGGACCCTGAGTATGGTGAAAAAATACGAAAACACATTATGGCTGCGAACCAAACCATGGACCGTTCAAACAAAAACTTCTTCTTGGATTATAAAGGGGTTGAACCCATTAGTCTCAATCCAGCTACTCAAATAATTCTTAATCAAAAACAGTTTGATGCATTTTCAGCCTCTGCTTCTGCTTCTGCTCCTGCTTCTGCCGCTCCTGAGCCCGAGACCGCAGTATTTGCGTTGGAAAATGGGCCGGTTGGTTCAGGAACAATGCTACTATATTTTGACGGAAGACCAAAACAATTCAAAATGGATAAACCTCTTGAAATTCAAATTCCACCTAATCCAAAATCCAAACAAAATCCGGTTTCAAAATTGATATTTTTAGGCAATCGTGATGAAATTACTGTTCAATTTGTGTTGAAACCCGATGCAATGTCATATTGTGCAATGGCTAGATATGATAAAGTAAATCAATGGTCCCCCTCACGCGAGAACGAATTCAATTATAAAGTTCCATCTATAACAAAACAATTGACCTTAGCAAAGAAGGGTAAAAAAGAAGGGCTCGATTCACAAATCCTTCCAATGATTGACAACCTTACATCATATGCAAATGATTGTGCCGCCGAAGAAGAAAGAATGGATGAAGGATCTTCATATTATGAAGACCCCATCCGTTCGGCCCATGTGCCGAATGACATTAAACCCATGATTTTAGGATTGTTTGGTAGACCATCATCACCCGGAGTGGATGCTCTTGCCGGCAGAATGAGTGGACTGACGCCAATGCGTGGTGCAGTGGCAAGACCACCATCATCATCATCCGGTCGGTAATGAACATTCTCTTTTCATTTCGTATTATTCAATGCATTATCTTCTATCATTTGTTATAGTTATTAAAAACAAATGATAGAGCACCTTTTAGCGAAAATTCAAGCCCAAAAACAACGGCAACAACAACAATCAGAGAAACAAGATGACGAAGAAACAGAAGCCGAAGAAGCAGAAGCCCTGTCTGTAAATCCAACCCATTTGGATACGACGTTTAGGCTGCCAATGGAGTATTTGCCCAACGATCAGTTGTGTTCCATTGACAAGAGCGTGTTATCCGACCTGGAGCTCATTGAATGCACCAAGCAAGTCAATAATGGGATCGCAGAGTCCAATGCTAAACCCATGTATGCCCACGTGTTTCAGCCGCAGTCCGCATTTGCCAAGCGCTACCTGGGCATGTGGGCCAAGCAGTTCACAACCAGTGTGCCGCATTTGCAGGACACGCAGCGCTTCATTGCCGCCATTTCTGGTTCCAAAGCCGAAACCCATACCCAACAAAAATCGGATCATGGTCGCGTTGAGTCCATTTGGACCCGCATCAAAACCGACGCCGGGTTCCGCGACAAATTCAACTACATTGATTACGCGCCGCTCGACATGCTGAACCGCTCCCCCACGTTCCTGCAGTGCTACAGCATGTACAACCTCTTCTCGCCATTATTGTCCTTTTTAATGCCCGTCATCATGCTCATCGTGCCGTTTTTCCTCCTCAAGCTGCAGGGCGTGCCCATCACGCTGCCCACCTATTTCGGCATCATAAAAATGATGCTGTCGCAGCACGCCATCGGCAAACTCCTGTTTGACATGAGCTCCGTCAGCTGGGACAAGCGCATCTACATCCTGGTGTCCGTCGTGTTCTACATCGTGCAAATGTATCAGAACGTGGTATCCTGCCACCGCTTTTACCGCAACACGTTCCTCGTGCACGAAGACCTGGCCGCCATTCGCGCCTATGCGGATGAGACCATTGCGCGAATGCGCGAATTTGCGGGGCATGCGCGTATCGCTGGCGATACATTTGGTCTCTTTGTGTCGGACTTGGACCGTAATCGGGAGCAGCTGGAGCGCATGGTGGCGGCTTTGGACCGCATTGACCCGCCGGCGCTGACGGCGAAGAAGTGCCTGCAAATTGGCTACGTGATGCAGCAGTACTATGCGGTGTTTTCGGATACGGGGATTGCGGCGTGCATGCAGTACAGTTTCGGGTTCAACGCGTATGCGGAACACATGGCGCATTTCGCGGAACTGGTTCAAAACAAGAGCGTGTCTGCGTGCGAGTTTACTACCACCACCCCCACCAAATCCGACGAGGTCGATAAGAACAGCAAAAAGAAGGACAGCAAAAGGAAGGACAAGAAGAAGAAGAAAGAAGAAGAAGACGCAACCAATGACAGCAATGAGAGCAATGAGAGCAATAAGAGCAGCAAAATCGTCAACGGGTATTACGTTGCAACTGCAATCAACGAACTAGAACTGGATGCATCCACGCCTGTGAAGAACACGGTGTCATTGGACAAGCGGCTGGTCATTACGGGTCCGAACGCGTCCGGAAAAACCACCATTCTGAAAATGACAATGCTGAACATCCTGTTTTCCCAGCAACTGGGATACGGGTTCTACGAGGCGGGCACGCGCATCTGCCCCTACCATCAGTTGCACAGCTACCTCAACATTCCCGACACGTCGGGGCGGGACAGCTTGTTCCAGGCGGAGTCCAGGCGGTGCAAAGAGATTCTGGATAAACTGACTGGGGGGACCACACCCCCAACTCCGAGCCCCCCGGTAAGGCACTTCTGCATATTCGACGAGCTGTATTCGGGCACAAACCCCTACGAAGCCATTGCCAGCGCGTATGGCTACATCATGCACCTCGCAAAACACGACAATGTGGACTTCATGCTGACCACGCACTACATCCAGCTTTGCAAACTCTTTGAAAAAGAGTCTTCTGACTCAAAAGAAAAACCAAAATCAGAATCAGACAAACGAGAGAAAATCAATAATAATTCATCTTCGAATCCAGATTCGAATCCAGATTCGGAATCCAACACATACAATAAAATCCAGAATTTGCACATGGAAGTGGCTGACCGCGGCAACTTCGACTTCAAATACTTATACACGCTTAGTCCCGGCATTTCGACCATCAAGGGCGGCATCAAGGTGCTGTATGACCTGCAGTATCCCGCATCCATCGTTGACGCCACGCGCCGCATTTTAAGCAGTCTTTGAATGTGAATGCATGAATTTTTCCATTTCGTTCGTTCGTTCAGCCATATTTTATTTATTATTTGAATGTAAGACATATTAAATATTAATCAATTACTAAATCATACACACAATGTCTGGTTCTGGCTCTTCGTTTTCAGTTGCAACCACCATATTTGTGAGTTTAGCGATATGCGCAGTCATTTCTTACGGGGTGTTTTACTATTTCAAACAGCGCCTTTCGGTCATTGAGCAATCGCAGATGGAACAGGCGCGCGTCATGCAATCATTCATTGCGCGCAGCATCATGCAACAACAAGCACAGCAGCATCATGCGCAACAATCGCAACAATGCCAAGAACAAGAACCGCAACAACCACAGCAGCAGCAATGGCACAAGGAAATCACTGTTACCGAAAGCGGACTGATTGAAGTGAGTTCGGATTCCGAGTCAGAGTCTGATTCCGACGAGTCTCAAAGTTCCGACCAAAGTTCCGACCAAAGTTCCGACAAGAGTTCCAAATCAGAAAAGTGGTCCGTTGGAGACGAAATTCATCAACCGGATTCACTACATGAATGGTACGAATCACAGAAAAAGCACATCCACATTGATGCCGCTGCCATTGACCTTGATGCAGTGGAGGAGGTTGCCTGCGACGAGAATGACACAAAAAAAATAATATCTCTCAACAAGACTGCATTGGGAGGCGAAGAAGCAGATGAATCTGAGAGCGATTCCGAGAGCGACTCTGACAGCGAAGAGATTGAAGAGTTGGAACCGTTTGAATTGAAAATTGGATACAAGGACAAGGATGTCAAGGACAAAGGCACCAGCAATGCAAAGAAGGCGGCACCCCAATCCATTCAATTGAATTATTCGAACATGTCGGTGCCTGCGTTGCGTCAGGTGGCCAAGGAACGCGGTTTGGGTGGTGAGGATGCCGACCTTCAAAAACTAAAAAAGAAGGACCTCGTGCAGCTTCTACAATAATCAAATCAACCAACCAACGATAACAATTTAAAAGAATGAGCGCACATATTTGTATACCTCATTTTCTCTCAAAATGATAAAGCACATATTGGAATACGTGTGGGTCGATGCCGGTGGCGGCTTGCGCAGCAAAACCCGAGTGGTGAAACTGGAGGAAAGCATTTCGTGCATTGTGTCCGACCCCGGCCGTTGGGAGTGGTCGTTTGACGGCTCATCCACAGGGCAAGCCACCGGAACCGACAGCGACGTGCTCATTCGCCCCGTTGCGCTTTACCTGAATCCGTTTTACAAGGGCATGAACTCGGCAATGGTGCAGGCCTGGCTAGTGCTATGCGACTGTTACAACAAGGACGGCACGCCACATGCCACAAATGCACGCGTCGGATGCGCGCAAACCGAGACCGCGTGTGCTGCCGAAGAACCGCTCTTCGGGATTGAGCAAGAATACATACTGTTTGATAGCGCAAAGGAAGTTCCGTATCAGTGGGCCAGTCAATGCAATCCCGGGTGCGGGGGTCAGGGTCCGTATTATTGCAGTGTAGGCGGCGACCGCTGCTTCGGACGGAAAATCGCAGACCAGCACCTGCAGGCGTGCCTTTATGCCGGCATTGAAATATGCGGCACCAATGCGGAAGTGACTGCATCGCAGTGGGAGTTCCAAGTTGGCCCTTTGACCGCACTCCAAGTGTCGGACCAGCTGTGGATGGCGCGCTACATTCTGCACCGCATCACCGAAGAGCACGGATGCTGCGCCACGTTTCACCCCAAACCGTTGCCCACCTGGAACGGGTCGGGTGGCCACACCAACTTCAGCACAGCGACAATGAGGAGGTCCGAATCAACCGATGCGACAATGGAGGCGATAAGGTCCACCGATGCGATGGATGCAATTAAGACGGCATGCATCAAACTGCAGGCCAATCACGCGGAGCACATGTCCGTTTATGGCGAAGACAATGAGCATCGCATGACGGGACTGCACGAAACCAGCTCCATGCACGAGTGCACGTGGGGAGTCAGCGACCGCGGGCGCAGCATCCGCATTCCCCGACACGTTGCAAATCAGGGGCACGGATATTTAGAAGACCGACGCCCCGCGGCCAATCTGGACCCGTACCTCGTCACCGAACGCATCATGCGCACATGTTGTTTATCATCTGCCCCAATCCCAATCCGCGATAGACCCCAAATTCAATGAAATGCATGAGGACATGAGGACTGAGGACCTGATTTCACATTCCAACAAAATAATGAAAAAAAAGTGTAAAAGCAACAACTATTTTGCACTTTTGCACTTTTGTTTTGGAAAAAATCAATTCAACCAAAAACAGGTCCTCAGTCCTCATGTCCTCATCATCAATCAATTAATTATTTATATTTCAAAAATAATTAATATATTCACCCGTCATAGGTCTAAGAGACACCCGATTTTCAAGGTTTTTTTTAACTCGGCAATGTTAAATATTTTAGTTTCACCCTTCATAGTGTGTTTACCTTTATAAATACCATTTATTTTCATATTGGTTAATCTAACCCCTAATTTACGACTATCAATTTCATATTTAATACCATTTTCACTGCACCAATTTTTAAATAATTCATATATTTCCATTCCAAATAACTCAATTGGTTCACCATCATCATGTTCTCTGGTAAAACTTTCTAACCATTGTTCTATGGGAGATTTAGAAAGTTCCTTCAAATTTGTTTGATATTCTGTTATAGGGATAGGTGTGTCTTTGAATTTATCCATACCTTCAATACTTTTGAAGTAATCATAACACGTTCTAATGACATCAATGTCTTCTAAGCATTTGTGCATATTTTCAAAGTAAATATAATCACCCTTTTTCTCATCACTAGACCGAATGATTAAATTGCGTCGGTCGCCATTAGTGGAATTTAAAGGTTCTTCTTTATTGGTAGTGGTAATGAACCGATGATATGATTTTATTTTATATTGCGGAATGCCTTTTTGGTTTATGGCGAGGGAATTATCCGTAATTAAACCCTTTATTTTACCTTCGGCTTCCATTGTATCTTTTTTGGATAATTCGTTCAAATTTACAAGAAAACAATTGCACATCATTCCGTTGAAATCCCCCCAAACATCCCGACTCGGGTTTGTTGTTTCAAATACTTTTTCATATCCTAACATCTTTTCAAATAATTTAAACAACGTTCCTTTGCCAGATCCTTCTTGACTGATAAATGTCGGCATAATTGTTTTTACATGAGGATATTGAATCATCTGTGCAATCCATTTTATAAAATAATCATAGACCGTTTCATCATGATTGCATAATATCTTGATGTGGTCTAATATAAAATTCAACTCTGTTTGTTTATGTGAATATGGGTCAGTTAATAATTCCATTGCAAAAGGGCGCCATAAATTAAAAATATTTTCAGGACAATCTGTCATGTTTGGGTAAATATCTATGTCATCTTTACGTCTAATATTATGGGTAAATCCAATCCATTTATTTATAAAAGGCAACGTGTTAAATCCTGTAAAAATGCCATTTTCGTTATACATAGGCGCATCATATGATAGATGCGAATAAGACATTTTTAATTGCGCCTGTGTTAAAAATATAACATTGTTATTGTCATGTTTAACAAACAATGATTTATTGATAATTTTCAGATGAGTTTTTTCAAATTCATGTGCAATGCATTCAAACCCATTTTCATTTTGTTTACTATCTGTATTTTTTACTACATAATCTGCTGGAACACTCAGTTCGGCATTATGTTCTTTGTAAGCCCAATGCATGTCCAATCCATTCAGTTGTTTTTCCACATAATGTGTTATATCCTCCAGTAACCCTTTGTCATTGCAATAATCCCCATAAACCATCATACCATCAAACATCAAAATGGCAATTTCTATGCCTTTTCCACATACAACGTGAATGGCATGTTGCAAAATAATATTTTCATAATAGCACATAATCCGATTAACTGCGGAACCCAATTTATTATATGATTTATTTTCCGGAACTGAACTAATTAATTCCATGTATTCTTTCATCTTTGCCAGTTGTTTTTGAATTTGTTTGATTTCTATGTCATATTTTTTAAATTCGGCTGGTAGGTCTTTTGTGCGATTCAATGTGTCTTTATTTAATGCAGTTAAATAACACGTTTTACCAATTTCTCTTGATTCAAACTGCATAAGACAATCATCACGATGACTAATGTAATATTCCAAATGAGGACATGGTATGTTGTGTAATTTACAAACATAACGAAGAATAACTGGATGCGCGTTGCACATGTCAATATCTGTACCTATACCATCACGCATAACTAAGCCTCTAATGGAGGAAGGCAACCCTTGCAATGATCCACCTGAAAATAAGCGTCCTGATGTGCCGGTTGCATAAGAATAAATCCGCTTGGTAATGCCACTTGTTTTCAAATTAGTTTGACAAAACTGTTGTAAAATTGAATATTTGGTTTTACACTCTTCCTTCGTATATTTTTTCTCCTTGTTTAAACATCTCTCTACAAACTCAGAGTAAGACATCTGCGAAAGCCAATGAATTGGTTTAAGAGGCAAGCGTTCGGTGATTTCCATATTATAATATTCCTAAATATTATAATTTGATAATTTATGCGAATTATTTAATTATTCCTAAATATAATGTATTTTGTTGTTCTTTTTACAACATCGTTTATTTTTATGTCAAGGTCAGTAGATATAAAAGTATATCCTTGTTGTCGTAAAATGCCACGCACAATATTTAAATAAGGTCGTTTGCAATCAAAATTAGGTTTAAAAGAAGATATAGTGGAACATGCAAAACATTTTTGTATTTCATCTTTCATGTTTAGAATTTCTGTTTGCATTTCCACATTATCATCTAGGTCAGACAACAAAAAAGAATTGTTCACGTCCAATTTTAAAATATCAATTAGTTTTTTGCATATTTCTTCTCTTTCATTTTTGTATTTATCACAGAGTTTTACTCTCATGTTGCATATTGTAACCTTAGATATAATCTTTAATTGTTTATATCATCAAAATTATAATTAACATTTTTTATAATTGAGAGAAAATAAACAAATAATCAAATAATATAATATAATTATTATACAAGCATTGCATACAAACAACAAACATGAGCTGGGGAACGTGCTATGCCGGTTCCAACAACATCCATTTCAATTTCCCGCCAATCATGGCCGACGGGCGCAATTATGCCGATTGGCAGCCCGGTGCCGTCATCAACGAGCGCATTAAGGAACAGGCCGGCGTAAAGTCCAACTCTCAGTACCGCCAGTATCTGACACACAATGCCACGCAAATCATGCAGGCTAACCAGGTGGAGGCGTGCAACCAGTGCGGCAACTGCGTGTACAACACCAGCAACCCGATGCAACCGCAGCGCAACGTGCCTTACGTGTTTGCCAGCGTGCTCGACAACAGCCAGCCCTTCGGCTACGAAACCAGCGACCTGAAGAATTACTACCTGTCTCGCCATCAGCTGCAGGCGCGCATGATTTCCCCCGTCATCACCCAAAACGAGCTGCTCATGCAGGGATATCCCGCGGCCAATTAAGCGGGCGCATTTATTTATTTCTTTGATGTTTTGCGTCGTCCGTATTTACAATACTGACGTTGTGAGAATCCGCGAGGGGCGTTGCAATCAATTCTTCGTTTGTATTTCATTGACCATTTCCCGCCTCTTTTTTTTAAATGCATTGGCGGAATTGATTGTGTGTGTGTGTGTGTGTGTGTGTAATGGTTTATACATTACCCCAATTTATTTTATTTTGGTTTTATACAATTCGTTGATTACATATTAAACACAACCACATTGTTTGCATTTACTAACACATAAATCATAACATTGAAAAATGAGAATGCTCAGCATTGATGTGGGCATGAAGAATCTGGCGTACTGTTTGTTTGAATACGACCCACTTAAACTTGTCACCGGAGAAATTAAAACTCCGGAACACATGATGCATCAGCTTTCGATTGTGGCCTGGGACACCGTGAATTTGTGCGATGCAGCTGATGCAATCAATGCACCCGTTGTGGCAGGACCCATGTGCTCGAGCGCTGGATGTAAATTCACTGCCAAATTCATGCACTCCTCGACGGAATTGGTAACCCATTACTGCACAAGGCATGCGAATGCCTCAGGATACAAGATGCCATTGTTAATACCAGCAAAATCCATTAAAAAAATGGGTCTGGAAGAGTTGAAGGCAATTTCTGCTGAATATCTCTCGATTCCCATTCCTGAGAAATGTAATAAGAGTAAGGTTAAGTTGTTGCAGCACATAACCACTGCTTTGCAGGCCGAGTTCCTGGTTGCCGTCGACACGAAGAAGAAGGTGGTTTCCGCAGCATCGTTGGATTTAATCACCATTGGCCGAAACATGCACCAGCGGTTTGATGCGACACCGCATCTGGCATCCGGCATTGACGTCGTCATCATTGAGAACCAGCTGAGCACACTGGCCACCCGCATGAAAACGCTGCAGGGGATGATCACCCAGTACTTCATCATGCGCGGGGTTCCCGACATTCGGTTCATATCGGCCACGAACAAATTGAAGCCCTTTTCAACGGGGGAAGACAAAGACGAGGGATGTTATGCCGACCGCAAAAAGCGCAGCATTGAAATCACGCGGTCATTGATTGCAAGTGCGGCGCACATGCCATTGATGGCGATGAAGTTCGAGAAACACAAGAAGAAGGATGACCTGGCCGACTGTTTTTTGCAGGGCATGTGGTGGTTGTGCAAATGATGTGGTTGTGCAAATGATGTGGTTGTGCAAATGATTCAAATGATGCGATTGATGCAAAGAGAGAAATTCGAAATTTACAGACATTGTGGGGTCAACAATTTAATTTATATTGCGTATGATTTAAACTTAAAAGATATAAATTAAACATAAGAATAGGAACCACAATCAACTGCATTGTATTGTAAAATGGAAGAGGTCATTGACATTTCGAATTTGTCCAGCGATTCGCGCAAGTCTTCTAATTTTGGGGGCGGTCTTGAATTTCTCATGAACGACAAACTAAAAAGCGGCGGTAAGAGCGGCGGCGGCGGCGGAGACATTGACATCGGCGACCTGAATGCGCTGGAAGCCGAATTGAACGAATTAAGCGACATCACGGTGCCAACATCTTCTTCAAGCAAGTCCCTGTTTTTTAGCGGGATTGGCTCAAGTGGCTCAAGTGGTGGTGGTCATAGCGTATCATTTAGAGAAGACCCGGTTGAAAGCAGCGGTGGTGGTGGTGGTGGTGGTGGTGGTGGTGGTGGTGGTGGTGGTGGTGGTGGTGGTGGTGGTGGTGGTGGCGGTTTCAATTTAGGCAGTTCAACCGCATCCGCCGACGATGACAAAAACACGTGGGACGGGTTTGGCAAATTCAACAATGTGCCGCTCAATCCGGATGCACCCGTGGACAACCAGCCACAAATGACCAAGGATGAGTTGCTGCGCGAGAAGTTCAAATACCTGCGCAAGCTGGAGGATTTGGAACAGAAGGGCATCACGCTGACAAAAAAATATTCCATGGAGTCATCTCTGGCGGAAATGAAGGGCGAATACGAGACGCATTTGGAGGAGCGCGAACGGCGCAACAGCGTGAAATTCCAAGGCAAAATGTTGATGTCGGTCATTACCGGAATTGAGTACTTGAACAACAAGTTTGACCCGTTTGACCTGAAGCTGGACGGGTGGAGCGAGCAGGTCAATGAGAACGTGGATGACTACGACGAAATTTTCTCAGAGCTGCATGACAAGTACAAGTCCAAGGCCAAGATGGCACCCGAACTCAAGCTGCTGTTCCAGCTGGGCGGCAGCGCCATCATGCTGCACATGACCAACACCATGTTCAAATCGGCCATGCCCGGCATGGATGACATCATGCGTCAAAATCCCGAATTGATGCAGCAGTTTACTTCGGCGGCCGTGAATTCCATGTCCCAGAATCGCCCCGGATTTGGCAACTTTATGGGGGATTTGATGGGCCAAGGGCCTCCTGCTCCTACCCAGGGCCAGGGCCAGGGCCCGCCACCCACACAATCAGCTCCTTCGCGCCAGGCACCACCCTACATTCCAAACCAGCGCCCACCGCCTCCACCGGTTCCGACCAGCGTGCGCGACCCCAATTCGGATTCCGGAACGCCGTTTCGGTCTGGGAACAACACTGCGGCGCCTCCAATGCCATCCAATCGCCCCGATTTGAGCGCAGCGCGAAACAACGGCAACAACGGCAACGGCAACGGCAACAACGGCAACGGCAACAACGGCAACGGCAACAACGGCAACGGCAACAACGGCAACGGCAACAGCAATCCAGTCACCGTGTCCAAGCGGCCCGACATGCGCGGCCCCACCGACATATCAAACATTCTCTCTGGTCTTAAGACCAAAACCATACAAGTGCAACCACAGCAACAGCAACAGCAGCAAGAATCAGCATCCGCAGCAGCAGAGGACAAGACCAGCACCATCAGCATTTCAGACCTGAAGGAGCTGCAGAATGACAACCTGCCACACAAGAGCAAGCGCCGCCAAAGGTCGGATAAAAACACCGTGAGTTTGGCACTGGACATTTAATTTAGGGTTTAGGAACTCGAAGTCCCGATTCGTAATTGTGCATGCATTTTTGTAGAATAAACAATATAAATAGATTTCAATCATATATTTATATTTTTGGCCCGACATCCGAAAGACAATGGAATCAGATAATGAGAAATTTGTCATGACGTGCGACAAGGATTCCGTGTATTTGAGTAGAGACAAGTCCAAACACATGTATTTGATTGAATTTCGGGCGTGCAATCCCAAAATACGCATTGACGCGCTGCTGACATTTGACATTTACAAGATGATGTATGAATTGAACAAGGACCTGTTTGATTCGTATCACATCGCTTATCCGGACCCGGCCGACCCATCACGCGCGGAACTCCTGTTCATTTTTAAGAGCATCATGGGACTGGGCGAGAGATACACGCACGTTTATACAGACATGCCGCATTTACTAAATCAAAATCAAAATCAGTATCAAGAACAATACCAATCCCAAATCATTCACATTAGCAGCGCAAATGTTCCTAAAACGGGACCCGCAACGCCCTTGCTGAAACACTTCATTCCCAAACGCGCCGAACAAATCGATTCGGACAACTCCAATATCACGATTCATGTGCAGCCGGACGGACACGTCATCCAATTCCACTACAAATTCAAATTGCAAATGTCTAAACCCGATGACGTCCTTTCCATTCCGCCGTTTGTAGACAAGGCAATTGGCACCATGATGAAAACCATATTTGTGCGCATGAAACAATTCATCGAATGCCTTGGATGAATGCATTGGATGAATGCCTTGGATGAATGCATTGGATGAATGCCTTGGATGAATGCATTGGATGAATGCATTGGATGAATGCATTGGATGAATTCATTTTCATGTCATGCATGATTTATTTACGCTTTGAAAAATGAGAGAATGCTAAATAAGCCAGCCCGAGGCCCACAATGGAACCGATGATGACGGATTGAGTCGGCATGTTTGAATTGGTGCTTTTCTCCGTGCACGCAGCAAGTTTACAAGCCATAGTTATTGTGTTGGGGGATTGTTAGATTACTAATTTATTATTATATAAATTATTAATATTATTTTATTTTTGGGGTGCAGTTTAATCTAATGCTTCGTGCGTAAATCGCTGCAATTCCACTTTCAACGGCGCATTGTTCTGAATATTTTTCGAGAACAAATTGGACATTAATCTGAAATATGACACCGGAACATTCATGACCTGTGCAAATTTCGGATTGACGACGGGGGGTCCAGACACAGTCCACGTTTGTTTGGCACCACCGGTTGCGGTGATTATGATTTCATCGCCTGGATTTAACGTGGTCAAAGCCCGAGTTATGTTTTTAGCCGAACCGTTGATCATTGCGGTTGTGTTCATGTAGAGCATCGTGCTTTCGGATTGATTGGCGGCGTTCCATCCAATGCGCGCAGGTCCCGAAGTTATGGGCTGGGACGCATATGCCGCTCCTACCGCTTGACCAGTGCTGTCCGCATTTGTGAGGTTATTCAACAAAGTGGCCATGTTGGTTATAGAAGCCGGTTCGAAAGGAACCCCCGCAACTCCATGCAGTTCCACATCATTGAATGCTTCCGCGATTGCAACCAACGATTTAATTGAATTGTACACGCGGTTTGGAAGTGGAATTGAAGGCAATGCACCCCCCACAATGGATGGCCTATTGTACAATTCTGTGTTTGTGGCTAATACACTGGCCGGAATTTGTTCATTTATCTTTTTCAGTTTGTCATAATTGGTTGTTTTGAGGGTGGGATTTGTGGCGGCTTTTGTGCAATTCATTAAAATGGTGGCGGAGTGGATGGGGGGCGCGGGGTTGTCGGGGTCATCGCCATCAAAATATGCAACATAATCATACGTTTGTTTGTCCATTGTGTATTCCAGCCGGTTTAACAAGTGCATTGTCGTAAAATTTTGTTGATGCAGTTTGAAATTCTCCATCATTTGCTCCCACACAATTTGCACATTGGTTTTAAACATGTTTCCGTCCAACGCGCACGAGAGACGCGCCATGTCCATGCCCTTGATGTCCGCAATGTTGCCTTCAAACAGGTAGAACATTAGTTGAACGACAAATAGGGGGAATCCGATGCAATTTCCGGACTGCGGACGAAGGCCCATTAGGCCCGCAAAATCAATGGGCCTGTTTGCATTCGCGGAATACGGATAGGAGTCGGATGAAGTTTGTTGTTGCGTGAGCGCGCTATCATTTCGCATCCGCATTTTGTAATAGAGGTGCTGGTCGGGCCACGCGTAATTATTAAACCGCATGACCTTTCCCTGATATGAAAACGGCGCATTCTTGTGAAACAAGTTTTCCAAAATGATGCCGAAATTTTTCTTCAATGTGGCAATCCTGGGCTGCTTTGAAATCATGATAATGCTATTGCTGGCACCTTTACCAACACTCAAATAACTTGCATTTTGCCCCAATGCACTCTGTAGTTTTTTATCCACCAGTAGTTTCAATTGCGAAGGCATGGTGGGGTCGGCACCATCCACGTTCCGAATCGCAACGTCTTCAAAGTCCTCGAATTTCCATTCAGTCGGGTCCATCAATTTAGGGCATATGAACGCATTGTGCAGAGCACTTGAATTCGGAATGAACGCACCGTCGCCCACCGCTGCTGCAAATTTGGCATCCATGGACCACGAAAAATCAATTGGCAGCGCATTGAGCGCATTCAGTGCCGCTTGAATTCTTTGGTTATTCTCGCGGGTTATTTGAACATTGTCATACATTTTTGACAATAGCGTGAGTATCTTTTTGGCTTGCGTGTAAGCATAGACCGTGTTTTCAAAGACCATCTTGTCTTGTGTGGCAGGAGCAACCGCATTTGGTATATATGGACCATAATTTTCACTTACATTCGGGGGATTTGCGGCTGCATTCGGTTGCCGAAATGTGGTGGTGTTATTCACGAATGCGGATGCCGCTTGTGGAACCTGGTTATCAACCGCGTACGAATCACTCAATATGTTGTGCAAAACCATGACATGTTCATCAAATGAACTCATGTGAGCATTGAGCGGAATATAGCTATTCGCACCGTTCCACCAGCTAACATTGAGGTTGACCGGGTCTGGATGGATGGCTGCCGTTCCTGCCGCTGCCGCCGCCATTCCTGCATCGCGCAATCCGGTGTTTGCATCCGCATGAAATGTGTCCTTGTAATCCACCACCAGTTGTTTTGGTCGCACATTCCATGCATTCAAACTATTTGCAATATATTGCATTTTTTCGTTGATGCCACGTTCAGTATACAACTCATTGATTGGAAGAAATGCATCACCGAGGCATTTTATCAATGGTTGACATTGAGCCTGTGGTCCAATCGCCTGGTCCATGATTTCTTCAATGTTTTGTGGCCATTCACCGGAATTCCCAATGACCGCGCGAGGACTGCTGCAATAATCCACAAAATACAATAAGTCGTTCTCATTCAATTGATTCGGATAACGGAGTGTGAAAAACTCATCGGACGGTCTAATTTGTAAATTTAAAGTTAACGACGCAGCCTTCGGGTCCGGATTGATGCGCAATGATTGCGATTTGCGCTGAGCGGCATAATCATCGTATCGCTGCTTGACATTCGGCTGTTTTGCGGTGTCGTAATACACTGCCGCTGAAATGTTGTCCTGTTCAAACAACATGCTGTAGTCTCTAACCGCAAAGAAAAATGCATCGCCAATAAATGCGCGGTCATCCGCATTGGTTATCTCCTTCAAATTTCTATCTGCGAGGTCGTAGCCAATGGCCATGACTTTGATGCAAATGCGCCTTTTAGAAGAAGAACTAGAACTAGAACCATAACCATATCCGGAACCAGAAGAACCATAACCATATCCGGAACCAGAAGAACCATAACCATATCCGGAACCAGAAGAACCATAACCATATCCGGAACCAGAAGAACCAGAAGACCCAGACCCCGTATTTTCACTGGCATTTCTTTTTGCAGTTTTAAAAATCAGTTGCACTATTTTATAAACGTAATCCTGATATGCATTTCTATTTAGGGTCTTTATTCCATTGGCCCCACTCAACATGAACTGTGCGAATGATGGGCTGTTTTGGGAACTCAGGTCCGGAAGCCACACATGAATCATGCACGTGTCGTCCGGCCCGCGCATTGGCGGCACAATGAACGGCAAAGGTGGTGGATATGCCGTGGGCAAATTCGGTTGAGTGTAATCCTGAACGTCGGATGTATGAGGACGCATTAATTGATAATAACGATTAGTGTATGCATTAGGCTGTGCATTCATCCTAACAGTTTGGGTTAATTCATACCGGTAATATCCCGGGAAGGTCCAACTGTATCTTGCATTAATGTCGTTTTGTGTGGGAGCACCACCACCAACACCACCAACAGTGATGTATGTTTGGGCTGCATTCGTGTCAGCCTGGAAATTTGGAGGAATAGCAGCACCAATCGCAGGAGCAGCTACGGCATTGGCAGCAGCAACGGCAGCATTGGCATTTGCTGTCAAATTTGTCAAAGTGGTTTCCACCTTTGCTTGTTCGGGAGAGACGTACCTTTCTGCCCAGGACATTGTTTCGATTCCCCCCGCTCCTCCCACAGCAATTTGTTGTTGCCTGGGTGTGGTTGACAATGCATTTTTTTTTGGATTATCAAACCGCATTTTGGGATACTCGGGATTGGTTGGAGCACGATTAATGTGATACACGTTGCCGGTCAACGGGTCTGGCCGCGATGGCATCCATTCATTATTTATTGTTCTGGGGTCCGGGTTGCGTTCCACCCCCAAAATGTGCTTTATTAATTCCGGATGTTGCTTGAATATCCAGTTATAATCAAAATACACCGGACCGCAAACTGCGTACAGCATGTCATCGTCAATCTCGTCAAACTTCTGTTCTTCCAACTGCACCTGGGTTTGGGATTGCTGCTCCAAATTAGGATTAGGACGTTTGTAAAGCGTTTTCAAATAGTCGGCATACGGCAGCAAATTGGATTGAATGTTGGGATTTATTTGGGGAGGAGGGTTATTGGTAACAGACGCCGCATCAATGGATTGCGCCTGGTCGCTGTATTTCATCAAACTCAGCAGCGTGTTATTATCATACATGAATGCTGCAAAATTGGTTTGATTGTTTATTTCCGAATCCATTGCCGCACGGATTGCTGAAATCCCATCATCACCGGATGCAGTTGGATTCGCTATGACAACTTGTGTGATTCCCCGTTTGGCAGCGGCATACACCGCGTTTCCTGCAGCGCATGCTGCGCCAATCAACGGATTTAACTGGTCTTGCGCAATGCCATTAGGTGGTGGTGGATTTGGAGTATTCAAATAGGCTGCAATTGCGGCTTTAACATCGACATTGGCAACACCAGCAGCAGCGAAATCAATGGTGGTAAACAACCCCGTCAACCTGGCTGCTGCATCGCCAACAATCACAGCAGCTCCATTCGCAATAAACGCTCTTGTTGCAATTGCCACCGCGCAAATGATGGAATACGATTTGGTTTTATCACACACGCCAATCGCAGCTGCCAGACAGTCATTAAATGTTCCTCCAGCACCAGCAGCAGCAGCAACCGCAGCATCCGAAATCGCCTTCTTTGTCTCTTGAGACACTCTATGTTCTGGCGTCAGATAAGAGAGATATTTGTAATAAATCCGTTTCAACAGTGTCTCATAATTCAGACTATTGTCTGGAGTGGATTTAAATGTGTACAAGTGTGTTTTATTTTGGATGTCCTTCAGTTTTAATTCAGGATGCGAGAGAGGTTCGCGATTTGGCAATCCGGTTCCGGTTATAATTCCTCTCAAAAACTCCGTTATGATTTGCACATTGTAGGATGGTTTTGCAAACACGGGGAAAATGTTCATATTGTGGACCGGGGGTGCAAATGAATCCAGACTGAGGGATGAGTTCAAAGCAGGAAGGTAGGTTGGCATTCGTCCGACGGATGATGTTATGGGGTTTGCAGCAGTTGCAATGTTCGTTTTCATGTATAATATTTGAAAATAACTGCAAAAATAGGTCAGCGCCTTTTGAGAGATTGCAGACATTTCCTCATTAAATGTTATGGCTGGCGGCAAAGTTGCGACTGATTGAACCGCTTCTAAAAAATATCGACTTAATCCTCCAATATTTAAATTAAATAATGCTGCTTGCGCTGCTTGTTGCGCTAGTTGTATCGATGCAGTTGCTTGGGCAATTGCTGCTGCTGCTCCCGCCGGGTTCGTTCTTACAGCTGCTTGAATGTGCGTCAATGCTTGAACTATTGCAGCGAGTGCTCCCGCGTTTATTACATTGTATGCCTGAGTTGCAATCGCAACATTGATTAATGCAGGGGGAATCAATGCCAGTGATGCAGCACTGTATGAATCAATTGCATGTTTTGCCCATTCCAGTCGCGAAACCAGTTCAGATGCAAGAGGCAGAAATGGTAGTCCAATGCCATTCACTGGAGTGGTGTATAAAATCGCAAAAAGCGTGGAGAGATTTGCAGGCGTTTTAACAATTGGAACACTCAAATCCGTCAACTTCCACACCTGCGGTTGTTCCATGTATTGAATGAGAGGTTTCGAATCAGCGAGTGCCGAATTGTACGACTGTTCTATTAACGCGAGTTCGCGTTTGTTTGTGTTTTTCCTAGAAAACTTCACGAATTCTTCAAACATGGCCCGCTGCATGAACACGCTTGCCGCCGCATCGTTCAAATTCAACTTTCCAAACGTCTGTCTAAATTTGTGCTTGGATTCATAAAACGCATTCATTTTGTCGGCAGTTATGTCAAATGAGGTGGGAACATACACCACGTAATCGCAGGAGGTGTCCTGCGTTCTTTTTTGGGCGGAATCTAAATCCATGGGTGAGGGCGAGGATGCACTGGAAGACAACACCGATGTTTGGGTTAATATCTGAAGTGTGTTCTGAGTGCTAGAAGGCTTTTCGCCTTGCGTATCGTCGCTCTGCATATCGTCGCTTTGCTTGTCCACTTTTTTTGCAATTCCAGACGTAATTGCATTGAATGTTATTATCAATGGGTTGTATGTTTCCTTTTTTAAATTCGAAGCAAATCTGGAAGATTGAACGTCGTCATCCGGACCAAATAAATCCATGTCAGATTATCCAGATGGTTTATGTATTTCAAATTAATGAATGAATATTAAAGTATATTTATATTTTAATATTGCAATTGATTAATGCTTCCTTCCTTCTAAAATTTGGCAGACCTGAATGCGGTTAAATACTTATTGTGCTTCATTGTTTCGCGCTGTTTTTTGGCGCGTTCAAGCACGTCCATGGCATCGCTGATTTCTTTGTCGGTGACGATGTTGCCAGGTCCATGTCCGGCTTTGGACGAGCCACCAATGAGACCGCCAGTGGGCGAAACGGTTGAAGTTCCGGGTCCAACTCCACCGGCACTGAAAGAAATTGCATCCGCCATGGCGCGGTATTTTTCGGGCATTATGCAGTATCGGCTGTTGGCATTCAAACCGTAGTCTGCTAAAACAACGAACGCGGCGGTCAGAATGAGGGACAGAATCAAATCACGGGTGCCCATCCATGCCACTGAAAACACCAGCACCTCCTTGGTTAGCGCCGTTTTCAAAAAATTCTCGGTGGATGGGTCCAACTTGAGCTCAATGTATCGCGACCCAATGTTCAGCATGAGCATGATTATGCCCGCAAAAAACAGGCTGTTGTTCAGTCGATGCACCGCATAATTGAACCATCCGGTGATGAATTCAAACATGGTGGGTAATGTGTATTAATGGTAATATAATGGTAATATTAATATACTATCACAAAATAAAAAATACTAAAACAACTTTCGTTGAAGTCGGTTTACAGCTCCTTTAACATTTTCAGCACCACTGGATATAAATCGTTTGCCGTTGCGAATGTGGGGGCGCAGCATTGCCATGGTGCTGAAACCTTCGGAATCGTCGGTTGTGGTTGGTGCCGTGGTTGGTGCCGTGGTTGGATTAGCCGTAGCTGTAGGCGTGGGCGCAGGAGGTTTCAATGACCAATCGCATTTGGGGTCGCATATGTTTTGAATTGTACCATAAAAATTATAACCAGGGGTATTTGGCACAGTTGACACTGGGGTGCATTTTTTCAATGAATCCTGGTCAACCATCATGACTGCTTTTATCCCATCCATGCTCATGGTTGGATTGCCGCTTGCATCTGTGAACAAATCCGGTTTTAACATGTATCCATAATCGGGCATCTCGCCAAATTTAGCGGCATCTTTGACCCCTGTCATGCAATGCATTTTTCTAAAATCATTGGCATTTTTAGGGACGGGGGACGTGGTATTCATCAATGGATTGGCAGAAGAATCGGCAGAAGAATCGGTAGAATCGGCAGAAGGCATAGTTAAGCCTTCCACCTTGTGGACAGGAGTTCGATTTAATAAGGCAATTACTGCCACCAGAGCAAAGATGCCCGCAATGCGATGATACAGCGTCATCGCAATGATTCCCGTCACCATGACCAATTTCCCTAAAACATCGTATCTCGAAAAGAAAATGGGATATGCCCAGAACATGCACGCAATCAGAAATGCAACCGACACATACAAGAATTCAGGGTCGAAGTGAATGAATTTATTGAAAAATGTGTTAAAATTGTGCTGCAGGTTCATTTAATTTTAGGAACAGTACAATATGAAATCGAAATAATCGAAATAACGTCTGTCTATATTATCTGCAAACACAATAAAAAAACAATAAGATAAACGAAAACAAAATATTATATACCCGTTTATTAGGAGATGTCTGGATATTTGCAATATTCAAATTATGGCGATGAAGATGAAACGCCGACCAAACGAAAAATTCAACCAATGCAATCAACCCAATCAACCCAATCAACACAACCAACTCAACCAACACAATCTGGACAACCCAAAAAACGAATATTAAGGACATTGCGATCTAGAGCCGGGCAACAATCTCATCAACCTCAGCAACCTCAGCAACCTCAGCAATCACATCAATTAGGCACTCAGGGCACTCAGGGCACCCTGAATCAGCAACCAGGCCAACACAAATACGTGCAGGAACTCATTCAAAAGATTCACAGCTACGAGGATGGCGCCTCCGCCAGCGATGCAGAAGAGGACAATGACGGCGACAACAACTATGCCCCACACGCTCAAGCCATTCAGCAACAATTTAGAACCGAACCGGTGTCAAATCGGGACCGATTCGCGGGTGCCACCGGTGCTGATTTGAATGCAAAGTTGAACCCTGCTCCCAACAAGGAAGCATTCACATCAAATGCTTTAGCACAAAAACTCTATGTGCCGTCCATGTTTGATGGCAGCGTCGGCGAAAACAAGGACATACTGCTAGAAAAACTGGACCACATTATCTCTCTTCTGGAAGACCAGCAGGATGAAAAAACGGGGCATGTGTCCGAGGAACTGGTGCTGTACTGTTTTTTAGGTGTGTTCATCATTTTCATCGTGGATTCATTTGCTCGGGCCGGCAAATACGTGCGTTAGTTATAATAATTTTTGCAATTCGAAAAATATTATATCAGAATCAATATATAAACTTGTGCAAACTTGTGTCATACACATAAATAAACTAAAATGAATCTGGATCCGGAGCAGCTGAAGCAACTGCTACTTCATATAAAACCATTGTTTGCACCATTTTATGCGCAATATTTAATATTTGAAATGCCAACATTGACACCTGACCAATCGACCATTGTTGATGCAATGTTTGTTGCAACATCATTAATGCCCGAATTGCCATTGTATGATGATATTTTTCAAAAGTGGGCCACATTAATGGTCACTAGTATACTCACGAATGATTTATCAGGTTTGCCAAAAGTGCATGAAATGGTCATGCAAGGAACGATGTATAATCTTCCAGGCGTATGTATCAAATTTTGGGGACAATTCTTTGCAGAAAATGCAACTCCTGAATACGCGGCACACTTAAGGATAATTCCATTGTTAATGATAAAAATGCGTGATAAACAGATTGCAGAATTACAAGAGGAATTGAATGCACCTTTACCGCCTTTCATAAGTTATCAATTGAGGCATTCGGGTGCTACTGACGCAACATACAATCCTGCAAATCCCGGTGCATTTCAGGACCACTTGCGTGATGATGAAACATTAAATGAGGATGGGCGAAGACAGATTTTGAATGATTTGCAAAGGATTATTAAAGAAGTCAATCCTTCGGGTCATGATGATAAGGCAGTTGCGAACATGCGAGAAATTATGCATAGGATTGAAGTAAAACGAAACCGATTACTAGCCATTCCGAATGGAATAAGGATAGTTACACTCAATTCTTATGTTGCGATTGATAAGACGGCCAGGATATATGCCCATCTTTATCCTGCAATTAACGTCATGCGGGATGGAATAGTGAGTTGTGCAAGACATATTGCACAGTTAAAGGGTGATAACATTGACGCGCGCAATCAACTGTTTCATAGTTATTTTCAAGCGATTAATGCACATTTTACGTATACCCCATATGCGGATCAATATGCAGATGAAACTTATGAATTTCAGGCAAATCCAACATATGGCAGGCTGAAAGATGTGTTCGCCCCCTTTATGTCGATACTCGGAATTGAAGATACCACCCGTAGCTGTATCGTCAATTTGACCGAATATGGGGTTGTTCAAGAAACAATTCAAGCAAGAACGCAACCACTGCCCTTTTCGATTCTAGCCGACTTGTTCGGTAAGAAGTTTGATAATTACGAGTGTGGTCTACTTAAAAAGATGAAAGATAACTTCAGAGATGGATTGAATGCGTTGATAACACATTTTCAATTATTTCCAGAAGTTCAAAAGACGCTAAATGCCCAAATAGGATTCGTTCCAGGTTCTCCAGCTGCAAGTTCAGCTGCAGGCTCTCCAGCTTCACCATCCGCTGCATCAACGCCAGTTGCAAGCTACCCAGGTTCAGTCGCATCAACGCCAGTTCCATATTCACCATCGGCTGCATCAACGCCAGTTGCAGGTTCACCATCCGCTGCGGGTCTTCTAGGAACTCATTTGACACGACCCCTACAACCACAACAACAACCACAACAAGAAGAGCCGCCAGGAACACCTTTTTCACCATTCTCACCTTCACCTTCACCTTCACCTTCACCATCGCCTCGTCAAGGTGGCAGCAAGAAAACCCGAGCTAAGCGAAGCGCCAATAAACACAAGCGAAGCGCCAATAAACACAAGCGAAGCGCCAATAAACACAAGCGAAGCGCCCACAAACATAAGCGAAGCTCCCGCAAACACAAGTGAATCACTTATGTGCATAAAGTGAAGATTTAAGCATAATATTACATTCAAATAAATGTTATAATATTACAATAATACATAAACTCATTAAACCAATGAAACCTAGGGACATCGGGCTTGTGTCTCGGCAAACCGAATGCTTCATCATCATTGCATTAATTGTAGCAGCAGTCGTTGGTGCAATTTCATATGCACGCAATTACGCCAAAAATTCAACAATGGAATCATTTGGAGGAAAATTAATGTTCCACGGGTCTTACCCTAAAGCCCCCGTCGTGTGTTTAGCCGGCAGCAGTAAAATTCCGTGCACCGCATTCAGCGGAGCTTAGAATTTAGTGGAGCTTATAGAATTTAATCAATTCGCCGGTTTATAGAACAGGTAGAAGTATTGATACTCTTTTTGTGCTTTGACAAGGTCAATTTGTCCAAGCATGTTGAATCCGACGCCCGTGGCCAGTTCAATGAACGTTTGCGGCGACGGCATTTTAAAATTGCGCACATTTTTGCGAACCTTGCCCGTTTTGTCGTCCGTGAACACTTCCATGTATTGCACCACATCGTTCGGAAACACTTGCACGTCCGACTTGTAAGCAAAGTCATTGAATTTGACGGCGTGCTGCGCTTTGCTTCGATTGGATGAAGCGTGCGACGGCGCCTGACCCAGCAGGCTGGATGCATTGAACCTGCGCGGGTCCACCAAATGCAGCACGAAGTAGCCACCCGGTTTAAGCCACGCGTATATGTTAGAGAACAGCTGCTCCGTGTTGGGAATGTAGTACACCTCAAAATTCAGCATGGACACCAGAGTGAAGGTCTCGGGTTTAAAGGCCGACACCACCGTGGGGTCGCCCTGCACAATGTTGAGGTTCAAACTGGAATACGTCTTTTTTGCCTGCGCAATCATGTCCGCCGACGATTCAATGCCGGTGATGTTGGTTATGCCGTGCTGAATGAAGGCGTTCATGTAGGCGCCCGTTCCCGCCCCCACGTCCAGCGCAACCGTCTGATTCGATATGTCCGGGTATTTGTTGATGATGGCGCCCACCTCGTAAGCGTTGTTCACCTTTTGATTGAACAGCTGGTCGTACACTGCAGCATAAAAGGCGTCCTTCGTGTCGGCATCCTTTTTCACAATGACGTTGCTGCTGCTGTCGCTTCCACTGTTTTGTATGAAGCCCTCCATGAATGACCCGGTTCCCACAAACCCGGAATAAGGCTGGGGGGCCTTGGCCCGCTGCATTTTGTTGTAGGCCGACACCAGCAACAGCACAGTGGCTGCAATTAGAAGCACGCGAAACCACGCATTCCGTTCAATCGATTTGCAGAAGGCATCAAACATCTCGTGGACCATGTGCAGGTTGTTAATTCTAATGGGTTTATTGTGCTAATGTTAATGTGTTATTATTAATATATATGTTATATTGTTATTTTTTTTGCATAAATCCCTAAACAATCAATAGCGAATCTCGAACCCACCAATGAATGACAATGAAATCAACGACATTCGAAGCGAAACCGAATTCAAAGGCATCACGTTTTCGAAATACAAAAAGCCGGACGTGCGCAAAGAACTGCTGAACTGCCTAAAAAATGGGAAAATAGAACCCGCCTGCTACTGGACCGCCGAACTGGTGTGCGCTGGACACTACCAAGAGCTGTGGGACATCATCATCACGTTTGTCGGCAAGCACATCCATTTAGCAAACCCGAAGCTGTGCCTGTATTTAGACATGCGGTACGAGGCATTCAAGGGCATTGTGGCCAACGGCTACATCGGCAACGAGCTGCGCATGCGCAACAACCCCCGCATTCGCTCCCTGTTTGCCGAAATCATGTGCATTCTCTGCAATTCCAAAAAAAAATACAGTTTGGAGGGCATTAAGATCAAGAAAACGGATTTCGACAGCACCGCCATGACCGACAAATTGAAGGCGCCCGATGTGTCGTATGCATCCGCCGCATTCTTGTCCGGCGATCCCAAAGAGCTGTTCATTGCCATCAACGAATTTGCATTCCACCTCTCTAAAGATTCCAAAAACAGTTTGCTGGCGTCCTACTGGTTGGAATGGATAATGGAATTTGAACACATCTGCAAAATGAAAAAACAGAAGTGCGTGGGTGAACGCCGCGGCGCCATGCCCGTTGAACCCAAATTTCAAATGGACCCCATTTGGATTGTGTGGGAAATCATTGTCGCCCACACCAAATCCCGGGATGTGCGAGAACCCCTCATTCCAAAAATCGTGCAAAGCCTGCTTAAATTATACTGCATGCGATACACCGACGGCGTGAAGAAAAAACGGCGGTATTTGATTTATTTTGCCATCTGTTTGCTGACCGAACCCGTCATACTAACGCAAGAAATGGTGGCCAACAAGGAGACCATCGAAGTGGTGGTCAAGAAAATAGACACGGTCTATAAACAAGTCAAAAAGAATGAAATTTCGCCCAAAGTGGATTACTTGTCGGGACCGACGGGAGGCGCAAAATCGGATTTAGATAAAACCATCGAAAAAATGGACAAGCTCAACTCAATGAACACCATCATTCGCACGGTCTAGGGATTGTGTAGTAGGGGGGTGCTGGGTTTGCGATTGGTCAGGCTGGGCTTGCTGGGATGACATCTGTTGGAATTGAAATACTTTCCCGTATGCATACATCGTTATAATCATAATGTCATACTATAATATATTTTTATCTTCATTTAAAATATATTAGCATTTGGAATTAGCATTTGAACCGTCGAATCTTTGAATTAAATTGCAGTAAATGTCTTATCCAGCCCCAGCACTCGCCCCCGCATCCGCCCCCTCGGACATGTCATTTGATGGCGTCGGCGCAGATGCCGCTGCAGTTCCTGCTTCCCCAGTGTCCTGGTTGATTCGCGGCACATTAATTGTTGCATTGCTTGCGCTCATTGGATTCAATGTGTTCACTTATTTAGATGATATAACCGCCTGGTTCAGCGAAATGTTTGGCGCACCGTTTCGAGCCGTGGCCCGATTTTTGGGCTACGCTGCAGCCGACACGGCAAGGTCCACCGTGGATGTGACCGCCCAAGGCACCAAGTCTGCGGTGGACATCGCTGCCGGTGCTGCAACCAGCGGGATTGACGTGCTGCAACAGACCATTGGTGAAGGGCATCAGCCCGACCAACAAGGGGTTCAAGGGGGTCAAGGGGGTCAAGGGGGTCAAGGGGGTCAAAGGCAACAACAACCAGACACAGGTTTGCAGCAGGCTTTGTCTCATGCCAAAAAACAGCCGCCGCAACCGGATGATGCCACCAGTCGCACACAGCGCAGCGGCAAATCAGGGTACTGCTACATTGGCGAAGACCGCGGATTTAGAAGCTGCATTAAAGTGGGCGAAGAGGACACCTGCATGTCGGGGGACATTTTCCCGACGCACGCCGTTTGCATTAATCCGCGTTTGCGCGTTTGAAATCATGAGCACAGTTCGGCATATGTAAAATTAAGAAGAGGGCACATCTGCTTCGGATAAAACTGGAACTCTTCTTTGAGGTGCGATGTGCACAGCTCCTGGTCAATGAAATTCAGTATGGGACACACGTCATGGATGTCGTGCGCATGGGCATGCGCGTGCCCGTTTGCCGCGTGAAGAAACTCATTCTTCAACGTGAGAATGGAGAGGACGTCGTTCGACGAATGAGACGGCGCCGCCTCGTGTTTGGAACAAAACGACGCATTGTAATTCTGCAGCAGCACGCACAAATCGGACAATTTCGATGCATTGTGAAGAGAGGCGGTGTCGCAAAGCTCGTGCTCCACAATTTGCACAAGCGGGCACAAATCGCTCGGAACAATGTGAGCCACATGCGGCACATGCGGCACATGATTGGCAGGAGCCGCCGGCAAGAAGGTGGTGCCGGAAGCTGCAGGAAGCAGCATCAACAACGGAAGAAAGGACAGAAGGCGAGAGATATTCATGGTTATACACATTCTAAATAATATATTTTTATTTAGAATTTCGTTTATAATATTAACATTTGTGGGTTCATTTCATTTAATTGTTTTGGAATCCATCGGCCATTTGGTTCCCCCCGATGAATACGTGGTTTGCGGTTTATAATTGTATAATGGCACTCGGGTGTCATCACACAGCGGAATCACTGGTCCAGGCACGTCGCAATCACTCGTCCGACCGCACTTGGGGTTGGTGTTATTGCACCGCAGCGACACCGTTTGAAACACGCCATTGATTGGTATTTTAATTTCGGGCAGGTTGTCGACGTTCGGGTTCGTGTATGTCTGCGTTTGCGTGGCCCACGATTTCTTCCGCGTGAGCGCATTGCGCGACGCCATGGAGTATTGCTGTGCCTTTGACATGTTGCTACTGTTGTTTTTGTATTTCAAAATCTCCGCTTTGCGCCGTTCGTCCAGCTCGCGAGTGCTATACACCCTTACTGGGTTTGGATTCAAACTGCAAATCTGATACCCGTAATTGCTGGCGCAATTGGGGCAGTTGTTTCCGTTCGAGCGCGACCAGAGGCGCGGTGGATTGGGCACGTATCCCACACCGCCGCATGCACTGGTGCTTTTGTTGCCTGGTTGAGACATTTTTGGGTGAACTTATATAATAATTTTTATTATATAATCAGGAAATGAATTGAATTTCATTGAGCCGCTTCCTCTACAACAGAGGCAACAGCTTCAGCCACAGGAGCAGCTTCCTCTACAGCCACAGCAGCTTCTACAGCTTCCACTACAGCCACTGCTTCCTCTACAGCCACAGCTTCCACATGTTCAGCTTCCACTACAGCCACAGCTTCTTCTACAGGAGCAGCTTCAACATGTTCAACCGCTTCCACATGTTCAGCTTCCACTACAGCCACAGCTTCCTCCCCAACAGCTTCCACTACAGCCACAGCAGCTTCCTCTACAGCCACAGCTTCCACTACAGCCACAGCAGCTTCCTCTACAGCCACAGCTTCCTCTACAGCCACAGCTTCCACATGTTCCACAGCAGCTTCCTCTACAGCCACAGCTTCCACATGTTCCACAGCAGCTTCCTCTACAGCCACAGCTTCAACATGAGCAGCAGCTTCCTCTACAGCCACAGCTTCCACTACAGCCACATCTTCCACTACAGCCACAGCTTCCACTACAGCCACATCTTCCACTACAGCCACAGCTTCTTCTACAGGAGTAGCTTCAACAGCTTCAACATGTTCAACAGCTTCAACATGTTCAACAGCTTCAACATGTTCAACAGCTTCCACTTCAGCCACAGCTTCCACTACAGCCACAGCTACAGCTTCCTCAAGAGCAACTGCTTCTTCAATCAGTTCTTGCAATTGCTTATGGTGTAATTGTTGTTCTTGCAATTGCTGCTGTTGCTGCTGCTGCAATTGTTGCAATTGTTGCAGTTGTTGCAATTGTTGCTGTTGTTGCTGTTGTTGCTGTTGTTGAAGCAATTGTTGTCGCTGTTGCATGAGTTGAATTTGACGCAAGTGTTGAAGGCGTCTCATCTCATTTGCGTTTGCATTGGCGCTGGGGGTGTTTAATTTAAAAAACATTTACTATTCTGTTATGAAATTACTAAATATATTTATTTTATCGTTTATTGTATCGACGTTTCAAACAAATCGCATAAATGGATGCAATCGCGGCAATCGTGGCAATGGAGACACCCACACATGAACGCAATGTGGTCGCTTCTCTCACCTTTGCCACGTTTAAATCTCTCAATTCGGGCTGCATGACAGTCGCCAAATGAACCGCATTCGCCACGCTGGATTCCATGGACGTGAAACTGTATGTGCTGTTTCCATTTTGCACCCCGCAGTTATACAGATTGTTGTATAAAACAGATTGGTTTGGCATGTAACCGTACGTGGTTGTCATGAAGGCGTGATTGAACGGCATCCACTGCTTGCTCGTCTCATCATACGCGCTCTGCGTTAAAAATTCATAATCGGGGTCCGGCAAATTGGGGTAAATTTGCTTCAACTGTCTAAACACCTCATTCATCACGGCGCGCTTGTCCCCCATCTCATTGGCACTCAACTTCAGATGGTCGGATGGATGATTCGGCATGGTTATTACAGCGGAAATGACCGTCTTGGACCGAGGGTCATTGAAATCCATGTAATCCGACAGCACAATGTTGCCGACGCCCCACGACGTGCGAGGATATCCCCATATTTTTGGAACCTGAAACACGGACCTCCAGTGAAAAATAACCGAAATGTAGGGCAAATACTTCGTTTTTTCCTGAAACCGGTCAAAATCAGGACCAAACGCTGCGCCCAGCTCGTCGTGCGTGGTCAAAATGCGCTGCACCTCTTGTGGTGGACACGCCAGAATGAGCCGCTTGCACCGAACTTCATTGGGCCTCGCTTGACTGTTGCGCGAATCTCTCAATGCGATGCCGGAAATTTGCGCATTTGCATGGTCCACGTTGAACCGAACAATCATGGCATTTTTCATAATGACTACGCCGCGTTCAACAAGCGCATCCTCCCAGATGCGAAACAATCCGACATCATTCGGCACCCGGGGTTGATAAATGGTGTACAGGAAATTCTGATTCAAAATCTGCAGAAAACTGAAGAGGGTGTATGTGTCCGCGCTGCCGCCGTCCGTGAGCCGGCCGATGCGGTCCAGAATGTCAATGGCCCCACTTGAGAACCCATGAGACGAGAGATATTCCAATAAAGTGATTTCTTTGTAAGAGTCATTTAAAGTCATAAAACTCCAACCAAGGGTGGCAAGTTCTCTCAACGTGAGCACTCGCAGCGCTTCCAACATCATGGTCGCCGTGCTGAAGTTGTACTTTACAAACAGGTCGTCGAACCGAACGCCCATGTCGTTCAGCAGCTGGATAAACATGAGAAAGTTGTCAATGTAGATGCGAGGCCCGTGTTCCGTCATCATGCCGTCGTGCACCCGAGTGACGCCATGGCACCCTCCTAAATAGTCCCGTTTTTCAACAAGCAGCACGCGTTTGCGCTTATCCAATGACAAAATCTGCGCCAATGCAAGCCCGCTCGGTCCTCCGCCCACAATGACATAGTCATAGTCATAATCATTGTTGTGCATGTTGTGATTGTGTGTTGATGGTCCTGTGATTGTGTGTTTGATGGTGCAATATTGTTATAATTGGATATATTAATAATAGCAATACTAATTCATTGGCGCATTATGATGGATTCATGGAATGAATGGATAGCATGAATGCATAGGCCTTATGATGCACTGTTCCACTGCGAAAAGAACCAGCGCATGGACAGGTAATCCATGGTTCCAGGTGCGCCGCCCGATGCACCCAGTGCTGTCAGGTTGGGGCCGCCGTTGACAATGTTTTGAATGGCGCGCGTGCCAAGTGCGGTGTTGTAATAGCGGAGCGAGGACAGGTTGCCGTTGAACCCGCCGTTTATCGCAACATTCACGTCGCCATAATTCTGAAAGGGCACGGAATTCAGCGGCAGGCGTTGCGCCAATGCCCCGTTTATGAACACGTCCAGCACCGTGTTTTCAACACGAATGATGACGTTGAACCATTTGTTGATGGGAATGTTGTCCACTTCAACCGAAACGTACGGGTCGTCAAACGTGCTCATGACCACAATCAACCCCGAATAATCGTGTGTTAAATACACGCCGGGGGCGTTGTTGGGAGACATGATTCCGGTCAAATGAGGCGGGGGCGTGCCAGATGCATTGGCGCTCCCTTTGTTGAACACGTGGCGAATTGAGTTCGGGGTTGCAGCAACCGTGTCGTGCTGCTTGATGAACACCCAGGTCGACCACGTAAATGCAATGCCGACTTCATCATTCACGGAACGTATGATGGGAACCGCGTTTGATTCGCTCGGGTCTTGCGGGATAATCAAATTCCCGACGTTCGCATCTATCATGCCATTCACCAGGAACGGGCTGGAACTCGGCGCAAACAACCACCCAATCATGGCAATGCACAGCCGCAGCACGTATACAAATATTATGACCACCAGAATCAAAAATGCGGCCTTTGCAACATAGCTGTTGGAATCCAAAAAAGTTTTGGAGCCACCCACAATGGTTTGCGAGTTGAATTCATTTAAAGAGGGAGCGGGAGCGCCGCCAATTCCACCGGTATAGCCACCAAGTGGGGCACCACCACCAGGAGCGCCACCAGGAGCGCCACCAAAGTCCCCTCCAAAACCACCACCATAGTCGCCTCCAAAACCACCACCATAGTCGCCTCCGTCTCCAGTTCCATTCATTGTGATGCGATTCGGTATGTTGTGCTAAATGAAAATATTATTACAAGCCTTATTAACTTATGATAATAATTTAATTTTATTGGTTCGTCATAAATTGTGGGTTGATTGTGATTTGTTGATACTACACTGAAAATTCTCCCACAGTTTGGTTGTTTTTGGTTATGCTGAAGTTTAATTTGTATTTATTGATGAAATCAAACATGCCGCTGCCGCTGTATCCTGCGCTGTAAATGTCCCACGCTTCTTCGGGTGTGAAATACGTGCCCTTATACACCACATTGGAAATGTATCCCTGCAAATCGCCGTCTTGAAATTTCTGAGACTTCGCATCATAACCACCGCCAACGTAGAGCATGTCGCTGCTGGACAATGAAGTGATGGGGCTTGTCATGATGCATGTTCGCACCAATTTGCCGTCTAAATACAGGTCCAACGTGTTGCCATACACGCTCATGGTTAGGTTGATCCATTTTTGCAGCTGCACGTTGCGAATGGTGCACGGTGGATTTTTGTTGTCCGGAATGACCACCGTCAAATTGTTTTGGTCATTGTCCAATGCCATTTGGAACAAGATTTGATTGTTGTTGCTGGACCTGGTCAGTATGTTTTTGTTAACAATGCCCGTATCAGTGGCGGCAGAAGTGGACCAGGCATCAACGTACAGCCATGCTGAATATCCAAAATTGCTGGTGCTGTTGGCACCGTATTTACTGGAATCCACGGACAATGACTTTGACGCATCCGTGAATCCGGACACGCTCACGGTCGTCTTTGTCATTAATTTATAAACCGTGTATATCAGAATGATGATGAGCACAAACACGAAAATGGTCAAAAGATTCATCGTTTGTTTTCGTATATAATGTCTATATTATTGCTATATTATTATCCACATACTATATTTTATTGGCATTTATTTTATTAGCATTGGTTGAATTGGTTGAATTGGTTGAATTGGTTGAATTGGTTGAATTGGTTGAATTGGTTGAATGCCCCTCAAAACGTGTCGACAAACACATTAGCCACGGTTTTCAAAACGTAGGCCACCGTTCCATCGGTGCTAAATAATGTGCCCAATGTCGCCCCAATCAGCCCGAACACAATTGCACCCATGATAAATCCCTTTGCTGCCGACATTCCGGAATCGTTATTGAACAGCCAGCCAAACAGCGCTCCAAGCACGGCACCCCCTATGCCATACGTCATCATTCCGCTCGAGCTATACTTCGGCATCGGCGTGGGCGGCGGCGCATTTATGTTGACCGATTCAGAAGCCATGTAGCTGGCAGACTCGCCCTGGTTGAGCGGGTCTTGGTTGCTCACACCGACCACCGGCGGATTCAGCATCTTGTTCGTTTTATACAACCATGCAATTTCATTCTTGGTGAAAGGAGCCCGGTTCAACACGACGTTGCAAATCTCGCCCTGAATGCCATCATTATTGGATTCACTGCTGCTGCCACCGCCAATGGACGCATACTTTGCCGTGGTGTCCGGCACCGTCACATGATTGCCCGTGTACACCAATTTATTGTTGACGAAAATGTCAATGGTTCCCTTGTCCGAATTGACGATCACGTTGTTCCACGTTTGCAGCGGAATGTCGGTGATTGGCGGTATGGTCGCCGAATCCGACGATGCTTTGCCGCCATCCATTTTGATTTGCAGCGCATTGCTCTTTGGACTATACGCAATGTTGGGTCCAAATGACCCGAAATTCAACACATTCAACAATGCGTCGGCGGAGTATTCCGGATTCGTGCTGGGCGGCTGTGGGTGAATGTAGAACCACGCCGACACGCCGTAATTGTAATTTTGCAGGAGCACCTGGATGGGTTCAGCTGTGCCGCCATCGGGAGACGATGTCGGCATCGATTCAATGCTGCGCGCATCCACGAATTTGATTTCATAGGTGGACACCCTGGTGTTGTTGGTCATGGAAATGGGAGCCGACACAATTTGCACGCCGGTGTGATTGATTGCCTTTGCCACTGCGGAGGGCAGCACGTGGCCCGCTAAAATTAAAACCAGCTCCACTGCCAGGAGAATGATGATGGGGCGCGTGGTCAATCCGAATTGTTCCCTGACCGTGTCCACAAAATCCAGCATCAAACACGGCAGAAAAAACAGCATATTCGCCATCAGTTTTAGCACGTTGACCACCCAGTTGGAATCGGCGCTAACCTGAAATATGGAGCCGCCCATTTTGCGGGAAGTTGAAAACAGGGTTCGCACCACCCCGACCACCATCGCAATGCCCGCAATGTATATGAGCGCGGTTATGCCATACTGCGCCACATTTGCCATGCTGACCAGCCGGCTGTGCGAGTTTAAGAAATACAGTAGCAGGCCAACCACGCACGCAGCGATTCCAATCGTCATTCCCGTTTTTGCAATGAACTCTCCGTACGATGGGTCCCCCTCTTTCATGTCCACCGTGGATGAATTCATGCTGTACATTCCGAATGCGACCAGAGATGCGATAAACAATGTCATGACGGTTATGACCGTGCCGCGCTGGCCTTCCATGAATGACGTCAAGTCAAACGACGACCGATACATCAGCAGTCCTATTGCGGCAAACACGATGAACGTAATCACGGCGCCCACCGGATTCTGCGCAAACATTGAAAACATCCAATACACCGGAAACAGCACCAGTCGAAGTAGCATTCCAATGTCGGTCTGCGGATTCACGGGATTGCTGCTTGAAAATAGCCTTGTCCCATATGTTTTAATCAGCCAATTCACCACGTTCAGTATGGAAGAGAATATCAGTATCCAAACCAATGTGTTCACATAGGACACCTCCTTTGCAGATGAGGAGGCAGATGCGCTAGAAAACGGGAAACTAAAACACGATGATTCAGGGCATGCCACCAGCACATTCTTGGACGCATACACGCTGTACATTAGGTACACCACGTAGGCCAACAGCGCCATTATAGACCCGCGTTTTGCAACGTCCATGTAGTCATTGTCAGCCACATATTTGAAATATTGCAATGGGGGGAAGGTCTTGAAAATTTCCCTCACACTGGAGAACACGGTGTCTTTTGTGGAAAATAGAGCGGCGGCATTGGAGCCAATGGCCCAATAATTTATGAAAAGCGCAATTGCGAGGATGGACACCGATGCGCCCATGACGGTTTCATACCCAACCGGAGATGGAACCGATGCACTGGTGTCGGTGGTTTGATTTTTGGCATCGGCAACCGCTTGTTTGTAAATGGCGTTCGCACTATTTATTTCACTAAATGCAAAGTATGCCGGCAATAATACACTCATCAAGAGGTAAACCGCATTTATTGCCGTTGTGGCGATTGCATTACCGCTAAGCAATGTCATTAGCGCGCTATAACCTATTTTTATCACCATGTAATAGATCAACAGTCCAATGAACAGCACGCCGATGTTTAACGGCCCTCCTCTTGCGTCATGAAAGTAGAGGGACCATTTATTGGACACGAAATTATAAATGCATGCGGTGATTGCAAGCAGCCACAAATAATACCCGGGATTTTTCCACAGTGTGTCTTCGGGCACAGATTGCATTCTTACCTAATTTCTGTATTAATTCGTGCTATTTTGCAATTGCGAGTATTATACATTGCATATATTTAAAATACATGAAATGCCCACAAATGACTCAGCCAACAGCCAACAGCCAACAGCCAACAGCCAACAGCCAACAGCCAACAGCCAACAGCCAACAGCCAATAGCCAACAGCCAACAGCCAACAGCCAACAGCCAATAGCCAACAGCCAACAGCCAACAGCCAACAGCCAACAGCCAACAATCGCTTTGCTAAAAAGTTTCCATGGCGGTTTTTTTACCGTGGCAGTCCCGGCACAGCGCAACCAAATTGTCCACATTGTTGGACCCGCCATGTTCCAGGCGCACGATGTGGTCCACTTCGTACCACGCCGGCAGCTGGCGGTCGCAGTGCCCGCACTTCCACGACTGCTGCGCCGCCACGAACTTCTTTTTGGTTTCGCTCACGCTGCGCTTGGTGGCATTGTTGCGGCCGGACGACATGATGCGCGCCCCCATTTGCGCTTCCCTTCGCCCGTTCTGTGCTAAATTGGGTGTTTCTCCTGCACCCTCCCCCTGGAACATCGACTTTTTATTGGCAAAGTCCAGAAAGGGCGACAACATGTCGGCCGACGACCGGCTAATTGGCATGTATCGGATGATGTCGTTGGCGTGCGACAGCATGGTGTGCGACTGTCCCGGGTTTTTTTTCAGGAAGATGTAGAGAGATAATCCCACAAATGCAAACGTGGACATCTTAATTTCCTTTTGCCACGAATGAAATACTTTCAGGTATTTGCCGTCATAGTACGTGTTGAACACAAGGAATGCGGTGATTCCGAACACAAACAACTCCAGTTTCATTGGATAGGGTATATACAATGCTGCTATAATATAATGCAATCCATGAACCATGAACCATGAACCATGCACCGAACCATGAACCATGCACCGAACCATGAACCATGCACCGAACCATGAACCATGCACCGAACCATGAACCATGCACCGAACCATGAACCATGCACCAAATCAATGCATTGGATATATTGGATGAGGAGTTGGAACCCGTGCTGCAATCCATGCCTTTGCTTTTTTGGTCGCGGTGGCGGGTTTGAGATTGAACCGAACTCGAACCGTTCTATTTTTTTTCTTAACCTTAACCCCGGCAACATTGATTCGTCGCAGCTGTTTCACGATGCGCGACACGTTCATGCGTTCATGCCCGTTTACAAACACAATCGTGCTGAACAGACTGCGATATCGTCGCAGCATGTCGTCGTACTCCGCATCAGACATGATGAAACTGGTGCGCGGCAGCATGAACATGCTGTAGAAAACGCACATGGTGCCCCACACGTCCGTGTTGTAGCGGTACACCTTTTCAAAATATTCGGTCATTCGAAAGGTCCGATTGGTTCGGTCAGTGAAATGGTATAAAATTTCGGCGGTGTAGGTGCTAACTGCGTCATGCAACATTGATTTGGCCTGCGATTTGTTGCCATAAATGCATTTGAAAATGTATTCAAAGTATTCATATCCTTTAATGTCAAACTCGTCAATGTATACCTTGTACAATTTGGCCGTGAATTCTTTCACTCGTGCCATGGTAAACTCAGTTTCCCAGTTGGTGATGGGGGCCAAAACCTTGGACGAGTACAATTGACACACATCGGATGAAATGACCATTGTGGAAAAGGGACGGTTGAACGACACCGGATTGTTCATAAAATGGCGCACGGGAATGACTTGTTCGGGTGTGGTTGTGCCAGCTAGCCCCCAGTCAATGATGCGCACAATGTTGTTGCGGTCAATCATCAGGTTTTCGGCTTTGAGGTCATTGTGAATGACACCGCGCTGATTCATTGGAACCACCGCCCGAACCAATATTTTTGAAATGTATTCATTTAGGCGGTGCAGGCGGGCGGCATCAAAGGGTGTCCTTTCCAACCAATCTTGCAAATCAATGCCCAGGTCGGGCATGTTGATCATGCGCAACTGGCTCAAACTCGCATTGACATTGGCCGCGTTTATGTCGTGCCGTTTCATATTTGTGCATATGTCATCAAACTTATCTAAGTCGCGCGCTGCCAGGGGGGCAGGCTCACATATGTCCGCTTTCACGCTGAAATAATTTTGATAATTTGGGATTTGTTTTAAATGGGATTTTATTTGTTCATATTCTCTCATTTCGGATTCTGCACTTCTCTTATCTTCTAGCTTGCTCACGTTGCCGTCATTGGGATTGTGGGGTTTGTGTTTGCATTTGAGCGATGGTTTAAACACGCATCCTTGGGCCCCTGCAAATATGGGAATGCCTCCGACCTGGGAATGCGTGTGATGCGCATTGTGATGCGGATTGTGATGTGATTGATTTATTTTGCGACGACGGGTGTATTTGGTCATCCTTATAATTGCATTACATATTGTGTATATTTTATTCAATGACATAATTTAGTGCCATGCCATGCCACAATTTCATTTGTAATACAAATAATACATTGTGGTTGCGGATGTGAGCGCCACCATGGAATAAATCAATTTGCGACGATACTTTAATTCTTCGCGCAGACGAACTTCTTTTGGTTTGTAGTTGGAATAGTAAGTGTTCACCGCATCTTGCAGCGACACTTCATCGCGATTCAAACGCAGGTTGATTTGGTTGTGCAGGAAATGCACCCATTTGATGAACGATTCGCGTTTATCCAAATAGGGAGACACTGGATATTTGTCCAACAATTCGCTAAATGCATTGCCCATTTGATGATTCGGCAAAAACAATGGCAAATTTTGTATGAAATCGTAGTATTTTTTGATGGTGACGTCGTTCGGTCTATCGGGATACGTGACCGCCATGCTAAATAGCACAAACCAATAGTGCGGCCCCCAAACCGCCGGGTCCAGCGCAGTTGTGGAAGCACCATCCTGATACAACAGATTGGATTTCATGTGGATTAATGTTCTTATTTTTTACAATCAAACAATATAAAAAGAAGTGCAATTTAACACATAAAGGCCCTTTAAATTTTAACTGTGTATAACTGTCATCCATGAATGCATTTAATGTATTAAAAAATGAAGACGAAGAAGATTCGAACTCAAGCGATGCACCCGTCGAGGATGCAAATGCAGCGATGAAACCATTGTCGCCTCAGCAGCAGCAGCAGCAGCAGCAGCAGCAGCAGCAGCAGCAGCAGCATCATTCGTTTCAAAAAAAAAACATGTTTTGCAACAATTGTGGAAAGAACGGCCACGTCATGCACGCGTGCAAAAACCCGATCACCAGCAACGGCATGATAGTGTTCAAAGACAGTGATGAAGGGGCGTCCTATTTGATGATTCGGCGAAAGGACACGCTCGGATTTGTGGAGTTCATTCGCGGCAAATATCCCATTTACAACCAAACCTACGTGCAACGCCTGATTGATGAAATGACGGTGGATGAAAAGCGTCGGTTGCAAACCCAAACATTTAGCGAATTGTGGAAAAACGTGTGGGGAGATTATTTGAATTCGAAGTATCAAAATGAAGAGGCTGTGTCGTGCGACCGATTCAACATGCTGAAATCCGGCATAAAACTGAACCGCGGTGGGAACAACAATCATTACACGCTGGACACATTGATTGACAATTCCAGCACACAATGGGCTGAACCGGAATGGGGGTTTCCAAAGGGTCGTCGCAATTACCAGGAAAAAGACATGGATTGCGCAATGCGTGAATTTGCGGAAGAAACCGGATACGACGAAACCCGGCTAATTGTCATGCAGAACATCATCCCATACGAAGAAATTTTCATGGGGTCCAACATGAAGACATACAAGCACAAGTATTTCGTGGCTTACATGCCGTTGCCCGAACAAGTTCCGCTTGATCCCGTGTTTCAAAAAACGGAAGTGAGCAAAATGGCTTGGTTTTCATACGACCAATGCATACAACACATTCGCCCTTACAATTTAGAAAAAATCAACATTTTGCGAAATTTAAACAATGCTCTAAATGAATATGAGATAGTGTGTTAGAGTTTGAGTTAGGGTTTGACAATTTATAATCATTTCATAATATAACTGATACAAACAATCCAATCCAATCCCGAATGGAACCACCTCCAGCGCAACAAGAGCCAGCGCAACAAGAGCCAGCGCAACAAGAGCCAGCGCAACAAGAGCCAGCGCAACAAGAGCCAGCGCAACAAGAGCCAGCGCAACAAGAGCCAGAAGAGCCCGCACTTCTGCCCCCCCAACCGAAACCAAAACCAGCGCATCCGCTGCTCATGCACCCGACCCCCAATTCCAAACCCAATGCTGCATTGCAGCACAATGAATTGTTGGAATGGAACCGAATGCAACACGGGGAGCAACACTCAGAAAAGGAAGGCCTCGAGTTTTTGTATCCGACATTGAATGACCCCGAATTTGCGCTGAACATTGCGCAGCGCAAGGAGTTCCATGACACGAAGTATGCCGTTGTTATCCCCGAGTCTCAATCGCAGATGGAGCTCGAGGCTGCCAAGCTGTGCGGGGCGGCCTTTGAGCTGGCACCCCACCAGCTCTTTGTGCGCAATTTTTTATCCGTGATGACACCTTATAACAGTCTGCTGCTGTATCACGGTCTCGGAACCGGCAAAACGTGTTCCGCCATCAGCGTGGCCGAAGAGATGCGCGACTACATGCACCAGGTGGGCGCGGTCAAGAAAATACTGGTGGTTGCGTCTGTCAACGTGCAGGACAATTTTCGCAAGCAGCTGTTTGATTTCGATAAGCTGAAGTTCAACCGCATCACCCGACAGTTCGTGATTCGCGGCTGCACCGGAACCAAGCTGTTAAAGGATGTGGGAGCCAATGTGGAGCTCACGGATTTGACCCAACGAAACGTGGACCGCGTGCGCGACGGAATTGTGCAGAGCATCACGCGCTTAATCAATGCCAACTATGAATTCATGGGCTACATTGAGCTGGCCAATTTGGTGCGACGGTTGACGACAACAAAGGAGGGGACCCCGAAACCGGACGCAGTCCGCGCCATCAAGCACGAGTTCAACCACCGGCTGCTCATCGTGGATGAAATTCACAACGTGCGCAGCGACGAAGAGGTAAAAGATGCCAAAGAGGCCAAAAAAGGAACAAGCGTGTCTGACGAACTCTACAAATTGGTGCGGTATGCCGACAATTTGCGACTGCTGCTGTTGTCCGGGACACCCATGTACAACGACCCGCGCGAAATCGTGTGGCTGCTGAATTTGATGAACATGAACGACCGCCGCGCCACCATTTCGGTCAGCGACGTGTTTGACCGGGACGGCAATTTGCTCAGCGTGAACGGGCGCAATGTGGGTGCCGAGCTGCTGCGCATTAAATCCACGGGCTACATTTCGGTGGTCAAGGGCGAGAACCCGTACATTTTTCCATATCGAATGCAACCGCGGGATTTTGCACCCACGCATTCGTTCTTGATGAATCGAGACCGGCACCCCACGCTGCAACTGAACGGAACCCCCATTGTCAATCCATTGGAGCATCTGGACGTGTATTTGAACCCGGCGGGGGCGTATCAAGAAGCGGTTTACAACTACATCATTGACCGAAAGCGGATGGACATGTCGGAAGAGGCCACGTCATTCGGCTCGTTTTTGCTGAAGCAGCCCATAGAAGCGCTCAACATGGTGTATCCCAGCGCAGATTTCGATAAGGTCGTGGAACGCATCAGCAAAAAGAAGGCGGCGACGGCAGATGTGTCGGTTGCCGATGTGGCCCTCGTTGCACGCATGGACGTCAAGGGCCTGCTGGGAGACGCGGGACTGAAACGGGTCATGAAATACGATGTGTCTGACGACGGTGCGCGCATTTCCAATTTTGAATACAAACCCAACACGCTGTCGAAGTATGGTCGCATTTTCTCTCGCGCCGAAATCGGCAAATACAGCAGCAAAATCGCCAGCATTTGTGCCCACATTGAGCGCGCAAACGGGATTGTCCTGATTTACAGTGAATACATTGGCGGCGGTGCCGTGCCCATTGCCTTGGCGTTGGAAGAGATGGGATTCACGCGATACGACAGGGGGGTGGGGTCGCTGTTTAAAACTGCGCCCGTGCCACAGCGCATGGTGCAATCACCGCAGCAAAAACGGGTTGCCGCAAAATACGCCATGTTCACCGGAGACAAGCAGCTGTCGCCGGACAATCGCGCCGAGCTGGAAGCGTTGACCACCGAGAACGAGCACGGCCAGCGCATCAAGGTCGTCATCATTTCCAAGGCGGGCAGCGAGGGCATTGATTTCAAGAACGTGCGCCAGGTGCACATCATGGAGCCGTGGTACAACATGAACCGCATCGAACAAATCATTGGTCGCGCTGTGCGCAACTGCAGCCACGCCGACCTCCCGTTTGTGGAGCGCAATGTGCAGCTGTTTTTGTACGGAACGCTGCTGTCCACCAGTCCCGAAGTGGAAGCTGCCGACCTGTATGTCTACCGGTTGGCCGAAACGAAAGCGGCACAAATCGGTAAGGTGAGCCGCATTCTCAAAGAAAATGCGGCCGACTGCTTGCTCAACATTGACCAAACCAAATTCAGCCAAGAAGTCATTCGGCGTCACAATGGCCGAGATGTGACCGTGCGCCAAGTGCTGGCCGATGGAACCGTGCTTAGCCACTATGAAGTTGGAGACCGCCCGTTTTCATTCGTGTGCGACTATCAGGCCAGCTGCGAGTACAAGTGTTCGGTCGGGGGTGCAGGCGCAATCAAGGTCAACGACGACACGTATTCGGAACCCTTCGTCGTGATGAACGCGGACCGCATCATGCAGCGCATTCGCGATTTGTTCAAGGTGCAGCATTTTTACGCGCGGCGAATTCTGTTGCAGCACCTGCAGGGACATCCGCGCGAACAAGTGGACGTCGCTCTAACCCGCATGATTACCGACCAGACGGAACACATATTGGATAAATACGGGCGCACCGGGCGTCTCGTCAATGTGGGAGAATATTACCTGTTTCAGCCCTCGGAAATAACAAACCCGCGCATCGGCATTTATGAACGCAGCGCTCCCCTGCAATTCAAGCGGGACCACATTTCATTTTCTCTGACTGACGCGACATTGGGTAAACTGGCCGAAAAGCACGGATTCGCAAAACCGAAAGCGGTAGCGCAAGCAGTGGCAACTCCAGTAAAAGCAGTAGCATTAGCAGTGGCAGCAGCAGTAGCAGCAATTCCAGGAATCGCTCCTGGAATAGCAGCATCAGTGGCAGCACCACCACCACCACCACCACCACCCCAACGGATTCAAGAGATGAAGACAGCATATCACGAAATCATGGCGGGAGCCAGTGTTCCAGTTGACAAAAACACGAAAACGTGGAACGACTTGTGCAGAGATGTCATGCGGGAATTGGCCCCCGTCGTGGATGTCGCCACATTGAAGAAGTGCGTCGTGCATCATTTTCTGGAAGAGTTGCTGGTTTCATCCTACGAAATTAGTTTGCAGTATTTGAACGCGCTCTTCGCGCATGCGCCTGCGGATGAGTTTGACCGGTCTGCGCGTGAATACTTTGAATCTCAAATACTAAAAAATTCGAAACATGCGGGCGAAGAGGGCATTCTTATGCTGAATGTGCACACCGAAGCCGGCGTGCAGCTGGTTGTGCGAAAAAATGCGGCATCTGCATGGGCTGCCGCGCCATCCAGCTTTGAATGGCGTCCTTACCTGCCTGAAATTGCGGCCATGATGCCTCGCGAGTCAACCCTGGCTGAAATCATTGGATACATTGTGGAGTTTAAGGAAAAAAGCGGAGGCAGCTATGCCGTGTTTAAAATCAAATACGTGCAAGAAAAGGGGGTCGGTGCGCGCTGCGACCAAATCTCGTCCAAACAGCGCCGCTTGACCATCGTGAACCAAATCATGCACGGATTGGAACCCGCAGCGGATGTTGTCCCCATTTACACCATGGAAAGCACGAAGAACCAGAACACGGCTCGGTTTTGCGTTTTGCCCGAAATGCTGTTGCGCAGCTACAACCTCGCGCATAAGGATGGCAAGCACTGGTTTTTGACGCCGGTGCAAGCAGCCCGTAGTGCCATGAAACCAAAATAATGTCATTGTCATCATTCTCATAAATAAATGATGAATCTGAAGGTTGTGAACGCATGTCAAATTATTAAGGAATAACTTTTACAACAAAATGTAAATAAACAATAATATGCACATATATTAACCGTATCATTGATATCATTAATATCTCTCATGCATCACCAACAACAACGACAACAACATCAACCGCAACAACAACGACAACAACATCAACAACTCACTCCTCTTAGCACCGACATTTACATTCCAACCATGGTGTCCAAAAAGGTGGTGCTGCCATTCAATGCGATTGGGCGCAACATCCGGAACATTCTGGAGCGGCATTTAGCGCACGCCCATGAAGGCAAGTGCAATGCAGAGGGATATGTGCGCCCTGGGTCCACGCAGTTGCTGGCGCATTCTTCCGGTGATTTAACCGACAATGCCGCGGTTTCATTTGAAGTCATGTACGAGTATCAAGCCTGCAATCCCGTGGAGGGCATGCTCATTGCGTGCGTCGTGCAAACTGTGACTCAAGCGGGTCTGCAAGCGCATATTGTTCCCGAACCCAGTCCGTTGACCGTGTTTGTGTCGCGAGACCATAACTATTCGAATCCGCAGTTTTCCAAAATCAAAGCGGGAGATGAAATTGTGGTGCGTGTCATTGGGCAGCACTTTGAGCTGAATGACCCCTCTGTTTCGGTCATCGGAGAACTTACACGTTCGAATCAAGAGAACCCCCATTAACAAATTAAATGCACAGCAGTTGCATTTCCAACCATTGGGGTCATTGTTTTGTTTTATTAATGTTAATTCAAAAAATTGAATTAAAATTAGCGGGAAATGATTCATGTAGTTACCAAGAACCATGGCTCCTCCTGTATTGTCATCGAATGAATCCGCCGATTCGGCATTGTATCATTCAACCGTTGTGAATCGCAAATTGTGCATTCCGTTTTCTTCCATTACCAATTTTGAATGCATTGAAGACCACCTGAACGGCGTCGTGTCGGGTGAAATCGAGGGTCGATGCATTCCCGAAGGGTATGTCAAACATGGTTCATGCAGGGTTCGGTCATATTCGGTCGGAACATTTTCAGCTGGAAACATTCGGTTTGACTTAGTGATTGAGTGCATGATGTGTTGCCCGAAAGAGGGGGCCATCATGAATTGCATTGCCAAAACGGTCACGCAAGCAGGCATTCGGGCCCATGCTCGCACCAAAGAATCAACCCCCGTGGTCATTTACATCTCGCGTGAAATGCATGACGCCGCGCCGGCTTCAACCCGGATGATGACGAATTTATCAATGGATTCCATAAAACCAGGGGACGCCATTCAAATTCGGGTGATTGGAAGACGGTTTGAATTGAACGACAAACAGGTGTCCATCATTGGTGAATTGGTGGCATGCTGCGATTAAATGAATTCATTGCTTAAAAAATTGTTTCGTTAATTCAGTTTTTTGATTTTCAACTTCATTCAATTGCATCTCTTGCTCATCCACGTAGCTCAAATAATCTGTGATTTTGGAAATGACGGCATCGGCCACATTTGTCAAATTTATGAATGACCCATTTTTGTTTTCGGTTAGTGAAACATTGTGTTGGGTCATGATTTTTAAAATTTGAATCTGGTGGTGCTGGTTCAATGCCTCAACCCGGTCCTTCAATTGCTTCAAATCATGTGCAGCAGACATTTTTTAGTTCGTATTATTGGAGTTGTGAATGTATATGAATGCAAATATGATTCTAATATGTTTTTAGATGTATCATATTTATGATGCGAATAAAACTAAATGCAATTGATTTAAACACGTTGCACCAATGCATTTATCTACGCCATGAACAGGTTCAGGCCCAATCAAACTGGAATCGACAATGAACTGAATAAATTGCGAGAGTTCATGTTATATGACTCATCCATGGCTGCCATTAAGCAACAGCACCAGCCACAAACACAAACAGTGCAACAGCACCAGCCACAAATACAACCAGTGCAACAGCACCAGCCACAAATACAACCAGTGCAACAGCACCAGCCACAAACACAAACAGTGCAACAGCACCAGCCACAAACACAAACAGTGCAACAGCACCAGCCACAAACACAAACAGTGCAACAGCACCAGCCACATCCACATCCAACCCAAAATGAAAACGTGTTTCGTCCCGCATTAAACCAAGACCCGCTGTTTTGGTGTTTGTACATCATGATGCACGGCGCATTCAAATACGAGCAACTTGCAAATCGGTTCACGGCCGAGCAGGACGGCAAGCGCGACCAAATAATGATGTTGAGAGAAAAGGGCAAACCGTTGAAGCAGTCCACCGGAATCAAGTTCACGGCATCCACCATTGAGGGCGACATCACGTCTCAGCGCATGTCGCTGCACGCATTTCATGTGCTCGTTCGGCTCAACTCTCTCAATGCGGTTTTTGTGAACCCGGCCAATCGCGTGTATGCCGAGTTCATCAGTGATGCCGTGTCGGACAAGCCGACTTATGTCATAGAACGCAACGACAAAAACCCGAAATGCATGACAATGACAAAAACAAACGGGCCATTCAGCACTGCGTTTTATCGCATTGAAAACACGATGAAACCCATTAAATCGGCGAGCTCTTACACCGTCGCAGAACTCACCGAATTGTGCCACCAGTTGAAAATCCAGCTCAAGCCAAAAATGAAAAAACAGGAACTGTATGACGCCATCTCAGCCCAGCTGGTGCTATAAATCAAACCAATCACGTCACGAATAAATGAATTGAAAATGGGTGCCGTGCCGAATATGTCTAACTTTAATTGTAAAATTGAATTTAAATAATATGCTCTCTTAATATACACCATCGGACTCCGAATCACAATGCAGAAGCATCAAAAACAGGCCCCACCTCATGAATTATTTGACAACCTGGTAGAACAGTATTTAGGCGGCGTGTTGCGAACCGACGGCGGCTCGCTTGAATTGGAGGTGCGGTTCGGAACCCGCAATTTGAAACACGTTGCGTCCACAACCAAAATCGATTTTGACAACGTCATTAAAACTTTGTTGTCGTCCGGATTCGTGATGGAAAAAACGGACGACTACACCTTGAAAATCAGTTCCGAGATTGTGGACCCGCACACCGGCAAACCCAAAATGGCCGACATTCGAACCGAAATAAAGGGCCTGCACAACATCCAGATGTATTGCAAAACCAATTCTCTGGAGAAAGTCATGCCGACCTTCGTTCAAAAAACGGGATTCGACGGTGCTGACGGGGAAATCATTCCTCCGCTCAATTTTGACGACTTCAATTTCCGCCTCTCGCTCCAGAAAGAAAAACAGTTTGCGGAATCGTCCTCCGCTGCAAAAACGGTGGTCGGGCCGTGGCGCAGCAGCAAAAAAACATTTCGATACATCAACCGCAGCACGTTTCGCAATCCGGCGTTGCCGTTCGTGGTGGACATGAGCATCGTCAAAGAATCGCGCCGGGACTATGGCAACGGCGGGAGCAACAGCATGATTCCAACGCACACGTTTGCCGAATCTCAGGTCGCCGATTCTCAGCCCAAATACGAAATTGAGATTGAAGTGCTCAACGATGCGGTCGGGCACGGAACCGCGTTCAGCTCCGCGCGCAAGTTGGCCGATGCATTGCGTTCAGCCGTCAAAACGGTCATGTCCGGTCTCCAGAGCACCAATTATCCCGTGGGTGCGGCCGAACTATCGGGCGTGGCAGAAGAATACATGCGATTGTTGCATCCGGAACGGGAACCAAGAGAAAAGGAACAGCATCACGCCGCGGGCAAGCCACTGATTCCCAAAAACTTCATCGGCCCATCGTCCTACACGCTCCAGATGCAGAACATTATTCCCATCAACGAAAACTGCACCGTTCCAAACGTGCGAAACAATTACACGGTCACTGACAAGGCCGACGGGTTGCGCAAGCTGCTCTATGTCTCACCCTCGGGCCGCGTTTACCTCATTGACACCAACATGCGCATGCAGTTCACGGGGGCACAGAGCGGCAACGACAAGTTGTTCAACACGCTGCTGGACGGCGAGCACATTCTGCATGACAAGAACGGCCGCTTCATCAACCTGTTTGCCGGGTTTGATGTGTACTACATCGCCGGAAAGGATGTGCGCGCACTGCATTTCGCATCGCCATCCGCAGAAGCCCCCATCAACAAATTCCGGATGCCGCTTTTGCGCGAGGTGATAACTAAATTGGACGTGCGTTCGGTCGTTCGAGGTGCCGCCACCACCAGCCCGGTCCGCATTGAATGCAAGAATTTCATATGCACGGGGCAGAGCCAAAGCATTTTCCAGTGCTGCGCTGTACTCATGACACAAATTGAGTCCTATGCATATGAATACAATACGGACGGCATCATTTTCACGCCGGCGGATGCCCCTGCAGGCGGAGATGTGGGTGGCGACGTGGCAGGCCCCAAGTCCAAAATCACGTGGCCCCTCTCGTTCAAATGGAAACCCACTGAAGCCAACACCATTGACTTTCTGGCCACGGTGGTCATGGACTCCAACGGCCAACCGAAAGTGTCGAGCATTTATACAGACGGCATGAACGCTGCAAAAACGGACCAGATTGTGCAATACAAAACATTGACGCTACGGGTCGGGTTTGACGAAAAAAAACACGGATATTTGAATCCGTGCGAGGATGTCATACAAGGCAGGTGTCGAGACAATCGGGACAGGGGGCGAGAAGATTCATACAAACCGGTTCCATTTTATCCGACGAACCCGTATGACCCCGAGGCCCATGTGTGCAATGTGGTGCTGCGCCCAGATGCGGCCGGAAATCGCGGCATGATGCTGACTGCCGAAAACGAGGTCATTGAAGACGGAACCATCATTGAGTGCGCATACAATGCGGAGTCTGCCGACCCGCGCTTTCGCTGGGTTCCGTTGCGCGTGCGCACCGACAAAACGGCGGAGTATCGCAGCGGCCAGAAGAATTACGGCAATGCGTATCACGTTGCCAATTCCAATTGGCACACCATACACAACCCCATCTCCAAGAAGATGCTCACAACTGGCACAGATATTCCGGATGAGATAGCCGACGATGACGTGTATTACAACCGCACCTCGGCTTCGGGCGACACCACCACGCGTGGGCTCCGCGATTTCCACAACCGATATGTCAAGCGCGCGCTGATTGGCGGGGTGAGCAATCGTGGAAACACGCTCATTGACTTCGCGGTCGGGAAAGCAGGCGACCTTCAAAAATGGATACAAGCCAATCTGTCGTTCGTGTTCGGCATCGACATTTCAAAGGACAACATTCAGAACCAGCTGGATGGCGCATGCGCGCGCTACTTGGAAGCCTGCAAACGATTCACCATCATGCCGTCGGCGCTGTTTGTCCAGGGCAACAGTGCGCTCAACATTAAAAGCGGGGCTGGAATCAGCGGCGAAAAATACAAGCAGATTACAAAGGCCGTGTTCGGAGACGGGCCGAAGGACAAGGCGCTGCTCGGCGAAGGCGTGTATCGCGAATACGGAAAAGCTGAAAACGGGTTCAATGTGTCGTCGTGCCAGTTCGCGATTCATTACATGTTTGAAACTCGGGCCAACGTGTGCAACTTTCTGCGCAACGTGTGCGAGTGCACGGAGGTGGGGGGCTACTTCATCGGCACCACGTATGACGGGACCACCATGTTCGACGCGCTGAAGCCGCACGAGGTTGGCGAAGGCATTGCCGTGCTCCACAAAGGGAAGCTCGTGTGGAAGGTGTCAAAGGCTTACACCGCCACCGAGTTTCCGGATGACGAGACCTGCGTGGGATACGCGATTGACGTGTATCAGGAATCCATCAACAAGACATTTCGCGAATATTTGGTCAACTTTAACTATTTGAAACGGTTGATGGCGAATTTCGGGTTTGAAGTGGTGCAGCGCGACGATGCGTTGAAACTCGGGCTGCCGGACGGCACCGGCATGTTTGAGCAGCTGTATGTGCAGATGATGGCGCGCATCAAGCAAACGCCATCCATGGCATCTGAATTGGGGGATGCGCCAGACATGCGCGACTACGAGCGCCGCATCTCCTTTTACAACCGCTACTTCGTATTCAAGAAGGTGCGTTCCATTGACAACGCGGAACTGGTGGTCAAGAGCCTGTTGGGCACATCCACCGCATTTGAAAAACAGATGGCGGCTTTAGAGCATGACCAGGAAGCGGAACTGGAACAAGCCGCCACAGTTGTTGCAACCGCAGCCCCAAATGCAGCCGCCAAGGTCGCCAAAAAACCAGTTGCCAAGGCTCAGCCAGTTGCCAAGGCTCAGCCAGTCGCCAAGGCTCAGCCAGTCGCCAAGGCTCAGCCAGTCGCCAAGGCTCAGCCAGTCGCCAAGGCTGCCGAAGTTGCCGCTACAGATAAGAAAAAACCAGGCAGCAAACCCAAAATTCAATTAATAGTGACCGACAAGGACACACCATGAAATGTAAAATATAAAATGTAGAAGTAATGCATATCAATTATATCAACTGTTTTTTTTATAAAATGGCTGATTCTCACCATCCGGAAGGATTCAAGGTTTTCCCTGCACATCCCGAATGGTTTACCCCTGGAAACACGCGAAGCAAGAGCTCACCCGGAATTAAACGCATCAAAAGAAGCATGACCCGAAAGGCGATAGTCAATACAACCACAAAGGTTCACATGCAATGCATGCAAGACCAGGTTGGTAAATTTTATTACATTCCGCTAGACCCATACAAAGAATCCAATTTTAGGATCATAGATGAAGTGAGTCCGTTGCTTGTGAATCCAAAGCCGTCTCAATTTGAGCCGGGTGCAATGTACACATATGTCATTGCATCCATCATTCAAAAAGACCGCGACACCAACAGAGACGTAGAATTGGTGCCAATGAAGCTGTATGCATCCAAATCAATGAACATGTTCGAGTTTGGAACAAAGCATCATCAAATTTTTTATCGCATGGCAACCCAACTCGGCGAATTGAGAACTAACCGCATGCAATACGGATTGTATGCATCCGGAGAAATACACTGCATTGATGCCCACACACTGGTGTTTAATTTTTTTTCAGGAACGTACAAAATGAAACGCCACATGAACGCACGCGAAGAATATGAAGTTGGCAGTATACGCGATATGATGCTTGCAATTGACCCAACCTACCGCATTGAATTTGATTTTAGACCGTTCATAGTTCCAGAAGTCATGCCAATCACTCAGCACGAAATTAAACGATTGGAATCAAACGGGATTCCGGTGTTTCAATTTGACTCAAAAAGGCAATGCACGGACATGCGCATTGCGACCATTCGTCATAAAAACGTTCATCCCACCAAAGAAGACATGACCCTGGAACAAATGAAAGAGGCACATCAGAAAATAATTGCGCCCGTGTCGCAATCATCATCGGGTCCAAGACCTGGAATGCCAGGATACATTCCGCCAAAACCTTCCATTTTTGCGGTTGCATCTGCTCCTCCTGCTTCTGCTGCCTTTGGATTTGTTCCGCATCCATCTGCCGGCTATGGCTATGGCGGGAATAAAAACCGCCGAAAATCAATGAAGAACCGAAAACCCATGAAGAACCGTAAATGAACAATGAATGAAAATTCCTTTATTTTTAAAAATTGATTTAAAAATAACGGTGTAATATAACAATCAGAACATACCAGACACCCACCCACATAAATAAGACAATGATTATCCCGGTTAAGTGCTTCACCTGCGGCAACGTCATTGGAAACAAGTACGAATACTATCTCAGCGAAGTGAGACGACTGAAAATGGCTCGCGGCATGGACACCGAGAAGGTCATTTATTTGACCAAGGAATACATTCATAAAACCCCAGAGGGCGAAGTCATGGACACGCTCAAACTGAACAAAATGTGCTGCCGCCGGCACTTTCTCACACACGTGGACATTGAGTAAATGAATACAGCGCATCCACTCATTCATTCCGTTTTTGTGTCAAATGTTATAATAATGTCATTTAGTGCGCTCTGAAGCCGAGTTGCAGGAATTGGACTGGGAACGGGAACGCGATTTTTTTGCAAATCGTCTTCAATTATGGACAAGCATGTGGACATGGCGGTGTACTTGAATGCGCGTGGAATGAAGCCATTTATGCACGCGGCAACTGATGCAAAAAACAGTTTAGCAGATGTGTGCATGCAGTGCGTGCAATGTGCCGCGTATTTTTTGAACGAGGCTGCATTGAATGGATACCCAACGTCTGCGTTTGTGTAAGGCAGCATGATTTGTGATTTACACGTTTTATTGGATTGAGTTTAAGTTTATTTGTTTCTATGTTTTTTTTTCCACAACTACCCAAAATATTTATAATATGGGGCATATTATATATTACATATATAAAAAACTCATTCCATGAAAACGCGACGCAATCGAGGCAGTCGAGGCAGTCGAGGCAGTCGAGGCAGTCGAGGCAGTCGCAGCAAAACTGGTGGGTGGGGAGGTTGGTGGCGTCAAACGGCCGTGGGGCCTGCATGGAATGTCACAAAAGGCAATCATTTCGCATTAAGCAAGTCCGGGGTTCCAGCAGGCAAGCCTATACCAGTTCCTGAATTTTGGGGACCGGGCATACGTCAGGCAAACCGATTGATTCCTCCGCTGAAGATTAACGCATTGAGCAAGAGCGGAGGCGGGAGCAAGCGCACCGCCAAACGAAGCAGGACCAAGAGAGGAGGATTCGTTTTTGGCGGGTTTCCACAGGACATCAAAACTGGCTGGGACAATGTTAAAATCGGAGCAGAAAACTGGTATCGTGGTTTTATGGGAACCAACCAGCTGCCTTCTGCTTCTCCATGGAATCAGCCCGGATTAAATGCCAAAGTGGGTCACCCAACTCAAAAACTAATCGACATTAAGGCCATACAAAATGCCGCTCATGCGAAGGTGGCCAAAATACATTAACCAATGACAATTCATGCCCCTGTTTTATTTTATACACACACTTTATAAAACAAAACGCATTTCATCCAATCCCCACCCCCCCCCATTCCAATGTCGTTGTATCAATCACTTTGCCCCCCTGCAAAGGTCTACCTCGTACTTGCCATCATTTACATTGTCGGTGCTTATTTTAGCATAAATCATTTTTCGAATTTCATGCAGTTGAATCAATCCAAACTGCACCCATACATGAACGCTTTGAATTTTAGCGTGAGCCGATCCGCGAATGCAGTGTCCATTGGAAATGTTTTGTTCACGCTGTTTTGGACTTGGGTTTTGAACTATCTTTGCTCGACCGGACACATCCGCGTGTCCTGGTTTTTGGTTTTGTTTCCTTACCTGATGTTGTTCGTTGCAGTGGCCCTCAGCATTTGGGCTTTCCTTAAAATGCACATTCTCTCGAGCAAATGAACAATGGAATGATGCATTTAATGAGCGCAGGCGTAAGGTTGCCACCGTTTAAACCGATGATTGAACATGCACGTCATGCGCACGCACTTGCTCAAATCCACGAACTTATTTTTGTTCTTGTCAGCGTCGACAAAATCTTCTTCGTCGTCGCTCTCTTCCAACGCGTCCAAATTCCGGTTCTCTTTGATGTTCCGAAAGATTGAATTCATCATCACGCTGGTTTTGTAATTCGGGATGTGTGCAATCATTGTTGCATCGGTTATCGTGTCATCCACATTGTGCAAAACATAATAAATGTCATTTTGAGCATCCGGCCTTAGAACGAAGGTGCGCATCGAACCTTGAGGCTTCTGGTTCTGGTTATGGGTCTGGTTCTGGGTCTGAATGACATTCGCCTGTCTCGGAAAAAATGATTGCGATTGCGATTGCGATTGCGATTGCGATTGCGATTGCGCTGGTGCAGTTGGTTGCAATTGTGAGTGTGATTGCGATTGCAATTGTGATTGCGGCTGTTCCGCTAGATGAAGCAACAAATTTTTATATTCGGTGCAGGAGCGTTGCAAAAACCGATGTTGAATGCAAAAAACATCATACGATGTTATCTGTTGCGCATCCTTCAATGCATCGTGGAAGGAGGTGTGCATGATTGGCATGAAAAACTGCAACGGCGCATCGGACTTGCATTTTTGTTTATTGTAAGCATCAAAGAATGCAATGAACCGCTCCATTCCACCCCCGATTTGTTTTGCGCCGCATAAATAATGCACATTCTCCACGCTGAATCGTTTCTTGATGCCACCTTTTTCAGAGAGACATGTTCCATACAAAATTGTTCCTTCCCCTGAATACCATGCGTCATCCATGCACGGCATGCTGTGCATCATGCGCACATCATCAAATGACACCGGTTCTGAATGATTGGATTGTTGGCTGAATTGTTTGTATTGGCCGGGTTGACTGGGTTGATACACCCGTTTCGAAATTTGAAACATCCAGCACTGTTTGTGTGTAAACCACAGTGCGCATTTTCTCCCTTTGGGAATCACGGCGTACACATCAGCCAAAAATTTCTTATGAACATGGTTTTCATAATAAATTTCAAGTACACTTTTGAATCGTTCTTTGACGAGTTGTTGGAATTCGTTCAATTGGTTTGATTGGCTCGATTGGCGGTGCATGATTGTGTGGAGTGTGTATACATGTATAATAACAATGATGCTTTAATATGGTTTTCATCAATCTCAATCACAATCTCAATCTCAATCTCAATCTCAATCTCAATCTCAATCACAATCTCAATCTCAATCTCAATCACAATCATTGATATGTTGACCCGATTTCTATGAAATTGGAATGCAATTGCTGTGGTTCGGGTTGTTGTGGCGGCGGTGCATTGAGTTCCATCATGTATCGTTTCAACTCATTTTTCATCGAAGCTGCATCATTTTCATCATTTGTTGCATTCATTGCGTTTGCAGTTTTGGATTCTTCCAGTTCCCTAAACAACGCGTCATACTTTTGTTGCGGTCGTTTCACCATGTCCTTCATTTTCGGAATCGTCAGCGTTTCCTTGAAAAAATAATACAAATTGTGCAATAAAAAAATGATTACAAATGACACGATGACCACTTGAGCAATCCAAAACATTTCAAAATGAACAAATGTAAATGGTGCAAAAATGAAAATGGCGTAAAATTATAATAAATATGGATTAAGTTATATTTACATAGTTTTTGAAGATTTACAACGTATCACAAGCACACCATGCGCATGCCATGGGCCATGGAATAAAATATACGCCACAAATGATTTAAACCCATGCTCAATGATAATGTAATCTTCAATTTATTCATGCCTCCTAAACCCAAGCCAACCTCCTCAACTGCAGTCCCCATTGTGATTGTGGAACGCAACGGAGATTTGCGTTCATCACATATTGATGCATATGACCCAATGGAATTGTGCAAAAAATGCAAATATAAAACCCCCGCTGGATTTGAAATCCGCGCCGAATGGGCTTATTCCGGCGCAGATGAACGGTTCATGGTGGAGCTGTGGGCTCGTGAGGACGGCAATGCAGGACAGGAAAACAAGTATGAATTCCCACCGCCGGTGGACACCATTCTCTTTTTTGGAGCGTGCGCGCTGGTGGCTAAAGACATGTCCTCGCAACATCGGGTCATTCCGTTGACTTTGGAAAAATGGGATAAAATGTATGATTTCTTATTCGGTGGATTCGACACGTTGGCCAATTGCGATGATGACGACGACGAAGAGGATGAACTGGATGCCATACCTGCAAGCAAAAAAACCAAGGATGGCTATTTGAAAGACGGATTCGTGGTTGACACCAGTGGCGAAGATGACGACGAAGCCGATGAAGATGAAGACGATGAAGACGATGAAGATGACGACGAAGATGACACTGAAGACGACGATGACGACGATGACGACGACATTGAAGCAGATGATGACGACACCGACAATGCGGTGGTTGCTGCTTCTACCAAAACCCCAAAATCAAAGCAACTGTCCAAACGACGCGACAAAAAACAACCGAAAGAAGAAATATTGGTTGACACTTCGTCCGAATTGAGCGAAGAAGCATACGAATATTTTGATGATTGAAATGAAAACAACATAAACCGTTTGTGTGTTAATGGTATAACTTTGCATTTCAGGATGTCGTATTATTGCGAATTGCCAAGATTGAACAATTTGACCATACCGACAGATTCTTCGTCGTTGTTTGAAATAACCGCATCCGAAGCATCCAGCCCGGTGGTGTCTCACACGCTGAACATGTATTTATGCAACATTAAGGCTCAAATCGAAGAATGCGGCGAAGAGGTGTGGGACTCGGTTAAGAAATTCACCAACCCGTTTGAATTCATTCACACCGCAATCCCCAATTGCAAAACATACGCGGTCAGCAAACTGCGCCCGTTGTCGCGCTCGTTCTATAAGATGATTGAATTGCACGCCACGTTTTTTAACCCGTTGCACGAATCCACTCGCATGACGTCGTTCCATTTGGCCGAAGGCCCCGGCGGCTTCATAGAAGCCCTGGTGCACATTCGGTCCCGGCAATTCCCGGACATTGCCCAATCCGACGTTCATTACGGAATGACGCTGTTGAATCAGGACGCCTCCTGTCCCGGATGGAAGAAAAGCAAATCGTTTTTGGACACGCACACCAACCGCGTGTGCATTGAAACCGGCGCAGATGGAACCGGAAACATCATCTCTTTGGACAACTTTGAGCACTGCGTGTCCAAGTATCAAAACACATGTCAGCTCATAACCGCCGACGGTGGCTTCGACTTTTCGTGCGATTTCAACAACCAGGAGACAATGGTGTCGCGTCTGCTGGCCGCAGAAATGGGATTTGCGCTGGCATTGCAAAAACCGGGAGGGCATTTCATCCTGAAGGTGTTTGACACGTTCACCAAGCCCACCATTGACATCATGTACGTGCTGTGCAACTTGTACAAGGAGGTGTTTGTGTCAAAACCGTGCACCAGCCGCCATGCCAATTCGGAGCGATACATTGTGTGCAAACATTTCAGGCCGAAAACGTCGGATGCGCTGCTGCCGCACCTGCGCGCAATGTTCAAACAGTTGGAAGATTTTCCGCAGAACGCGGCAATGACCTCCATTTTTCCGATGAATCATGATTCCTATTTTTTGAACAAGATTGAGGAGTGCAATGCCATCATTGGACAGCAGCAGATGGAAACCATCAACGCAACCATTCACCTCATACTGAACAAGTATCACGCAGAAAAACTGGAATCCATGAAACGCCAAAACATCATCAAGTGCGTCAGCTGGTGCGACAAACACGGCATACCCTACAATAAAATGATTCAGCAAAACAACATTTTCTTGAAATGATTCAAATCGGAGAAATCATGACCCCCCTTGAAAACATGAAAACATGAACAGTCAATAAAATAATATAAAAATTATATTATTGATTATACAAATACTAATCCGCGATATACAAAACTTAGACTTCCGCGATAATGCAATCAACATTGCAGTTGTTGTACAAAACTGTTAGTTCGCGCCGAAAAAAGGAGAGATTTGAGACCATTCTGGAACCGATGCAAGCGATTCTTCAAATTGCGTTGCTTTCATTTCACCCCGTGGGCACCAAGTTGACCATACAAAACAACATCCTTATGCTGCAACCTCCCACCTACTCGCAATCGATGGCGCGCTGGTACAACAACGACACCAAGGAGGACCTGTATTTTTTATTCAACGTGTTTCACCGGTTCAAAAAATTTTACGCACACTGCAAAGCGGATGATGGGTCGGTGCAACACCGCCTGTACGTGCTGCTAATTGAAATGTCCAAAACGGGAATAAACAAGCTGATACGAACATACGGACAAACCGACAAGCCGCACATCCTGCAGACGCTAACCATGTACAAATTCATACTGGATGACCAGCTCTCGCCCGACCTCATGATATTGCCACCTGCAAATGCAAGCGTGGTGTCTGCAAAACCCTACAAAATGAAGCCCATTTCGAACGAGGACGATGACCACGACCACAAAGCACAGGAAATGTCTGGACCGTCTTCCAACACGGTGGACGACATCTTTACAACCATCGTGGACATTTACACGTCCGAGCTGCTGACCATCATGTACAACACGCTCATTTTGATGCGGGACAATGAATCCAATTACCAGGCCTATGCCGACGGTCTGAACAAAATCATGGAGCCCACCTACGTGCAATTGAAGAAATGGATTGACGAGCACATCGTCTATTAGATGCGTGTCGTCTGATGCATTTAGTATTTCATTCGGACTGCCCAAATTGGATAGTTGTGGCCTTGAACACTCCAATCCGGAGCAAACCACGTCTCATCCATTTCGGAGGTTTCAGTCCCGTGTTTTTTGCGAAGCACGGAAAATATGCTTTGGTCGTGTCGATTCCCTTGAAACGTTTCATCATTCTGGCTCGCGCTCACAGAATCGTCGAGCATGTGATATTGGCAACAACCTTCATACCACTTGTCGACAAGTTCGACGGTGTGTGGACATTTTCGGAGGACATAAACCCCTCCTATAAGTTGACCCGTGTCCATGACATTCGTCGTCTCGGCATCAAAGTATCGAAATGCGTCCATTTTCGTCCATGTTTTTTCTAAATGTGCCATTTGAAAAGAAAAAATGCCGAATTTGCTTGCAGAGACAATCGAAAAGTATTCCAATAGACGCGGTTTTCCGTGTGGATTAATCATGCAACCTGCGTCGGCATACACGAGAACATCGTTGTCATTCATCCGTTCTAGCGTTTTTTTTGTTATATAGGATTTCCATATCCAATATCCGTATCCTTTGGATGCGTTTGATTTTATGAAATTCCCGTGTTTCTTCCAAAATGATGCGTCGCTCATTAGGTGCTTCTCTGTGTACCCGAGGATGTAGTCAAACACCGAGACATTTTGGGCTTGTTTGCATATTCGATTGACTGCGTTATGAAAGTTTTGGGTTGGACCGCCAAATGTGATGAACCACTTTTTGTTGGATGACATGGAATCCGGAATCAGGAATCACAATCTTATAATAATATAACGCACATTTTATTTGTGTGATTACGTCGTTCGTTAATGATTTGATTTTTTCAAACAATTTCAGTCATTTTGATGCTGGACTCGACCCAGCGATTCGTCTCCAACGTGCCCTTGATGCGCCGACTAAATTCGGGAAACACAATGTTTATCTGCTGCGCCTCGCCGTTGGCAACGTAGTCCTTGATTTGCAGCATCAGCATCTTAACAGGGGCGAATTTAGACGCATACAGCTTCAGTTCCGACAGCTTTTCCAGAATGGGCCGGACCTGCGCTTGCCGCTCTTCCTTTGTTCGGTCTGATGACACGACTGACACGACTGACGCGACTGACGCGACTGACGCGACTGACGCGACTGACTCTGATTCCATGATTCAAATATTATGTAAACATCCTGCATAATATTTAATTGCTTTTTTTCATATTAAATTTGTATTTCGATTTTATTACATTGTCCAGGTAAATGTTGTCATTGTTATTTTGAAAATGCACACCATTGCTGGTTGACATGGTGTGCAATTCTAATAAATGAACATTGTCATTGCATGTGAATGTGTGATGATTCAGTTCTCTGTCTGGATAATTAATGATGACCAATAAAGTGTAATTTCGTGTGTACTTGGAAAATTTATTATTAAAATCAATGATGTCGTTTAAAAAATGATTGGAATGCGAATTGTATTCACCATTAACAAATATCATAATAAATAACTTATGTTCTTGTTTTCGAAGTAAATTTTTAAATCTATCAACACATCTTACATAATAATTGTAATGGTCCGCATTTTGCAACGGATTGTGATGATTAAACATGCAATCATTGTATTTTGAATGTCCGCATTTTGATTGTGACACATTAATGTAATATGATTTGTCTAAAAAACTATTGAAATTGTCTTCCATGCAATGCAGGATATTGTCACAATTTGAAAAAATCCAATCAAACGGGTAAGAACATGATTTTAACCCATTTCGTATTAATATTTGAGAACTATGACACAATGAACCCAATGAACAAGCGTAATTTATTTCTGACGTCATGGGGTTCAAATGTTTATATGCGCATTATGTATAATACATAATTACATTTTTTGATAGAATGTCATACGCAAACGCAAACGCAAACGCAAACGCCAACAACGCAACCGCCCATGCAGGCCTCTGCAAATACCGAGATGCACTGGGTGTTCCCGGAACGGGCGTGCATTCCATTCAAATCGGCGGAATCGCGGTCGTGGATGTGATTTTCACGATAATCGGGGCCTACATCATTGCCCGATTTGCGCACACTTCATTTGCATGGACCACCGCTGGGCTTTTCTTCCTGGGCATCATCCTGCACCGCCTGTTCTGCGTGCGCACCACCATTGATAAGCTCATATTCCCAAATGCTAAATGATTTCGGTTGTTATTATTATTATTATTATGATTATTATTATTATGAATCATTTGTCAACCATTTTTTTCATACTATTTTCATGAATTTCTCTCGAATGGATGAATTGAAAAAGGCAAAAGGGTGCATGTGTTGGCCGTCGGTGCCATCGGGTGGGCAATCATTGCAACCCTTTACCCTTTCCGGATTCATTCAATCGAGAGAAAATGACACATTAAATACATATTAAATGCACTGCCACATAAAACACATTCAGTCTATTTAATTGAAAAAAATTGATTGAGATAAACTGGCATTAAACATACCACACACACAGATTAACGCAACCATGACCTATAATGCCCAGAATATCGCCAAAGTTGTCGAACACATTGCCCGGTGCCCAGACCCGGCCATTCGACTTCTTCGCGACCCGACGGTCATTCAATGGTTATTCGGAGACCTGACGTTCCTTCCACCCATCGAAAAAAAGAACAAAACCACCGACGAAAAAAAATACAAAAAAGAAGAAGACAAGTGGGGACGAACAACAATGAAGCTGCGCCGCCCTGATTTGAAATTGGAAAAGCAATGGACGAACAAGTTTGGGGAGCACATCTGCGAAGAAATGTATGCGTTGCATGGCAAGACTGTTACCAAACCTGAAAAAAAAGAGCACTGTCAACCAGACCTGGAAGTGGATGATGCAATCATCGAAGCCAAAGCCCAGACGTTTTACACGAGCGGCACCGCAGGAGAAAAGATAATGGGTGTCCCTTTCAAATATTCTGCAATTCCCAGATTGCATGGAGGCAAACCATTGAAGGTTGTGTGCATGGGTGGCGCCGAACAAGTTTGCAGGGAAAGCTATGGAAACCTACCTGGCCCCCAGTGCATCGAGGAAAAAAAAGAGTTACTTGAATTCTATCGTGCGAAACTACGCATTGAGTTCGTTGGAGCAACGGACCTTCTCCTGGCGTTAATCAGTTCATAATTAGAACCTCATTGGTCCTGGCGTCCGGTTCTTTAGAGTTAATGGCCCTTCTACAGCTTATTATTTTTGTTGTGTAAGCGAGCGACGGGAAAGCATCACGAACCAACTGCACATCCGCATTACTCATAACCATCCTGACATTTTTTGCCTTCATTTCGGCGCAGAGGTTGAACAGCCGGCCGTGGTCTTCCAGATTGAAACCGTCCGACGTGTAAGAGACAAACGATGTGCCGGTTTCGGGAGCATACGGCGGGTCAAGATACACGAAATCGCCCGGCTCAATTTTGGACAGACACGCGTCAAATGCGCAGTGTGTGAATGCCACGTCTTTTATCAGTGCCGAAACCGTTCTGATGTGGTCTGCATCCAGAATGCACGGGTTCTTATAGTTGCCAAATGGAACATTGAACCCGTTGGGTCCTTCGCGATACACGCCACGAAAACACGTCTTGTTCATGAAGAGCAGCATGGCCGACGCCTCGAGCGAGGTGCGGTCCTGCAGCGCATTGAATCTGGACCGGGTCCAGAAGTAGTATGATTCCGGCGACCCGAGTGCCGCTTCCAGGGTTGCAGCCTTGCGATTAACCGGTTCCGCCCTGCACTCGGCGAATTCGTCGGACAATTTCCGCACCTCCGCAATAATGCCGTCCGGGTCCGATTGAATGTTTTGATAGAGTCCAATGAGATTCGAGTTCAAATCGCTGGCGTGTATTTTCCCCGACACCTTAATTGTTCCGTTGCGCATGTGAGTAAGAAGTGCAAGGAGAACACTGCCGCCTCCCAAGAACGGCTCGTGATAGTTGTTCATCTCTTTGGGAAAGAGAGCCATGACATCCCCGATAATCTGCGTCTTTCCGCCAACCCATTTCATGAAGGGCTTAACGATGTTGTCCATGTTGTATTTGTATTCCTAATGATGCCTATATCCTAATGATGCCCATTATCATTAATTCATTTTGCATTCAATTTTAACCATTTAATGTTTAAAATTGACATTTATGGGTTGGTTCATGGTTCAGGGTTCATGGGTTCATTTGTATCCATCAGCTGTGACCGGACTCGGCAGAGTTGCGGACCGATTCTCAGTTGGTGAAAAAAAGCACACAGTGTGATTGCCCGGTTTACTGCCATAATACAGCTTGCAATTCGGGGGCTGATAATTGTTTTTCAAGAAGTAGCCCGGGTTGTACTCGGTGCTGTATTTCCCGGCATTTGCACCCTCCGCACCGAATGCGCTGTAAAATGAGTTGCCGTTCAGGTTGACGGTGTTCACACGCAGGCTGAGCGTGCGCGTGCCGCTGCTGACGCCGCCCTGTCTGGCAAATGGCACGTTGTTCGGCTTGTAAATGGTGGTGCCCTGGCACTTGTTGGCCAGCTGGTTTTGGGCTGCGCTGCACGAGGGGTACAAGCAGCTGCCCGTGAGTCGTGTTTGTGGACCAAAGCAGTCATCGTTGGGCCAGAGCGGCATGTGGTTGGCCCCAATGTATTGAACGCCCGGCACCGGGTTGGTGGACAGCTTCTGTTCGTAGCGCTTGCATCGCGACTGCAGGTACCCACGGGTGTCGCTGTAATACGCCTTGCTCATCAGCGTAACTCCCGATTTAATGACGTTGTTTGCTGGGCACACGCCAATGTACTTCGTATTGTACAGCCCGGTCTGAATCTGGTAGCTTTTGGGGTCCGCGGGGTTGCCCACCTGCACGTAGCCGTAATTTTCCACGCGGTCGCACGGCTCACACTTCTGCGACGGGATTTTCAACAGCTTCTGGTCAAATTTGGCGAATGAGTTGTCCGCTGCGTCGGCGCAGTCGCACGACACGCCGTTGCCGGATTTTGTGGTGCCGCCTGGCGTGTCAATGACGAGCGACACGGAATTCACGCTGCGACCGCTTTTAATAGTGGGTTGCAGTTTTCGGCGCCAATGTTTCATGGGGCGCGCCTTCATTGCGGGGCCGCTGAAGTCGTGTGCGGCTTCATCTCTGGCAGTAACACCGGGGGCAAGGTTCACGGGGTCAACGTTCAACAATGCACCGTTCGAATTGGGTCGACTAAATCCGGGAACCACCTGGTTAGTGGTGGTCTGATTCGTGGCAACATCAGACGGCTTGGTCGGATAGTGCACCCGCTTAGTGGTTTGTAAGCTGTTGGTGCGGCGCCAGCCAATGCCGTCCGATATGGTTGCATGTCCGGATGATGATGCCATTTGTTTGTGTAATACTAATAAATAATATTCAATATATATTAAGTTGTAGATATTATTTATTGCATATTTAGCATTTCGGAGCCATGTTGAGCATTGTTATGCACGTCGCATTGATACTGTTTTTTGCATGGATATTGCTACACGCCTTGATTTATTCTAAATCTGTTGGTCGCGTGATTGAGGGTTTAGAGGGAAATGGTGCAACCGCAACGCCAACGCCAACGCCAACCGATGCATCAGCACCTCCGGCACCTCCGGCAACACAAGCGCAAATCGACGAAAACACGGCCGAAATTGCGATTCTAAAAAGCCAACTCATAAATCTCATAAACACTTCAACCCAATTAAATGCCGCCATGGCCGCCAATGAAAAGGGGGTGCAACAAAACACGGACCTCATTCAAAAGGTGGTGCAATCACAAAACGACACGAACACGAAGCTGGCCAACATGAAGAGCACAAAATAGACATAGACATAGACACAGACAAATGGGAACAAACCCTTTTAAAATAATGTTTTGATATTATATTGCCATTGCTTATACTATGAAACCATCACCCCTGCATTCGCTGCTATTTTTTATGCCCGACGAGTTGTCAAATGCAACAGTCTATAACATCATCATCGGAATCCTCTGTATTTTGCTCGCATTTTCTCTCATTGTGCTCTACCGAAGAATCAAATACGGGTCTTCTTTCATGGAAGGCATGACTACGCCCCCATCCTCCTCTTCCTCCTCATTGGACCCAGCCGTGGTTGACATTCAGACCCAAACAGCCTCTGTGCAAACCATTTATGATAAATTAAAGACAGACATTGACGACCAAAAGAACCGCATTGACGCCAATTCGAACACGCTCCTGTCAATCACGAGCCGCGCCCCCGATGCAAGCAACAACATCACGCATGCCGATGTCAACACGGACGACCCTTCCAAAACCAAAATTCCCAGCATAGACATGTCTTAATTCGCGAGTTGCACATTGCTATTCCAAGCCCAATGAAACGCACGGAATGTCGCGACACCAAACGCGAACCCGAACAGCACCTGGACTGCGGTGTGGCGCCGAAACGCAATGCGCGTGTGCATCAAAAATATCGCAAGTGCCAGTGCCGCAACAACGGAAACAGGGTGCCACGTTCTCCACGACAAAAACTGATGCGCAAACGCCACGAAATAACCAACCGATTGTGCATGACCCGATGGAAATCCGTAGGCGTTGTTGTTCTTGTGCTCTGGCCAAATTGAAGTGATCGCGGTGTCAAATACGTTGGCAGGATGATACGGTGCTGGCCGATTTCCGGCAGGTCCGATTGAATGACGGAACAATTGTTTTAAACCGCAATTGACAATTGAGTTTGCAATGTATCCGATGAATGCATATGCATATGAAACATGATACTTGTAGCACAACGCAATCAGCACAAAGAATATGAGTTGCGGGTAGGAGCTAATGCATTTTTCATAGGTTCCTGACATGTATTTGGAGAGATAATAGAGCAATTATCAATTAATATATTATATCATCATAATATATTATTAGGGAGTGTAAGCACAATTGGAATGTCGGATTTTTTCAAAGACGTTCTGGGGGATTTAGACAATGTGGAGCAAGAGCTGCTCGGCCCCGACTATCAGTACTTCAAACAAATTAAAACCCCGTCGGAATTGGGTGTCTCCAGCAGCGGTGGATTGGACAATTTGGCAGGCGACATTAGCGCGCTGATTGCTTATGTGGAACTGCTCGTGTCCGGTGGTGGCGACGCATCTGCCACCGGCAAACCGCTCGGAAACAAGTTTTTCCTAAAAACGGGGGCCAAATGCAAGGTTGTGAGCAGCGATTCCACCAACGGGAGCGTGGTGGACCGGTACGCTTACGTCAACAACGTGCCCGATGGCAACATCCCGTTCATTTCATCCGGGCTTGGCGGGGTGCAGTTCAGCGAATTTGAGGGATTGATTCCTGGAACCATGTCGGATGCAGCCGCGCTCAATCCGTTTTCGCTGTTCCAGGCGTTCCAACTGGGGTCCACACCCGACTGTCAGAGCGTGACGCTGGAAACGATTGATGCCAACAACAACGTGGCTTCGGCCACGAATTATGTTGCGACGGCCGACATTAAAAACATGCCGGCATCATGGTTTTCGGACAAAAAGAATCCCGTGACGGGGGATGTCGAGCGCGAGGCATTCACACAACGCCGCCGCCCCAACTGCACTAAACGCATGGGCAGCATACCGAACGGCACCCTTTCCAGCCTTTACTACACATCACTTGGATTTTTGTGCCTGGTGCTGTTGTACGCTCTCACGAAACGCGTCAATAAACGTTGATGACATCAATTTCTACTGCGTTTATTGTGTGTTTTGTGTTTTTTATGTGTTTTATGGTTATGTTTTTTGTGTGTTTTGGTGTTTCGTTTGCTCCCGCCACTTGGGGTTGCAAATGGGTTAGAACCTGTTGTCGCTCCAACATCTTGTCCCAAACCTCCTTGTCCCTGACCTAGTCCCAAACCTTGTCCAACACCTTGTGGTTGTTGCACCATTGTGTTTGCTGCACTTGGCTGTTGCATTGGATTTGTTGCAGGTGGAGTTGCAGGTGGCGTTGCAGGTGGAGTTGCAGGTGGCGTTGCAGGTGGAGTTGCAGGTGGAGAAAGCCATGAAAATAAGGAACTAATGTGGTCTGAAATCGTTTTTTTTTGTGCTGGTGCTGGTGCAGTATCAGATGCAACAGGAGTTGCAGCAGCAGTTGCATCTGTCGATGGCTTGCTTGAAAACAAGTTGTTCAAGAAATCAATGGGTCCTCCTCCTCGCTTGATGCGTCTGCCACTTTTATGACTTCTTTTATTGGGCATAGTTAAATGACAGTTATGATTTATTATATAAAAATATAATAAATGAAATGAAATGTGTTTTTCAATGTTCACAATTTGACGCGCTTAAACAGCTCAAGTGCAACCAGACCTCCCGCCACTTGGGCCAGAATGTAGGGAACTAAATCGCTGGAAGACAGTTTGCCAGCGGCAACCATGGCAATGGAAACCGCGGGGTTGAACATGCCGCCAGAGATGGGACCGCCAATCATGATGGCCACCGTCAATGCAGCGCCAATGGCAATCGCATTTCCGGTTGCTAAAATGATGTAAATGAAAAACAGAGTTCCTAAAAACTCAACCAAATACTTGTTCAACATGTTGTTAGTGTTTATGTATTGTGTAAGTATTATATTTTATTATTTTTGATTCAAATTAATAAAATTTTGATGCTAAATGTATTGCATTAACCTAATTTTATGACACGCTTACCTCCACCCGATTCATCCGATTTGGATTCTGATTCGGATTTGGATTTGGATTCGGGTTTGGGTTCTGGTGCAACTTCCAACATGGAACCAGAACCAGAACCAGATGCAGATGCAGATGCAGATGCAGATGCAGACAATTGCTGATGAATTAACTCGGCTGCATTGGCACCAGTTGCACTTACATGCGGTTGATGTTGATGCGGTTGCGGTTGAGGCATCATCATCATGGGTTGGGGCATCGGCATCATCATCATTTGTTGGGGCATCATCATTGGTTGGGGCATCATTATGGGCTGTTGCGGATGCATTTGCTGAGGTGAATGAGGTGAATGAGGTGCATGAGGTGAATGAGGTGCATGATGTTGAACGGGCGACGATGGCCCGTATCTGGGTGAAGTCGGCTCGTATCTGGGTGAAGTCGGCTCGTATCTGGGTGAAGTCGGCTCGTATCTGGGTGAAGTCGGCTCGTACATTGGCGACCCTGGCATGGATGAAGATTTCAAGTCTGAAACAGACACGGCGTCCGCGTCGAGCCGGGCTTGTTCATCCCGAATGTCCTGCACCGCCAGCGCGAAGTTATTCTCATACGGCATCTGCTTAAGCAAGTCAATCACCGCCTCCGCCTTAATTGGCACGCCGTCATTGTAATACAGCATCTGTGCATTCCAGCCGGCGGGATGCTCGGTCGGATACTTGCCCCCGTGCTGCTGCACCGACCACATCTGCGTCGGCACCCCCCTTTCATCCCGAAGCAGCGACTGGTAAACTTCTCCTCCATTCGCCTCAAAATTCACAAACTGCCAGCCCATCGACTCCGCCTTTTCTGCCCCTTCTTCGACGGCTCCTTCCTCCTCTGGGCGCAGCGCCGGGCGATTGTCTGCCTTGGGCGACGCCGGAACCGTTGCAATCTTTTCCCCCACGGCCGCCTTGTTCTCCCGAATCAGATTGGCCGCACCTCCCAGGTTCAGCGTCAGAGTAGAAAACGACATGGACGCAATTTGGTCAATGTTGTCCTCCGTCAGCACGCGCATTTGCACGTTCATGGCCTGCAGCTCCTGCATGAGCAGCTTGAACGCGTACGGCACGCGCACCACGCTGAAACTGCGCCCGAACCGTGTCATCTTCTCAATGTTGAGCGCCTGGTTGTCAGCCGTCAGCGTGTCGGCAAACTGGATGGGGCCGTCCGCCATCGGGCTCATGAACAGGTTCTGCGCGGGGTTGTAAATGGCAATCATGCCCGACTTGTTGCACACCGCCATGTAGTACTCGTCGCCGCGCTCCAACATGGACTGCCGCAAGAAATACGCCGCCCCGTGCGCAATCACGCCGTCGCGTTCCATCTCACCAATGCGCAAACCACCGTCGTTGGCACGACCCTGCACCGTCTGCCGCGTCAAAACAGTGCGCGGACCGCGCGTCCTGTAATTGATTTTGTCCTTCACCATGTGCTTGAGTCGCATGTAATACGTGGGACCAATGAAAATCTGGCTCTCCATGCGCTCACCCGTCATGCCGTTGTACAGCAGCTGCGTGCCACTGGCATGGTAGCCCAGCTCGGTCAGCATCTTGCCGAACACTTGGTGCTTGGACCCGTGGTTCACGAACGCGGTGCAGTCGCCAAATCCGCCCTGCAGCACGCACGCCTTGCCCATCAGCGTCTCCACCAGCTGGCCAATCGTCATGCGCGTGGGAAGCGCGTGCGGGTTGATAATCAAATCCGGGCGAATGCCGTCGTCCGTGAACGGCATGTCGGCCTCGGGTATAATGAGTCCCACCGTGCCCTTCTGCCCGGCACGCGAGCAGAATTTGTCGCCAATGCCCGGCATGCGCTCTTCGCGAATGCGCACCTTGGCCAACCGCTTGCCCGATGCCTCGTCCGTGATGAATGTGCGGTCCACCACCCCCAGCTGCCCCTTCTTCGGAAACACGCTGTCGTCCTCCAGTTGCGGCTCATCCGCGGCAATGCCCGGAATCCATTGTTCAGTCACGCGACCGATGACCGCCTTCTTGTCGTCCATTTCTACATTTTCCTTGATTAAGCCGAAACGGTCCAATGCGCTGTAATCGCCGCCCGGTTTCAGGCCGCGCACCGCCGGCTGCGCCTGCACGTTGCAAATGCGCTTGTCATACGTGCGTTCCTCCTCTTCTCGCGTCTCGTACATGTTGTAATACGTGGTGCGGAACAGCCCGCGCTTCAAAGAGCCCTCGTTGAACAGGATGGAGTCCTCCACGTTGTAGCCGTTGTAGCACATGATGGCCACGATGGCGTTCTCGCCGTAGGGGTGCTGCTCGTTGTTGATGTACTTCATGTAGCGGCTCTTGACCAGCGGCACCTGGCCGTAGTTCAGCACCACCCCCATCTTGTCAATGCGCGACAGGTAGTTGGAGGAATACAGCGACACCGCCTGCTTGCCCTGCCCGCACGAAAAGTTGTTGCGCGCCGACGGGTTGTTCTCTGGAAACACGATTTGGTTGCCCATGACGCCAAAGATGAGCGACGGGTGAATTTCCACGTGCGTGGTTTTCCCGGGCACCACGTCGCGCGGGAACATGGCGATCAGCGCGCTCTCCGACTCGTTCGTGTCTAGATACTCCACGATGGCTCGGCTGGATGTCAGCGCGGAAAAATCGGTCGCCCCCGAATACAGTTCGCCGATGCGATACACTCGGCACGGGTCCAGCGTGGACACGCTTTTTGCGGCGAATCCGGACACCAGCTGGTTCCACGTGTATTTGCCGCTCTTTATGGTTTCAATGGCTTCGCGGCTGGCGTAGCTGGGTCGGCGCGCTTCTTCGTCATAGTAGAACACCGGGCGACACAGGCGACCCCCGTCCGTGAAGAACTGCAGCTCGTTGTGCGCAATGTCCCAGCGCCCGCTCGTGTGAATCGGTATGAGCGCATTGCGCCGATGCAATAAAAACAGTCGCATGACCTCGCGCGGATTGCCGAGCGCGCCCACCCACGCCCCGTTCACAAACACCTTGGTCAGCTGGTGCAAATACTTCGGGCTGCACTCTTCCAGCAGCTCCATCGTGGCCAGCTCGCGCAACCACTGAATGAGTGGCAGCGCCGAGCACGCCTGGGAGACATACGCCGAAATTGCCAGATGCTTTTGCAGGCCGATGTTGGCGCCGTCGGGACTGTCGGCGGGGTCAATGATGCCCCACTGCGACCCGTGCAGCTGACGCGGGGTCGCCACTTTGGCGCTGGCATCCATCGGCAGGTTCATTTTGCGCAAGTGCGATATGAACGAATTGTATGACAGGCGATTCAGGTCCTGCACGATGCCCTCCACCTCCGTGCCGTCCGACGCTCCAATGGTTCCCTTGTACGTCTTCGACTTGTCGTCCGTTTGCACCGTGGCCGCCCATTTGCCCTTGAACGACTTCTTGAATCCCGCCTCAATCAGACGCTCCCCAAATATTTCATTGTAATTGTCAACGGTGATCACCTGCATGATCTGCGTGCCGACGAACTCGTTGCGGTCTCGCCCGTATTTGATTTTCTTGTCCAGCTTCTGCCGCACATTTTTCACGTGCGCAGTGTAATACGTTCGAAACAGGTTGAACATCAGTGTGCCCGGCACCTCCACGCGCTTGCACTTGAAACTGTCGCGGTCAGTGGGCTTCTCCATCTTCATCACCACCAGCAGCATCCGGTACACCATGTATCCCAGGAAATACGCCTTTGCCCCGAAATTCAGTTCGCCAATTTGCGGCAGGAAGTAGTTCATGAGAATGTTCTGCACCTGCGCCACCGTTTTTTCCTTAGTCATTGTGGCGATGAACTTCAGGGCGGCGGCCTGCGTGAACACCTCGCTCGCGTCGTGCACGCACGGAATGAATGCGTCAACCATCGATGCATTGGCGTCTAAATTTAATACACACCGCTCCACAATGTCGCGGTCGCTGATGACGCCCAGCGCGCGCATGACGATGAACAACGGCACCGGTTTACGCACGTTCGGAATGTCCACGACAATCTGGTTATTGGTGTATTTGACATCCGGCGCCACCATCTTGACCGCCATTTTGCGCTCGGGTTTGGAGGGGTCCTCCGACACGGTGCGAACCTCGGCGCTGTAGCTGTACACCGCATCCGGGTCATCCTCATTTGACCGGATGTAAATGATGTTGTCGGCAAACTTCTCCTGCGACACGATGCACTTCTCCTTGCCGTCCACGATGAAGTAGCCGCCGTAGTCGTTGCGGCACTCGCCGGCATAGAACCGCGCTTCCGGAGTCATGCCGTGCAGAATGCAGGCGTTGGACTGCAGCATGATCGGGAACCGTCCCAGGCTGAGCTGCGGCAGCTCCAGCTGCTCTTTCAGCATGGTTTTTTGCACGGGGTCGTACACGTGATACATCACCACCACGTCGCAATGAATGGTCATGCCGTATGTCATGTTGCGCAGACGCGCCTCGTTCGGATACATGAAGTGCGCACTCGATTTTTCCTTTTCCTTTTCCTTTTCATTCTCTCCCGTCGAAGCCGCAACGTCGTCGTAAATGATGGGCTTGCTAAATGAAATGCGGTCGCCATTGACGCCGCCCAAATAAATCTCAATGACCGAATTGTATTTCCCGGTGTCCTTGTTCTCGTCCTTCTCTAAAATAATGGGGTTCTGGTCCTTCATGATGCGCGCAATGCCGTTGCTAAGGAAATCATTGTACGACTCCAGATGGTGGCGCACCAGCACGTTGGGATTGTCCTTGAAATAGTGGTCAATGATGTTCCATGACAACGTTTCCTCCGCATTCTTCAACGCCGCCGCTATCAGTTCGTTCTCGTCCTTCCGTTCATATGATTTTGCATGCGCTTTTGCATGTGCCATTTTTTTTTATTGGTTGTTTATGATTGTTTATGGTTGTTTGTTGGATTACCGTATGTATGTAATATTGCGTACCGTTTATCTAATATTTGTATTTATTATTTGTTTCATGAATAAACACAAATTTTAATGCACGCGGTTTCATGCACGATTCATTGATTCATGCGCGGACCCGGCGGAAACATGGGACCAAATGAATCAAACTGCTCGTTGCGCGGCAGCACCGGGCGCTCAATCGGCAGCAGCCTTTGGACCCGTCCTTGCTTCGTCATCCGCGTCGACATCAGCATCATGAGCCCAATCAGCACGAAAAACAACACCAGCGGAAACACCACCAGAAACCAAGAAATGGAGGCGTATCCCGTTCGACACATCAAATTCAGAATCCAGGTCCAAAACAGGATGTAAAGGCCCTCGCTAAATATGACCGCAGCGGTGCTGGGAACGTAGCACGAAAAGTCGCCCATGCAGTACATGTTGTTCAGGCCCATGTTTTGATACGCAATTGCAATGAGCGCCACGACGGATATGGCTAAATACACCATGGCGGGTTTGCACAGGTGGCGAAAATCGCCCGAAATACGACGAATCAACGACATATTGGTTGGTTTGTATAATGTATCACAATATTTAATTTTATTTTAACGCCGCCGATGCGACGTGGGGCGTTGCGCTAAGAGCGTGTTCATGTTCCCCAATTGCGGCCCGAGAGAAATGCGGTTAACACCGTTGTTTTTGACAATGTCGTATTCCTCAAACTTCAATTCATTCGGATTCTGCAGCGTGTCAAATGACGTCACGTTGATGTATTCGTCCTTGACGTGATACTGCAGGTTTCTAATGGTTTGATACGAGTCCTGGCACGTGCGATACATGGCCGCCGACGTCTCCTTCTTATTTATCATTTTAATGAGTCCGTCCACGAACTGCAGAATGGAACGATGCCCGCTCGGGAAAAAATTGCTTCGGTCAATGTACAGCCGCGCTTCAATCACGCGCTGGTTGAAGCAATTGTCCTCGCTGCCCCATGCCCAAAAATTGGGGTACCCCCCCGTGCGCTCAAAATCACCCGCCTTGATTGACACAATGCCACCCAGCGTGAACGTGTATCCGAAAAAATGCTTCACCACCCCCGGACGGGTGCCATAATTCAGCATCCCCTTTGTGTACGGCAGATTGTCCACATCGTGAAACACCAACGTGATGTTCCTGTATTCATTGGGATACATGCTTCGAACGGCCAGGAACCCGATGTTTTTCATGGCGCCGCGATTGAAGGGGCGGTTGTCGCATTGGTGCACGAACCAAATCCGGTATTTTTCGGGCGGAACATCCTCCATCAGAAACTTCATGTACACCGTGAAAAACATTTTGTGCTCTTCGCGATTGCGATATGGAACAATGAATATGAGTTCGGGTATAGTTGCATTCGACATGGTGGTGGATATTTTGTTGCAAATTTGCCTAAACATTGCGTGCATTTTTTTTTCATGATGCTGCCGAATACTTTTCAATGATGGTGGACGGTATCAACTGCGTCTTAATGGATTCCAGTTTTTTGAAGCACTTGTTGATTGTGACTTCGCTGATTTGGCTGATGCGGTTCACATCCTTCTTAGTGATGTTCAAATTGCACATTTGCGTGACAAAGTAAATGATGCCCGCGGCAATGGCATGCGGCGTGTTTTCCGGAATCATGTTGTTCTGCTCAATGCGCATCGCCACAAACATGCACAGCTTGGTCAGCTCGGTATTGATGTTCAGCGGACTGCAGTACCGTTCAATGAATGCCCGCGGCTTCGTTCTCTCGAAATTGGTTTTCTCGGAATTTTCCAGGTCGTGCTCCAGCTCATTGATAATCGCCAGCGCGTTTTTGCAGCCCTTGGTTGCGCTCTTGTTGTCCAAGTGGAAGATGCTGGCGATTTCTTTGGGGGTGCGCGGGCAGCCGTGCGTGCGACACGAAATGTAAATGGATGCCGAAATGATTCCGTCGCGGTTTTCACCCCGGAACGTTTTGTGCTCCGATATTTTCTTATGGTAGCGCAGCGCGCAGTCAATAATCATCTTCGGAATGCCGGCATTGGACGCCGTGTTCTTGATGCGCTCAAATTCGTCATACAGCGATTTCTCGGCATAGGGCATGGATTGCCATTCCGTGTATCGCCGAATTTTCCGCATCTCATAGGATGATGCCCCTTCACACAGCACTTTGCACCCGTAGGATGATTCCACCAGCAACGGATTCACCGGCATGCCGCACCGCGTGGGGTCCGTCATTTGGTTGTCGTCTGCCCCGTAAAACCGCCACTCCGCCGACTGGTCCAGCACGTCCTTGTAGATGATGCTGCAGCGCGGATTCGTGCATGTGGCAAATCCGTCCTCCGTTATCACAATATTCGACTGGCACACGTCGCACCGTTCGCGATTTCCAGATGGGTTGTACACGCACTCCACTGCAGCCGACGCCGACGGCGACGATGTCTCATCATCATCCATGATGGTGAACGCCGACTGCAATTTTTTCCACATTTCATTCTTATTCGTTCCACCCGCTGCCCGGTTCTTCTGAGTCTTGCTGGGTGCACGGGAAGACAACATGGCGCGGTTCTATATCTAACCATTATTTATGGCGATGTGTTTAATTCAATTTTTGCAAATATATGCATCATTATAATCACAATATAACATATTAACAACGAAACAAAATAAAAAATACTCAATCATTCATAATTAAGTAATTAACATTCATACAATTGCAAACAGAGGTAAATGGCGTCGTCAACAAATTCCAGTTTTCTAGGTTCAGTATCAGCGGATGAACCGATTGACGTTGCGGGGTTTGATGCATTAATGAGCAGCCAAATCGCGAACATGTCGCAACCGGACCTGCAATTGTTTGCCGCATCTGCGCAGGACATTGAGGAGTTAATTGCCGATGCATTGAAACGCCGTTGCCACAATCAGGGCGGAAATCATTGCGGGGCCGCACTTCACATGCATTTGCGGTTGAAAAAAGGGGCAAACCCGGACACAGAACCCATTGCACGGAATGAACTGGCCGACCTGGCCGAAATGGTCGCTGCCAAGGGCGCGCCCAACGCCATCATGAAACGATTGGCAAATTTTTACGTGCGCATTGCGAAACTGCGTGCCCGCATTGATGAGGTCCGTTCTGCAGATGGTCAGTGCGGCATTGACATTGCTGCAATAACCCATGGAACCCATGGAAACAACAGCGACATCAAACATTTGCTTGCGGCGCATGCAAAAAATGAGGAGGGCCGGCTCGAAAAGCAGAACGAGAATCAACGCGAACTGGACCGAATCGCGAGAGCCATTGTGCATCCCGACTTGACCGAAGACGATTTGCCCGCACTGGAAATGCAGGTGGAACACATTGCGGAACGCGGCTGCACCACGCACGAGCTGCGCCGTCTTAAAATAGTGGAGGCAGCACTGGAACAGCAACGATACGACGAGCTCATGGAACGACTGGAACAACTGGAACAATGAGATGCGGTTTCCAGATAAGGATGGGGTTCGTCTTGGTTTCCAGATAAGGATGGGGGTCGTCTTGGTTCCCCAATGAGGAGGGGTTCGGGGAACGTAGTTCCCCGATTATATCCGGTCTTCTATCTTTTTAAACAAGTCATTATTGTACACCAGATTTCCGGTGGGTTTATAGGATGCAATGGGCTTAAAATCACCGGCCGGTTTCTTCGTCGCGGCTGCAGCAGTCGTTCCCTTCTTGTTGTACATCATCATGTTCAAGTCGGAACCGGGGGTGCCGTCGCTCACGGCAGGGCTTGCCTCCGCATCCGCTTCCGACACGTAATTCCCAAATTTGTCAATGACGGTTCCCGTTTTCTTCTTGATTTCAGTGCGCACGTAGTTGGGCACATAGTGCTTCCATGAAATGAACAGCAAATTGGGATGCGTGTATCGTATTATAAAATCGTTTTCTTCCAATTTGCTTATCATGTAGGTTATGCACGCGTTCTTGTCGTAGTTCGGCACACCCACCAATATCTCTGGAACCAAAAACCAGCAAAACTGCTGGCTGTTTTTTTGTCGCGCAGCAACCTTGATTTTCTCGTGCACCCGAGTCAGGATGCGATTGAACGTGTAGAGCTTCGCTAAATCTTCCTGTTTTTTCTGTTCATACAAATCATCCAAATTCAATTTCTCAACGCTTTCGCGGTTCTCTTCGTTCCTGCTTGAAAATATATTGTCCATTTCCCAGTTATCTTATTGTTCCTATTATTCCTATCATATATATTTATTCATTCAAAATAACTCAATTTCAAATGAATTCAATTAAACACATGCCCGTAAATACATTCATCCATAAACAATAAGCCACAATCGAATGGTGATTAAACACATCGTCATCAGCGGCGGGGGACCAACCGGTCTTCTATCATACGGCGTCGCAAAGCATTTGGCACAACATGGATTATGGTCTCATGACAATATTGAAACCATTTATGGAACGTCCATCGGGGCCTTGATCGGCGCCGTGCTGTGCCTGAAGCACGATTGGACCACGCTGGACGACTACATCATTAAGCGACCATGGGAAAAGGTCGTCGTGAATTCGCTGGAACTGTTTGAGCTGTTTTCGTGCAAGGGCATGGCGAAACCCAAGCTGCTGGATGACATGATGCAGCCGTTGCTGGAATCCAAGGATTTAACGCTCGGCATCACGATGCGCGAGTTTTACGAATACTCTCGAATTTCTCTCAATATGTTCACAGTGGATTTGAACACCTTCAAAACGGTGCAGCTGTCGCACACAACCCACCCTGAACTGCCGCTCATGGACGCCATTAAAATGAGTTCCTGCATGCCCATGCTGTTTCAACCCATCATTCGCGACGGCTGCTGCTACATTGACGGCGGCATCATGGTGAATTATCCGTTGACCGAGTGTTTAGAAGACACGCAGTGCCAGGCCGAGGAAGTGCTGGGGATGCGCAATGTGTGGAACAATCCCAATGAAGGCATCGAGGAACACTCGTCGCTGGTTGATTATTTGCGCTTCATCAATTTGCAACTGGTGCGATGGGTCAATCTGCGCATATTCAACACCACTCCTCCCGGCGTCAATGAAGTGGTGTGCCACGTCAAACCCAACATTAGTCCGGCAGAATGGCTTTCCATCATGTCGGATGCCAGCCAACGTTTAGCGTGGATTGAGGACGGCATCGGGTCTGCGAAAGCGTTCATGGAATCAAATGCAAAACCAACAGACACACAAGAGAGAAAATCACAATAAATTGGGGTGGGATTGGCGGCATTCGTTTTATGCAAACATATTAATTTCTCTCTGTTTATGTATACAAAATCAAAAACATCGATGGACCGTATTAAAAAAAGTGCCGACTGGCTCATGAACAATAAAAAATGGGTGGGATACGCATTCATTGCGCTGCTTTTTGCGGTGCTGGCCCAGCAGCTTTACAACCGATACGTGAAATCCAGCAGCACTGCGTCGTATTACGAGGGGTATTCCAATGCCCCGAATTCCGGCGCGGCGGAACCCAAAACGGCGACCATCCGGATGTTCAAGGTGGATTGGTGCCCGCACTGCAAAAAGGCGCTGCCCGAATTCCAGCAGGTGGAGGATGAATACAATGGCAAGATAGTCAACGGCTACAAACTGGATTTTGTGGTCGTGGATGGAGAGGACCCTGCCAATGAATCGCTGGTCAATCAGTACAAGATTCAAGGCTACCCCACCATTGTGTTGACAAAGGACGGCCAAAACATTGAGTACGATGCCAAAGTTGACAAACCCACCATGGAAAAATTCATCAACACCATGGTTTAAGGTTTAAAGTTCAAGGTTTAAATGCAACGGGTCTCATGTCATCGGTTCCGGGTAGTCGTTATTGTTATCCGGGTTGCCGTTCTTGTTGTCCTTGGAAACCCAATTCATGTAGCGCAACAGTTTGTAAATGGATTCACTCACTCTGCTCACAGAACCATAGGCATTCATCGGTGTAATTTTTGCGCGTAATAAATACATAAAATGGGTTGTTTTTATTTGATTTTTTTTATTATGTGTTATTACATATAATGAAATAATGAAACACTCCAGAAAAAGTAAGGTTAAAGTCAAATCCAAATCCAAATCCAAATCCAAACCCGTGTTTTCGGACCAGGATTTTTTGTCAGGGGACGGGTTTTTAACCACGGTATGGGGTCCGCCCATGTGGCATTATTTGCACACCATGAGCTTCAATTACCCCGTGCAACCCACCACCGCCGATAAACGCAATTACCGCGCATTCATTACGAACCTGCAGAACGTGCTGCCCTGCAAATACTGCCGCATCAACCTGAAAACCAACTTCAAGAACCATCCGCTGCGTGCATGCCATATGGAAAATCGCGAAGCCTTTTCTAAATACGTGTATGAACTGCATGAAATTGTGAACAAGCTGCTCGGCAAAACGTCGGGCCTCTCCTATTGCGACGTGCGCGAACGGTATGAGCACTTTCGAGCGCGGTGCACGGACGAACCCAATCCTCGCATGGCCAAAACTCGCAAACACAAAAAGGAAAAGGGATGCACGGAACCGCTTTACGGACGGCATTCCAAATGCTTGTTGAAAATAGTGCCTCAAGATGCGGCGACGGAAACGATGTACATTGACCGGCAGTGCATCAAGCGAAAGGGGGGGGAACAAGTGGTGCCCCAGTCCCCTTAAATGACGTTTACATGCCGAATTGGCTAAAGCTGTTCAACACCGGGTGCGGCATCACGTCGTCGTTGCCACTGCTGTAATTCGGAACCTTCTTGCATTCAAAGGCGGGTTCGGGGCAGCGCGCGCAGGGCGGGCATGGCGGGCATTTCTTCTCACCGCCACCGCCAGAACCAGCGGGGCACTTCATTGCCGGACACGCCGGGCAAACGGGTGGAACGATTTCCGATTTCAACATGTAGAGGTCCTCCTGGCCGGGCGGGATTTGACTGGCTGGAATGCCTTGGCTCGAACCTTGGCTCGAACCTTGGCTCTGATAAGCAGCATAAGAACCAGAACCAGACGCGTCATCATCCTCGGCGTGAGAATTGTTGGAACCCGGGGCATTGGTTCCCTGGGGCAGCACTTTGTCCTTGCGGTCATTCGCGGCATCCTGACCCTTGGCGTACTTCTTGTTGGCTGAATACATTTTTCCATAATTTGAATACTGGTCCGAGTACTGACCCTCGCCATTGTACGGAGTGGTGCTATCCGATGGCATGTTGAATCCTTCTAAACTGCGACCAGTAGTCCCACATGCCCCGCCAAAAAAGGAGCAGAACACGAGCGCTAAAAGCAGCATGACAAACAAATGCACTTTGGTGAGTTTCATTTCGAGAGATATTGTGGTATATTATATATAATTAATGCTATATATAAAATAAATCAATAAAATATACATACAAAAAAGTATGGGAGTTCAGTTCACCGACAAATTTTCATTGCTGCACTTGGCATCCGGAATAATTGTGTATTATTGGGGGTGTTCTTTTGCAACATGGTTTATCATGCACGCATTGTTCGAGCTGGTTGAAAACACCCAGGTTGGAATGCAATTCATTCGCACAATTCAGTTGTGGCCGGGTGGAAAATCGCACGCGGATTCCATTTTGAATAGAGTGGGCGACCAATGGTACGCCTGCATTGGATGGGTCATTGCCCATTACTGTGCATCGTTGTTTGAATAGCAAGTAATAAGCAAGCAATAAAGGTCTACTAAATGTTTGAACATTGCACTCACCCAAATTACAGAAAAAATTGATTGCAGGAATTGGACCACACACCAGACAATATACATAAGGCAACAGACAACCAACCAACATGAAACTCATGATATTCGACACCGAAACCACCGGACTTCCCCCCAAGAATCGCCAGTGCATGGACCCCGCACAATGGCCGCACATTGTGCAGCTCAGTTATTTGGTGTACGACACCGACGCCGACAAAATACAGAGTTTCAAAGACGTTATTATCACCCTCGGAACACACATCCCGCTCCCCGATGAAAGCGTGGCCATTCACGGCATCACGCGCGAGCTGTCGCTTTCTAAAGGCATTGACATCCGCGTGGCGCTCTTTGATTTCAAGATGGAACTGCAGCAGTGTGGCAAATGCGTCGCTCACAACTACGATTTTGACAGCAACATGCTGCAAATTGAATCCCAACGGCATCACATGTCGCTGTATTTCCCGAGCCCCTTCTGCACCATGCGGGTCGGCACCGATTTGTGCAAATTGAAGCACCCGACGTTCACTGGCGGAGGCTACAAGTGGCCCAAACTGCTGGAGCTGCACGAGCACATGTTTCATCGCGCCCCGAAAAACACACACAACTCCAAAATTGACGTCATCGTGACGCTGCGGTGCTATCACATGCTGGTGCACAATGATGATTTGTGCCGCACCAGTCGCGAATTCCGCGCGCTGTTTCGAAATCACTGCACCATCGAATGCGACCGCGATGACCTCGGCGAATTCGGCGACATGACCGAAATGCCGTCGCCACCCAAACCCGAAACCCAATGAATTCTCTCTACAATCTAAACTAAAAATCTAAATAATGCAACAAAAACATATGCCGCACTCACACAAGGCCCAACACACATGGTCGCACACCAATTCACAGAATGGCACCGGCATTAAAAATTCATTTGGCAGATTCATCTGACTGGGTGGCATGGGTGGCTGATTGAGTGTCAACAACGGTTCATTCATTGCATAAATATAAAAGCCATTCACATTTATATTTATTTTTATTGGTTCAAATAATTAAAAAATTGATTAATGTAAACAATTTAACTACACTACACAACACCACGCCTATACAACCACGCAACCATATATGCCACCCAAATCCAGTTCAAAATCAAAAAAACAATTGGCCGGCCAGTTTTACACAACTCGGAGCGACTACATTTTAAACGGGTTGCCCCTTCCCCTTCATTCTTCGGACCGCATAATCGAACCATTTGCAGGAACGGGGGATTTATTGGATTGGCTAGCAAAAAATGCACCAGTTCTCCCGATTGAAGCATACGACATTGACCCCAAACGCGACGACATTGTGGTTCGGGACACGCTCATGAATCCGCCAAATTACAGCAATGCATTCGTCATCACAAATCCACCGTATTTGGCCCGAAACAAGTGTCCCGACAAAACCGTATTTGACAAGTATGACACCAACGACCTCTACAAATGTTTCATGCATTCGGCCCTATCCACGGATGCAGGTTGCGCCGCCGGAATTTTCATTATACCTGCTGGCATCTTCTTGTCCCCTCGCGACATAGACGCCCGCTGCAGAACCCAGCTTCTGACCAATTATCGCCTGATGCAGGTCAAATATTTTGAGGAGACGGTGTTTGAAGACACGCCAACCACGGTGGTTGCGATTGCCTTTGAACGCTCCCCCGTTCCAATGACCGAACAAATGGTGGAATGGGTGTCGATGCCGTCTGGCGCACGCAAAACATTCCAAATGCGCGCAGACAACGGCTGGATTATTGGGGGTGATATTTACGAGCTGCCCATTCATCCATGCATCAAAGTGTTTCGGCACGTGGATGGGCACAAATTAAAGGCGGGCGAACAACTGACCGAAATGACGCTGTGCGCGCTGGACAGCGGAACCGAACACGGGCGAATTTGTCTGGAATACAAGCCTGGATACACGTATCCGGCCAAAGATTGCAGCCGGTCTTATGCAACCCTCTGCGTTCATGGCGCAACCTTGAATGCAACCCAACAACAACGCATGTGCGACCGGTTCAATGAATTGATAGAAAAAAAAAGACACGAAACTTGGAGCCTGTTTCTACCACAATATCGTGAATCGAAAGAGTATGCACGAAAGCGCATTCCATTTGAGTTGGCATATCGCATCGTTCAACACCTAATTGGAAGCATCTAAGACCCCTGCAAATTTTGACGCATACCACACTTGAAAAGCAACAAGGTCGTCGACAAAGACCTTTTCTTTCACGGCTGCGTATTCGGGCAAATTGAGCAAATGGTTGAACTGCTCTTTTCTAACATGGCTTTGGTCGCCATCCAAAATGTTGATGAAATACATTTTTTCGTGGGTTTGAAGAAGTGATAACTGCAGTTGGGCCTCAATAAAGGAATGCACTTCTCTCAAGGACCGAGTTTGAGCACCGCCAGCATCACACACCATTTTGAGATTGTAGAGCAAATCATGCCCCATTATGGTTTGCTTTCCATCAAAGTCTTCCGTCCAATCAAATCCATCTGGGCGTGTCAACGGATTGTAAAGCGCTTGCATTTCGTGCGTGCGTTTGTTTATGCGCAAGGTTGTTTTTGGGCACTCTTTCCCGGTGATTTGTTGAATTTGGCTGCGTTGGAATTTTTCGCACTCGTTTGATTTTCCATTTTTGTACCAGTCTTGCTTTTGTCTCCAGTCTTTTGTTTGAAGGTTGGATGGCACTGGCGCTGTCGTTGTTGGCTCTGTCGTTGTTGGCGCTGGTAAAGCATTGGCCACTGAATTGATGAGTTCGTTCAAAATGCCGGTTGATGCATAATATGAAAGTGGGACCTTTTTGAGGTTGTGCATTAGAATTGATGTTATGTGATTAGAGAGACATGCATGTGTTTAAACCAATTGGGGGTTCACTTCAATTTTTTTGGTTTTTCGGTTCACTATCATATGATATTATATGATGCATATTAAAAAATAAAGAGAACGCCATACAGTAATTCATGTATTGCACCGATGCCGATTAATCTAGGTTTCGTTTTGAACACAATTGATGACCTTCAAGAACATTTAAGTAATCAGGACTACATAACATGCATGAACGCCTTGCGCGATGCTAATAAAATCATAACGAAACATGAATCACACTTATCCACTTTGTGGACAGCCTACTACGAATTAAGAGATGAAAACTCATTTTACGTGTTGTTTCTTGAGTTCATTGGCACACAAAACATCAAATTCCCTCAGTTGTTTGACCTTGACATGAGCAATCTCGCAATGGCGGATGATTACTTGAATGATTTGGACGATTCGGATGAAAACCATGAGAAAATAGACAATGATGTCGTCATGCATTTGAATATTTTAAAACGAATCAAATCCAAATATGAATCATTCATGGCCAGAAAACATCCTGAATTGATAGATGCCGCAGCATTGTACATAATGAGACGGAGCGGTCATGATGATTTTGATTTTTGTGGCCGTCATTTTGACATGAACACGTTTGACCCAATTGTGTGGGAAGAAGAATGAAAATGATTATCATGCATTTAAATGATGACCATTTTTTGCAAGGTCTAAGCGTTATAAGCGTTATCTAAGCGGAGCACATGGCACAACCCTCATCTATTTGTTCATCGCCCGTTTCTTTTTTGGCTTCGGGCTCAATCGTAAACTGTTGTGGCTGGTGGCGCGCTTTTCTTCTCAGGTAGTACATGCCCGTCTTCAGCCCCTTGGACCACGCGTAAAAGTGCATGGACGTCAACGCCGCGTAGTTCGGGTCCTCCATCCACAGGTTCATGCTCTGGCTCTGGCAAATGAACGCACCCCGGTCCGCCGCCATGTCAATCACGTGCTTCATCGGAATCTCCCACACGGTGCAGTACTTGCGCTTCAAATGCTCGCTCAGCCCGACGATGTGCTGCACGCTGCCCTTGTTCGCCACGATGTTGTTTTTTACGCCCTCGTTCCACAGCCCCGCCGCCTGCAAATCCGCAATCAAATGCCGGTTCACCAGAATGAACTCGCCCGCCATCGTGCGCCGCGTGTAAATGTTGCTGGAAATCGGCTCAAAGCACTCCGTGTTGCCCAGAATCTGCGACGTGCTGGCGGTCGGCATCGGCGCCAAAAGCAGCGAATTCCGCAAGCCGTGCTTGACAATGCGCGCCTTCAAGGCAGCCCAGTCATACCGCCCCGCTTCGGGCTCCACGCCCCACATGTCGTACTGCAGAATGCCTTCAGATGCGGGCGACCCCGCGAACGTGCTGTAAGCGCCGTGCTGTTCCGCCAGGTCGCACGACGCCGTCAGTGCAGCATGATACATGGTCTCAAATATGCGCCTGTTTAAAGTGCGCGCCTCGTCGCTGCTAAATGCCAGGTCCAGCAGCATGAACGTGTCGGCCAACCCTTGAATCCCGATGCCAATGGGCCGGTGCGCCATGTTGCTCACGCGCGTCTTCGGCGTGGGATAATAATTCACATCAATCACGCGATTCAGGTTCTCGGTCACGATGCGCGTCACCTCGTGCAACTTCTCGAAGTCAAACGGGGAACCTACGGTTCCCCGCACCCCTCCCTCTTGCGGTTGGGGGTGCGGGGGGCGCTTGTCGCCCCCCGGTATGAATCGGTTCAACGCAATGCTGGCCAGGTTGCACACCGCCGTCTCCTTGTCGTCCGAATACTCCATGATTTCGGAACACAAGTTGGACGACCGAATGATGCCCAGATTCTTCTGGTTCGTCTTCTTGTTGACCGCGTCCTTGTAGCACAGGTACGGCGTTCCCGTCTCCATTTGGCTGTCCAGAATGCGGAACCACAGGTCGCGCGCCTTCACCTTCGCACGCTGGCGCCCCTCCGCCTCGTATCGCACATACAATTTATCAAACTCGTCGCCGTACACGTCCGACAACCCGGGGCACTCGTCCGGGCAAAACAGGCTCCACTCCGCATTGGCCTTCACGCGCGACATGAACAGGTCCGGCACCCACAGCGCGTAAAACAGGTCGCGCCCCTTGGCGTCCTCGTCGCCGTGGTTCATCTTCATCTCCAGAAAATGCGTGATGTCCGCGTGCCACGGCTCCAAATACACCGCAATCGTGCCGTTGCGCTTGCCGCCCTGGTCAATGTAGCGCGCCGTGTTGTTGAACACGCGCAGCATCGGCACTAGCCCATTCGATGTGCCGTTCGTGCCTCGAATGTGGCTCCCCGACGCCCGAATGTTGTGCACATGCACCCCTATGCCCCCCGCGTGCTTGGAAATGTTCGCGCACTCCTTCAGCGTGTTGAAAATGCCGTCAATGCTGTCGCTCTCCATCGCAATCAGGTAGCAGCTGCTCAGCTGCGGTTTCAGCGTCCCCGCATTGAACAGCGTCGGCGTGGCGTGCGTGAAATACTTCTGCGACATCAAGTTATACGTGGCGACCACCTTGTCTATGTCGGAACCGTGTATCCCCACCGATACACGCAACCACATGTATTGCGGGCGCTCCACCGTTTTCCCGTTCGCGCGCATCAAATACGACCGCTCCAGCGTCTTGAACCCGAAGTAGTCAATGAGAAAGTCCCGCGACATGATAATAATGGACTCCAGTTCATTGCAATGTGTGCGAACCGTGGCCCAGAACTCGTCGCTGATGAGTGGCGACGGGTGGCCGTGCACGTCCTTGAATTCATACAGTTGTTCCATGGCCGCATGGAATGTGGCTGGAGTGTTTTTGTGGTGGTTGGATATGATGATGTAGGCGGCCAGCGTGCCGTAGTCGGGGTGCTGCGTGGACATGGTGGCGCACTGCTCGGCTGTGAGCTCGTCTATTTTAGTGGTGGGGATGCCATCGTACAGCTGGTCGATGACCTTCATGGCAAGGGAGGTGTAGTTGACCGCGGAAATGCCCGCTTGCCGGCCGACGTTGCGAATGCGGGCCAAAATCTTGTCAAAGGCAATCACTTCGTGCTCGCCATTGCGCTTGATTACGCGCATGTCTTGGTCTTGTTGCGTCATTTACTTGTAGTATGTTGTGCGCATGGTTTTATATTATTTACGGTCATACATATCTTTTTTGCACAGAAATTACTAAAATTTAGTAAACTCAATTAAATACATCTCCGCGTATTTAATTATTAATTAATTGCTTCATTTTACATCATACATACATACACAATATAAATGACGTGATGGGGGCAAGCGTTTCAGTTTCAAAAGTGAATTTCGAGGACATTCAGTCCGTGTGCCATTCATCCAATCCACGGTTGCTCATCAACACGCTGCCACCCGGTATGCAGGGCTGCCTCATTCCAGGCACGCTCCCGATTGACGAAGAGGAGGTCGCAATAAATGCATCTCTCTCCACATCGGATGGGAAGAATCGAGAGATAATCGTGTATGGCAAAAATGCAAACGACGAAACCGTGCACAAAAAATACCAACAACTCATGAGTCTCGGATTTAGAAACGTGGGCATTTATCCGGGCGGCATGTTTGAGTGGCTGCTGCTTCAGGACATTTACAGCGCTGCCAGTTTCCCCACCACGTCCAAGGAGCTGGACATTCTAAAATACAAGCCACCTCGGGTCAATGGCGGCGGCCACAAGCTCATATTGAATTCTTAATGCAGAAAATAATAATATGTATTGCTCTGTATTATATTATAGACATGTGTTTATAGTATAATAATCGCCCCCCCCCCCCCGACTCTATTCATATCAATGCATCCCGCAATCATCATGTTTCATTGGACGTCCTGCATTGGTCTAATGCAAAGCCTGTTTTTAGCATGCGTGAATCCGCCAACCCTGATGCGCGCCGTTTACACCGGTTCCACTCTCATGAATGTTTACCACTACGGCCTGAGCGCGCAATTGCACGAACCCAGCCGTCAAACCATGCGACTTTACGTTCCGGATGACGAGCAGCGCACCATCCTTCTGTCCCGTGCGGCCAAATGGACCAGCCGCGGCCTGCACGTCGCGACCATTGCAATGGACGTCACTTACATCGTCGTTGTCTCCGACTACAACATTTGGCTCTCCATGATGCTGTTCATCGCGGTCGGGTTCTATCCCGCGTTGAAACTGCTAAGACGATGCACGCCTGAAATGAACACCGCGCTCGCGCAGCGACTCACACCGCCGCGCACTCCGACAAACACTCCCACATACAATCATGCACAGTATTCGCTGCTGGACGACACCGACCATCACGACGCGGTGCACCAGCGCTTCATGCTGAAACAGCTGCCGCGCATGCTGGCCATGATTGCACTGGCCGCGTGCCACATGGCACTCATGCTGGACGTGCGGTCGGCCTGCCACAACATTAATCCCGCAACAAATGCATCAACCCCGCATTGGCTATGTTAAAAAAAATGGTTGTTGTTGTTGTTGTTGGTTGTTGGTTGTTGGTTGTTGGTTGTTGGTTGTTCAAAGCGCATCGATGAATTGCATGATTTCCGCGACACGGTCATTTGCAGCGACTTCAATTTCATGATTGGCGTCAATGACCAACTTTTTGCAAGTGGTTTGGGAACCATTAATCCACTCTTCATGATAGTCGTGGCACTTCTGCACGTATTCCAGCGGAATGGTCTCGCCCTCGCGCCCCCGTTTCGCAATGCGTTCCACGCACGTCTCAGGGTCCGCGCGAATGTAGACGAGTCCCGCTACCGGCATGTCCCGCACAAATTCGTCAAACCACATGTTGTAAATGGTGTATTCGTCGTGCGCTATGTCGCCGCTGTCATACAACATTTTGGCGAAGATGTTGCGGTCAGTGTCCACGCTGCGCTCGGTGATGATGACGCGACAGCGACCCGCATTCTCGCGAATCGTTCGGCGCAATAAAGCCAGGCGCGAAATGTAGGCCATCATTTGAAATCGGAACGCGTACGCCCGCTTGTCCTTGTAGAAATTGGTCAGAATGGGCACCCCGTCAGCGTCCTTGACATGATGCCACGAATCCACCGGCTCTTCCACAAAATGCACGTCATCCCTCAATTTGTACGCCTCCTTCAGCATGTCCCACGTGGTTGATTTGCCGGAGCCGATGTTGCCGTCAATGCTCACAAGCAACGGCTGTTGCGGGCTCACAAGCAACGGCTGTTGCGGTTGCGGTTGCGGTTGCTGTTGTTGTTGCGGACTCATGATATTGTTGGTCATTGAATGTTATGTTGCCGAATGGATGTATTCTATCTCTGCATTGGTTTTAATTTGTTTAAACTAAAATCAATTTTTTTGAGAATGCACGTTGAATTGATTGATTAAAATGATAAACTGCAGAGCTCAATTGGGTCCTCCCCAATCTTGCCACCAGTGGCCCGGCTTCGGAAAACCGCCAAAAGGCATGACACGACCTCCCACCTTTCGAGTTTTCCGGTTGCCTCCCCGATGAGTTCTGCGTTTGCGATAAGTGCGTTTTTGCATTTGACTGACTTGTGTTGGTTATACTTTATGCAAAGATAAAAAATGAATATCGAATGCATTCAATCATTCAAAATGTGTTTTGTTAATGCATTTAAAGAAACCGCGCTAAATAAACATAACTTGACCCAGAACCAATGGATTTCACGCAGGGTAAACTCACGAAGAGCGAATGGGACAGCGTGGAGGTCCCGGATTCGCACGAGGAACAACAAATTTATCAGCTGATTAAGGACGGATACAGCGACGTGGGCATTGTGCGCAATTCCAATCAGTCGCTCATGCAGTACATGAAAATCGCCCCGTCCGACGAAATGCACGCCCACATGTATGAACTCTATTTCAAGACGCACGTGGACGAAATGCGCGAGGCGTTCGCCCTCACCTTCGAAACCGACACCGACAAAAAGAAGCTGGTCAAAAAGGCCGACCTCATCCGCATTCAAAACACGTCCAGCAATTTGGACGAGCAAAAATCCAAAATCTACGAATTCGTGCTGCTGGGGCTCTTGTTGAACCTGCTCAACAACCGGTTCCCCCACATGTATCCGCACTGGAGGCAGCACCTGCAGGGCGCATCCGAATCCAAAAAGAAGAAAGCGCCAGCGGGACCACCACCCGTGCCCAGCCGCCCCAAGTGGATGTACTATTATTACAGCACCTGCCTGCTCATGCGCAACAGCATCGGCCATCTGAACCCGCACGTTCAGTCATTCCTGGACCATGTGACCAAGTTGGTGGAGGCCGATTTCGACCCCGCCGCGTTCATCAAGAAAGCACACGAGTTCGTGGAGAAGAATGAGTACGTGTTCAAGTGCAGCGACGTCAAGCTCTACGACCACCAGAAGCAGATATTCACGGTGTTCAAGAATGACGCTGTTAAGCCCAAGCTGGTGCTCTACATTGCGCCCACCGGAACGGGCAAGACGCTGACACCCATCGGACTCAGCGAACATTACCGCGTCATCTTCGTCTGCGCCGCGCGCCACGTGGGCCTCGCTCTGGCCAAAGCCTGCATCTCCGCCAAAAAACGCATCGCCTTTGCGTTCGGGTGCGGCAGCGTGGACAACATCCGTCTGCACTACTACGCCGCAAAAGACGTGGTGCGCGACCGCCGCACGGGCGGCATCCGGAAAGTGGACAACAGCGTGGGCGACAACGTGGAAATCATGATCAGCGACATCAAGTCGTACAAGCACGCCATGTACTACATGAACGCGTTCAACCCGTTGCACAAGTTGTTGCTTTACTGGGACGAGCCCACCATCACCATGGATTACGCCGACCACGAGTTTCACGCGCTCATCAAAGATAACTGGGCCGAAAACATCGTGCCGAATGTGGTGCTGTCGTCTGCCACGCTGCCGCAGGAGGCCGAGATGGCGCCCACCATCATGGATTTTCGGGCGCGGTTTTCAGGCGCCGAGGTGCACAGCATTGTCAGCCACGACTGCCAGAAGACCATTGCGCTGGTCAACAAGGACGGCTACGTGCAGCTGCCGCACCTCATGTTTGAACGCTACGATGACATGCGCGCATCTGCGGCGCACTGTCGCGCTTACAAAACGCTATTGCGCTACTTCGACCTCAGCGAGGTGGTCAAATTCATTGCGCACGTCAATGAGGGACAGCTTTGGACGGCGTCAAGATACGCAGTGGAGCGGCATTTTTCGGACATTGCCGACATCAACATGACAAACATCAAGCTGTATTATCTGGAACTGCTGGAACATGTGCAGGCAGACAAGTGGCCAGAACTATATTCTCACTTTCAGGCGCAGCGCACGCGGATGCACGCATCCAATGTCAACATGACCGCGCAAGACGCGCACACGATGACGTGCGGTCCGACGCTGTTTTTGGCCAACGACGTGGAGAAAATCGCGCGGTTTGCGCTGCAGATTGCGCAGATTCCGGACTGCGTCATGGACGACCTGATGGAAATTATCGACCACAACAACGCCATCAAGGACGCGATGGAGGGATTGGAACATCAGATTGAGGACGCAATGGAGGAGGGCACAAAAGACGACAAAGACAAGGACGGCAGCAACAACAAGGCCAAGGACAAGGACAAGAAAAACAACAAGAAAATCGACGACATGCGGTTCAGCCCCGAAGTGCGCCGACTGCAGGAAAAAATAGACGAGCTGCGGCGGCAGGTCAAATGGGGCGCGCTGAATGACATGTTTGTGCCGAACCGCGCGGAGCACTTGAAGCGCTGGGCACCGCATCTCACGGAAGAAGCCGTTGCCGCCATGGCGCCCTTCACCTCGCAGGTGGAACCCGAGGACGTGGAACGCATCATGGTGCTGCCGATTGAAAACGTCTGGAAGGTGCTGCTCATGATGGGCATCGGGGTCATGACGGAGCATTCCAATAAAACGTACACAGAAATCATGAAGGACCTGGCGCAGAATCAGCGGCTGTACCTCATCATTGCATCCACCGACTACATCTACGGCACGAACTACCAGTTCTGCCACGGGTATCTGGGGAGGGATTTGAACGACATCAGCCAGGAAAAAATCATTCAGGCGCTGGGGCGCATCGGGCGCAACAAGCTGCAGCAGGAGTACAGCATCCGCTTCCGCGATGATGCGCACCTGCTCAAGATTTTCCAGGCGTCGCCCGTTGCCAAACCCGAAGTGGTGAATATGGCGCGCTTACTACGCACGTGACGACCCCTTTTCCGGATTGAGGACCCGTAGGTTCCCCAGTGGGTATAGCACATACTGTGCCGTCTCATTGTTCCATTGGCCCACCATTTGTTTGGTGTCAGGGTCGTGCAGCGTGGAGAAGGTCTCATCCGGCAATTTGCACATGAGGTATTTCGTTCCATTGATTTCAAGCGGGTAGAACTTCAACGATTCAGTTTGTTCAGCAGTCATTTTGTGGTTGTGGTTGTGGTTGTTGCGATTGTGACGATTGTTGGTTGTGCATTAAATCGAATCAATTTTTTATATTACTTTTTAAAAAAAGAAATATAAAATGAAGGCTTAAAATATTTGCATAACATAAATACACATTTCGATGCCAGAAGATGACAATCAGATTCGCAAATTTAAATGCAACCGGTGTCGGCAGGTTAAGCACGCACTGAAGAAAGTGGCAGACCAGCAGCATCATGGGTTTGCGTGTGAAGAGTGTTGGACCACCATTGAAAAACGTTCCCGATACAGCGGGTGTACTGCATTTTAGTTTATGCGTGCAATGCATTTAAATTTTTAAATGAATATGTGTATACATTTACACACATTTACACAATACATTCACAATACATTCACAATACATTCACAATACATTGGATTCGATGAATCAGAATCAATCCAATTCATCCAATTTAATTTGGCGGCCGCCTTACCCCTCTGAAAATTTGAAAACGCCCCGACAACAACATCAACCTCCAACATATAGCACGACAAATCCGTACGCAGAACCGGAACAACCACAACAACACAAACACCAAGAACAAGAACAACCATTCCAAATACAACAATCAATTGCACACCACAATGATTTACAACATTCTAAACGAGAGAATAACAGCAATAAAATATATGAACGCGGACTAACCCCTCAAGTTGGCATGAATCCATTTTTGCAAGGCAACTATTTGCAGGATTTAGAAACACAGAACGAATTTTTAAAACCGATGAACAGTAATATGTAATCCATTAAAATGTCATTCCAAAAAATGTATGAAAATCAGAAAAATTGAATTGCTTTTTGGAATTCATTGTTTTCCTCAGGCTTAACAGCAACCTTCTCGTTCTCGTTTCATCGTTCCATCGTTCTCAGATTCATTTGTTGTCGATACAAAAAATGAAAGCATCTTCATTGACAATCATTGCAGGCAGCTCCAAACTGCTTCTCAACCATCTTCTTGCCGTTCAACATGAGTTTGAACAGTTGGATGCGATGGCGAAGTCGAAGTCTAACGGCGCGCTTCGTCTTCAGCACACGTTGCCCATTCTGGCGCTGCTTACAGACATCGGCGAATGTCGCGCAATGGTCATTCGCATGGTGCAGGTTCAACGCACGCAAATCAACCAGTACCAGAAAAGCATTCGAAATGGGCGCAAGATAAAGCGCGGCGAGCACGAACCAACTGACATGATCACGGACGTCATGGTCAAAATGGCAACGCGCTTCATCGAAGACCTCAAAGAAACGCTCACCCAACTCACTCAGCCCATCATCACGCGCATTCACACCAAGCTTCACGACCTGCATGACCGGATGAGCCTGTTCCAGATGTTCGTGGACGGCGACCAGGACCAGGACCAGGACCAGGACCAGGTATGCCAGTGCAACAGCGTCGGCATAAGCTGCTCTGCATGCCACAACGGCGCACACGACCAATGCAAGCACAACTGCACTGAATAAGAAACCACAATGCCACAATGCCACAATGCACAATGCAAAAACCCAAAAAAAATATTTTTTTACACACACTTCGTTCAGTCTTGGTCATACCCAATGACCGCACAATCGAACCGTTTGCCAGAATGTCCGGTGGTCAGCGAATCCGGAAACCCGCCTTTGCCCAAATCATCTTCGTCTTCATGAATGACAATCGACCGGCCAATCACGGATTGTTCCCCCTCAAACAGAGAGATTTTGGTTGTGGAGAAATAAAAGGTGCTCTGCCTGTTTGCATTTGCGGTAATGTTCCCAAAATCTCCAGCATGAGAATTGCCAGTTCGGGACCCATGCTCTGCATTGGTCGGATTGAAATGACCGCCGCAATTCATGCAATCGCTGCTCAGTAAATTGCCAAATTGATGCACATGGATTCCATGTTTGCCAGGAGACAAGTTTTCAATGTGTCCTGAAATTTTCACAGGAGAAAAATTGTTGTCCTGTTTAAATGCAATGTAGCTGCCCTTCAATTTGCCTTGAAACACCGCAATCGCTTTCATGTCTTAATGTTTAATTGTTTATGCATCTACGGCATAAATAATTTTCACGTTATTTACTAATTGGTTTGGTTTCGGTTTCAAATGCTAACTTTGCGCGTGGCTCGAACACTCGATTTCTTTGCGAGTCGCAGGGCACGGCTCCTAGGGTTGCACCCATTCTTTAAAATGGCGTAATCCACCGCAGAAGCGTTGCCCCCTGTGATTGCGCTGGCAAGTCGGGCGTATCCCCACGACTGCGGCGTCTGGTTTGGCCGAGACCCCGATGAATAAAATGCCCCCTCCCCCTTCTTAACAATGCGTTTCAAAGCGCCAATGGAGCACCCGGTGGCGCGTGCCAGTGCCGCATTCGGTGCAATGTGGTCCATGTGGTACATGCATCGCGCCTTAACCACGTGCTTGGATGCGACGTGTGGATACGATTTCAGCTTCGTGGTTCGCCCATAGTACTCACCGCGCTTATATTGCCGGCGCGACCGTTTCAACATGGCAATCTGCTTGCGTCGGTCTTTGCGCGACAATGCGCGCGGAACATACCGCATGGGAACATGCAATGATGAGTGCATTATGTATTTATATATAGAATGCACACATTTAATTTCATTGGGTCTTTCATTGGGCCTTTCATTGTCCAGGTTCTATGCGCTGCTGTGAACGATACTGCGCCACCTTGTTTTTCACGATGTACACTGCCGACAGAAACAGCAGCGTGATTTCGGTACTGCTTCGCATCACCAACGGCGTATCATTCATTTGCAAGCTGTAGTATATCCACATGCTGGATGAAATGATGCTCAACGTGCAAAACAAGAGGGACAAGCTGTTTGTGCTTTTATTCTTATACAATAAATACATGAATATGAATCGCCCAAACACCGACAATGATGTGGCCGTGTAAGGGATCACCTTCAGCGTTTCGCTGGAATTCATGCGTGTGCAAATGCCCAACAATTAAAAAAATGTAGCGACATGTGTTTAAATTGATGCAACCATTACATTAATTGAATGAAACCACGATTTCAACCGTCTCCTTCTTGATGCTCTTTGTGGCGGAAACACTCAGCTCCTCGCGCTTCTTGCGCGTCTTGTTCTTGCTGTTGCAGGTTGGCTTTACGGTTGCATCGTCCAATGTCGATGCGGTTGCTGATGCTGATGCTGATGCTGATGCTGATGCTGATGCCTCGACGGTTGCATCATCGGATGAAGTCGACGTCAAAGACGCATTGTTGCGCCTGGACGTGCTGTTGCGCGCGTTCATGTCGTCCTCGATGTCCGCGTAATTTTTCTCGATGTACGCAACCACCCCGTTTTCCAACGCCCATTTGAAGAAATTGAGCTGCCCTATGGTGGTCTGAATGAAGGTGCCGTTTCCATAAGGAATCGTGATACGGTCCCACCTGCAAAACGGGTCAAATCGGCGCTTGCTGTACGCCTTCAGCTTCAGCTTGTAATCCACATACACCTTGAACCGCTTGTTTGCACTCACCTCGTACACGGTGAAAAACTTCTTGGCATAGTTCGTGGCAAACCAGTCAATGATGCGGAGAGAAGTTGGCGACTCCCCGTTGATTATCCGCAACATCTTTTCCAAATTGTTGTTCTCGTCGTAAAACTTCATTAAGTTGTTCATTAGCAAATCATTCTGTGTTGTGTAATTTGTTCCCATTTTGGATAAATTAAATTGTGCGGTGCGATTGTGCAATGAATTACTTATTTCCGTATGTTTAAACCATTATTCAGTGTAAATGTTTTGCATTTTATTATATTATTATATATCAATATATCAATATATCAATATATCACATCTCCTTTACCACAATGCACCAAACGCACGCACTCTACATTGTTTTAGCAATTGTGTTCATGCTTTTGGGACTGTACCTGTGCTCCAAAGGCCAACGGCAAGAGGGGTTTGCGGTTCCACTATCTCCCGGGTCCTTTCCCGACGCATCCACGTATCCCATTCTTTATAAGGACTACCCCCTGAAAACACCCGGCGTCGTGTCCGACATGTCGGCCTCCGATATGTGGACGTACTATCCCGTGTTTGACAACGGATTTGCGCAGTACACCAACAACGTGCGATATTGGGAAACGCCGAACAACGGCAAATGCACGCCCGCCGAATTCTGCGACACCCTTTACAATAACAAACCCGTCAAGGACTTGCACATTGTTCCCGTTCCCAAACCAATTTCTCTCAATTCAGATGTGATAAGAGTCAATTTTTATGGGTCCAAACCCATGGCGTGCCCGCCTGCACCAGTGGCCACCGCAAACTGTCTGTATTACGGACACAAAACGAATTCATTGACACCCCCTTACCAACCAAAAAATCTTTGATTGCATTGGATTGGATTGCATTAGATTGCATTGTTCACACGTTGGCTTTAAACGACGGTTCGCCCGTGAGTTCACTCATCACGAAGTTGGTCCATGCGCGAAGGTTGGCATCGGCTTCATAATAATTCCAATAGCATTCTTGCAGTCTAAGATTGGGTTGAGGACGGTTCCTTCTGCCAATGACGCCTGTGAAGTGCGTCATGGTCGTGTAATGAGAGCTGATTGCATATTCGTTCATGACAAACGTGCCCTTGAATTTCATGTGTTGGTACTCGGGGCGTTTTTCCTGAATCAAATACGTTTTTCCAAGTTGAAGTTGGGCGACGGGCACTGGACGAAGCTGAGAAATCATGGTGGGTATGGATGGTCCCAATTGTCCGGCATTGAAAATGTTTTCAATTTTTTCTTTTTTACATTATTATTTAGCAATCAATAATGCAATCAACAATGCAATTCTAATAATCACGCACGTCAAATGTTACGGGGTTTGACCGGCTTCGTCGGGTTCGACCATGCGCCGCCGGTTTCGTCTTTCGCGAACGCAATCCAATTGTCGCCTGTCTTTGCTTTCGCTTGGGTTTTTCTTTTTCTTCGGTTGAAAGTGCACGCACATTGTCCTCATACAATTGCGTTTTTTCATCCTGGTCGACGTGCTCATCGTCGTCTTCGCGAGACAATATTTGACCCATGTGGTTTGATTTTGGCTATTATTTTATACTATGTGACACAAATAAAAATTTCGCATTGTGAACGCGTTATTATAACCAACATATTATTTTATAACAATATATTACATACGTACGTCCCCCCCCCTTACTTAAACATCTCTTAATGTCGTCTTCATGCAATGCAACCGCCCCCATAGACATTTCAACGAATGCCAGCACAAATCCCATTAAGGTCGGCTCATTCATTTGTTCGTATGACCCCGACCTGTGCACCGGCGCTGCAGTATCAATGTCGGAAGACCGCGTCTATTTGACCATCAAATGCAACAGTTCCAACGACAGCAAGGTGGTCTTTTACGGAGGAGGGTCATTCATTCCAACCGAAATCCGAATTTACGCGCCGTCTCTACACACGTACAACGGGTCCCACACCGATGCTGAAATGCTCATTGTGCACTCACCCGGTTCCTCCAACTCCAGCAACAGTGGCAGCAGCGGGTTGATTGTCAGCGTCCCCATTTCAATCTCGTCGAATGGACCATCGGCTGACATGAGCGCCATTTTGCAAGCCGCCAACACCATCAATCCCGGCACGCTCTCGGTCAATTCGTCTGCCCCCATCAACGAGGACATCAACGTGAATGATTTGATTCCGGCAAAGCCGTATTACGTGTATTATGGAACGCTGCCATACGACTCGTGCGGCGGAAATTATTATTACGCCGTGTTTACGGACACCATTTCAGCCGTGGGGCCAATCAGCAACCTGGTGGCCAGCGGCATTGCAACCGTGCCCATGGCATCGAAGACGAATTTGCAAAAAAGCAACGGACCGCCGACAACTGGTTCCGGCGACGGCGACGACGGACAAGCCGAAGAATACGTGCTGTATCAGGTGGTGGATGACGAATCTTGCCCTGACACCAAACCCAAGGGCAAAACCACGACTGCGGATGATTCTACGGGAAAATCATTCGGAATTAACGCAATTTTTGGAATCGTGATTGCAGCATTGATCGTCGGCGTTGCGTACCTGTTTTGGAATTGGAATGTGGTCAAGACGGCTGCCGCAACTGCCGTTGCTGGGTCGAGTGCTCCAGCACCGAGCGTTCCTCCTCCGCTAGAAGAATCGGGTTCCAACAGTGGAAACATGAGCACCGGACAGCTCATATTCGTCCTCATGATTTCCATCATTGGATGCACATTCGTTGCGTATGTAAATGGCACGATGCTTTACAAGGCGAATAAATGAATAAAATGTGATAATGCATGGCGGTTCATTATCGCATTTTTATGGCACATGGTTCTCAAACCTTATACCTGCGTGTAGCCCAACGATGTTTCGTTCAGCTGGGTTGGACGGAAGGAAGCAGTGGCGCTGCCAACCTCGGTGTCGGCCAGGGGAGCCCTCAGCGCCACCATTTGTTCCTCCAGCGTCACGGGGAACTGGTTGTACGCCGACAGCTCCTCGCTCTTTCGCTTCTCGCTCGGGACGTACGCCTCAATCGCCGAACTGCCAGAGGCACCGGACCGGCGAATCAGCGTGTAGGCCGCAAACAGCCCCAGGATTCCGACCACCGCGTGAGAATGCGTGAAGAACGACAACGCAATCAGAACGACCGCGATGTTGCCTAAAGGCGTGTCCACGTAGGACGCGATGCTGTCCGGAGTGGGCACGTTCAGCACGATGTACAGCACAATGAGCACCGTCAGCAGGAGTTCGTGCTTCTGGGCGGATTTAAATGCAGCATTCATCATTTGATTGATTTGACCGAACATTGGATTAGGATGCAATACAAATTGTTTATTTTATAATTATATCATATTATTTTTTTTTATGTTTTAAAATTGAAACATAACAGAACCATAAACACATCCAGGACATACATCGCACCCACAATCAAACCAATATAATGTCTTCTTCGGCATCCTCGGCCACTTATTTGGGCCCCCGCGGATACACCATTCATAAAGCAAATCTGGACGAAGAGGAGCGCAAATACATCCGGTCAGAATTGACCATTCGGCCGTACATTCCTAAAGCCCCCGTGCAACCCGCAGCCTATCCCATTTATCGCGAATCTCCGCTAAAAATGTATGTTCCACGATACTTCGGAATCGACGCATACGGCCCGCCCGAAGCCATCAAAATCGGGTCCGGCAATCCCATCACGGTGTCGTTCCAGGGCGAAATGCGCGACTACCAGAAAGAAATCGTGCGGAAGTATTTGAACCATGTGGGCACCGGCGGCGGCGGCTTGCTGGACGTGGACCCCGGCAAGGGCAAAACCGTCATGGCGCTTTACATCCTGGCGCAGCTCCGCATAAAAACCCTGGTGGTCGTGCACAAATCCTTCTTAATGAATCAATGGATAGAGAGAATTGAGCAATTCCTGCCGGGCGCGCGCGTGGGCCGCATTCAGGGGCAAATCGTCGACATTGACGACAAGGACATCGTGCTCGGCATGCTGCAGTCTCTCTCTATGAAGGAGTACCCCGCCGACATGTTTGACAGCTTCGGCCTGACGGTGTTTGACGAGGTGCACCACATGGGCGCTGAGGTGTTCTGCCAGTGCATGATGAAGGTGTCCACGCTCTACACGCTCGGACTGTCGGGGACAATGCAGCGCAAGGACGGGTTGACGAAGGTGTTCAAAATGTTTCTGGGCGACGTGGTGCACAAGGAGAAGGCGGCGTCCGAGCACCGCGTCATCGTGAAGGCCATCAACTACTGCGTGGACGACGCCGCCTTCAACGAGACGGAATACGACTATCGCGGCAATCCGAAATTCAGCACCATGATTTCGCGCGTGTGTGATTACGCGCACCGCAGTGAGTTCATCCTGCGCGTTTTACAAAAAGAGCTGGCGGAGAACCCGGAGCAGCAGGTCATGATTCTGGCGCACAACAAGTCGCTGTTGACGTATTTGCACAAGGCGATTGAGCACCGGGGAATTGCCGGTGGGTCAGTGGGGTATTATGTCGGCGGCATGAAGGAAGCCGACCTGAAGGCCAGCGAATCGCGCAAGGTCATCATTGCCACATATGCCATGGCGTCCGAGGGGCTGGACATCAAGACGCTGACCACGCTCGTCATGGCATCGCCCAAAACGGATGTGTGCCAGTCGGTGGGCCGCATTCTGCGCGTGAAGCAAGGGCGCCCGTTGGTCATTGACATCGTGGACCAACAGGACATCTTCCGGAACCAGTGGTACAAGCGCCGGGCTTACTACGTCAAGCAGAACTACGACATCCTGATGACGGACAGCCCGACATATGATGCGCAAGATCCCGTGGAATGGACGCCCGACCACGTGGCCAAAATCAAGGGTTTGGGTGAGGCAAAGGAATCAAAGGCCAGTAAGACCAAAGCATTGGAAGATGATGCAAAAGCAAAAGCAAAGGGCTGGGCTGGACTGCCACTAATGTAATAACGACTAATGTAATGAATGCATAAAAAAAAATGTTAGTATTTTTTATGTTTTTTATTTTTAGTTTTGGCAGCACACTTACCACACTTACTTACTGTATTCATTGCTCAATTCCTCAAACAAGGTGCACGCTTGTTCCTTCGTGATTTTGCCGTCCGCCAACATCTCGACGATTTCGTTGAAGTGGGTTTGGTACTGTGCGTTCATTTCTTCTTCATCTTTGTCTTCTTCGTCTGCGAATCCTTCTCTGTATTCGTCAGGGAATTTACCGCAGGGGCGAGGATTCAAACCCATTCGGTGGTGCATTTTCGTGGTGTCAACCGTTTTGCCACAATCATTGCACACCACTTCATGGTTTGGCTCTTGGTCTTCTTCTTCTTCTTCTTCTTCTTCGTGCCGCTGCTGCATTGGAATGTGGGGAATGTGGGGGATGAAGATGGCGTCATCCGGGTTCGCAATGAGGATGGGCTGCGCCGGGTCGGCAAACCGAAACAGGTTGGAGAACGCCAACAGGTTGACCAAGCTCCAAACCTGTCGCGTGATGTGTTGCAGCCGTTCAAACGCATCTTCGGGCACACATGAATCACTTTGGAATTTCTGGGCCAGAATCTCAATCTTGGCCGCATCACATTCCATGACATCTCGCATCGAAATGTCGAACTCCAGCATCTTCAGCGCCACATTGATTTCCGAGTAATTGTTGCCCACGCCGAGCAGGATTTGCGACGCATGGCGCTGCTCCGTCGTCATTTCATGGGGAGATAGTTGGATGGGTCGTTCCCCCTCAATGTAGGCGTCCGTGTTGTCAAATGCGTCTTCGTGATACTTAGTGGCAATCCAGTTGACTTGTTTCAGGGTCTGCAGCGTGCACGCAAACTCGCGCATGTAGATTTCGGCCAGCGGGGCCGCAAATTCCGGATGATTGTGTTGGTCAATCTGGATCAATGGATGCATGTGTCTGCGCACAGAATCACGCATGGTGGTTGCAAGGGTGCGGAGCAGGTCTTGTTTGTCTTGTTTGGAACGAAGGTGGGCGAACATGTTGTCGTAGTTGTCGTGGTTGGTTGGGATACACTGACACCAATTAGCATTTCAACATTTGGAATCAATTTTTTTTAAATTTATTGAAAATCATAATGACATTTTGTGATTTTCATGACTTATATGACTAACCCAATTTTCATGCATTTATAATTTGAAAAACGATTCTTTGTTTCCACTGAATTGAGTGGGGATCAATGTAATATTTTAATTTAATGCATTCAAACCGTTTAAACAGCCTAACAACCCCGCCATCATTTGCACCCGGAATATTAATTTTAATTTGACAATTCCATTCTTCAATGAATACGTTGAATTTGGTTTCAATGCTATCTTCCAACAGTATTACGTTAATAATTTGTTCTTCATTGTTATGAATTGAATTTAAGTAAATCAAATCTCTATAAAACTTTTTATCTTTTTTTTGCAATTTATTCAAATTGCACAAGGTTGTTTGGGAAATTGGTGCATTGTCGTTAATAATTTTTTGCACCAAATAATCAGCATATCTTCTGATTGGACTGGTTGCGTGAGTGTATTTTTTTAATCCCAAGCATTCGTGCATGGATGAATACAACGAATAATTCGCAGAGTCCCATTGCAAAAACGCAAGTTTGGGGGGAATTACACTGCATTCAGGTCGTTCATCCGGTGTTCTCGTCATTTGATTTCGGTAAATTCCATTTTCACCAAACCCTTCGGCTATCTTAATATTATAATATATCATCAATGTTTCAATCCACTCGTGACTGTCCTGTGCCATTTTGAAACTCATTTGTCGTCTCAATGCATGCACGATGGTTTCCAGTGTTTCCCAATTGATATTTTTTTCTTCAATGTATGAGTTGCGAGAATAAGTTAATTGTTTTCTATTGCGAACAATTGTCTTCAACGCATTGGTTACATTCAACACACCCCCCGTCGAAATGTCATATTCCAAAAAGACACTGAGTGCGGGCCGGTCGCATTCCTCTAATAAACTAAACAAGTCATCACTCAAATCTTTTGACCACATTGGTAAATTGTCGTCGCCGTGATACAGAGTTGCTCCAAGGGTTGAAGCATTTTTGTCTAAAATTCCACCTGGTTCAATCCAACACGACACATCCGATATGTGAATCCCCAAACGATACACATTGTCATTCATTTTTGTTAAACTGAAAGCATCGTCCACATCCTTGCAACCATCGGGGTCCATTGACACGGTGTAGTCCGACACAATCATTCTACCGGTTTTCCATGTTCCGTTTAAATGGTTTTGTTTTATAACATTGACTTCTTCAATGTAAGATTTGGGGGATGAAACATACGGTCTATAATGTTTAATTAATGCCTTTTTTTCAACGGCATAATCGCCAACAGAACCGAACATGTGAACTATTGCCCCTCTTGGTCGTTTGTCTTTCCAATCAAGGTAATCAACCAGAACCCAATGATTGTGTTGTTGGTTATTCAATTTGCTAGCAACAATGAATTCAGGAAAACTGCAATCAAACGGTTTAAATAAATACAACATGTGCCCTTTTTTATCGATTCCTTGCTTTGTTTTGCTGCATGTGTTCAAAATGCCAACGATATTTCTAAGTTTCAGTGGGTTTCGTTCTATTAATTTAATTGTATTGTCACTCGTGAGTTCAACCACATCCTCGTTGAATAATCCAGATACATCCGCAATGTCACATGTTTCAAACACCACCTTTTCCGGATCGCTGTCGGTTACTACCTTAAAATGTTTATAATCCTTGGTTTTTAAAAATGATTGCATGAGGTTGAGTGTGATTGAATTAGACCGACCCTATTTATATCCATTCAATATTCAATTTTACAATAATATATACGAAATAATAACACAATTTAGGGTAACTACTATATGACTGCATATATGGTCTCTCAAATATTGTTCCAAAAAAGTTCCGCAAAACACCTAGCAACGCGCGGATTTGCACAAAAAGGTTTCGCCATGTTCATTTTTGGACATCCTTCTTGTCCATTTCTCAGAATTTTTTTGACTTTTGTGCAAAGTTATTTTGAAATATAACAAATTAAATTTATGTAATAATAATAGAAAAATGAGAGCATATCAGTCTGGTAAAAAATGGCGCGAAAAAAACGAGTTTTTTGGACCGAAAAAATGACATGAGACCATGGTCCAAAATGCGTCATGCCTATTTTGGTTTTAAAACGAAAATAGGCGCAGCATAAGGAAACATTGATGACACCAATTCATTGCAGCATAACACATGTGTCAAAATAATATCATTGCACTATGCCTATTTTGGTTTTAAAACAAACCTATTCTGACACCATAAGACATTTTTCTAACACAATTCGAGCACATCATATATGATGTAAAACTTGAACATGATGAAGCGTTTTAAAACACTAGACAAAAATAGGCAAAAATGATGTCCAACTGTAAGCATGTGGGTTGGTTATTTTATCATTATTAAATTTATGTATAAATTAAAAGATGTAATGGTTAAAATTGAATTAAAATTTAAACTTGACTAACACAACACAGTAATGCTACGAAACCTCAAACGATGCGTGCATCCAGATTGCACCAAAGGCACCCAGGGCAAAACTGATAAATGTGTTAAACATGGCGGCGGTAAGCGATGTGTTGAACCAGGTTGCACTAAAAGTGCCGTTGGCAAAACTGATAACTGCGTTGAACATGGTGGCGGCACACACTGTGTTGAACCAGGTTGCATGAAGAGTGCCCGAAGCAAAACTGATAAATGCATTGAACATGGCGGCGGTAAGCGATGTGTTGAACCAGATTGCACGAAGAGTGCGTTAGGCAAAACAGATAAATGTGCATCACACGGCGGTGGAGCACGCTGTGTATTTCCAGATTGCACGAAGAGTGCCATAAGTCCAACAGATAATTGTGTAGCACATGGAGGTGGCAAACGATGTCCAAATTGTATCACTTGGCCAGATTCACGAGTTGGTTCAATCGCATATGATGGGTATTGTGCAACATGTTTCAAGCAATTGTTTCCCAACGATGAACGAAGCAAAGTCATTTACACACACACAAAAGAAATTCGGGTCCGCAATGCAATTAATGATGCATTTGAAGGATTCATTCACGACAAACCATTATACACAGGACAATGCAATTGCACTCATCGTCGTCGCATTGACCATCGCAAACTGATTGGTGCAACGATTCTCTGCATTGAGACCGACGAGTTTGGTCATTCGGGTTATGACCCTAAGAATGAAGAATTGCGATATGATGACCTCTATATGATACATAG